CATCAACTACTTCTTCTTGCCCCGCTGACTCATTATGACCTGCCAGCATCCCGCCCAGCATAACAAAATCAGCACCAGCACAAAAGGCCTTGGCCACATCGCCAGCACATACGCACCCACCGTCAGCCATAATATGCCCACCAATCCCATGTGCAGCATCCGCGCATTCAATGACTGCGCTGAGTTGAGGGTAACCGACACCAGTTTGAATACGAGTAGTACAGACAGACCCGCCGCCAATACCCACTTTAACAATATCTGCTCCACTTAATAATATCTCCTCTGTCATTTCGCCAGTGACAACATTTCCCGCTATGATGATAAGCGCGGGATGTTCATCTCTGACTCGTTTAATAAAATCACAAAACCTTGATGTATAACCATTAGCTGCATCAATACACACGAATCTATTCCAATAAAATTTAAACTGAAGGTCATTCAAATAATCTAAATCATCCAATCTGTGCGGGTCGTATTTGATACCAATAGAAGGACAAAGATGGTCATAAATTCTGCTTTGCCAATTATCCGCACCGCGCTCATATTTCCAACTCCCTTTATTTGCGAACCTTTGCTCTTGAGTTTTGTAAACCCCGTAGCCATTCAACTTATGCGTCCACCTTTCTATATCGTTATGCTTACTGATACAGGTAAGCATATGATATTTAGCGAGAGCCTTCGCCGTTTCAAACGTGCCAACTGTGTCCATATTTGAGGCAACGATAGGAACACCTTTCCAGCTGTACCCCTTCGGGTCTGCACCCTCACCGCCGGCATTCTTGAATGTAAACTCCCGCATCAAATCAACATCTTTACGGGATGTTAACTCTGAGCGCTTCGGGCGTAAAAGAACATCTTTGTAGTCTAGCTTCGTGTCTTCTTCAATTCTCATCGATTATCTTCTTTCTCAGGGCGCTCGTAGACCAATCGTGGTCTCTGTTATGAAAATAGATTTTAATATCTAAATGGTCGCCGGTAAATTTCTTACCCTCGTAATCGCTTCCTAGTATTCGTACGTCAGGCCTTACTTCATGAAGAAGCTGAACGAGGTCGTGCTCTGTCTCGTAGATTTGGATTTCGTCTATATACTTTATGCTTTCTAGTTGAATTCTACGCTCCGCTAGGGATTGAATAGGTTTATTTTTATTTGGCCTATCAATAGTAGGATCTGTTTGGAGTGCCGCGATTAAGTAATCGCACTGAGCTCTTGCATCTTTTAGCATCAAGCAGTGTCCTGCGTGTAAAAGGTCAAAACAACTAGCAACAATACCCGTCATAATTAAATTACATTGAACAACTTCAACAGGATAACCACTTGAAGAAGCAGGGTGCAGCAAGCAAGCACGGTGCGGAGCATTTCCATTAAGTGATTACAATCATCAAGCCTCCGCTCAATTTTGTATAACCAATCTGGTAGCATATTATCGCAAATCCTTTCTCAAAAGTCTCCATCTATCGCTGTCAATACATTTCTCTCCGCTATCTATCTCTTTTATCATAGCGACGACCTCCTCAATAGAATCATAAATATATTTGTGAGGCATCATTCCCATCATCCATAAAGGAGTTTTAGTTTTCCCCCCTTCCATAGATATAAAAACAGGCTTTTTCATTCTGATAGCGGTAACTATTTCCTCTGCGCTACCCCAACTGGCTACTTCTGGCAACAGATGGGCGATAATGAAATCGCTCCTATCCACCAAATTAAGATCGTAGCTTCTGATTTGCTTCATTCTTTCTGCTACGTCATTGTAATAGCCCCTTTCCATATCTCTATGGATTTTATCCCTTGCTTCTTCGTCTTCATCCACATCTTTAACAAAAGGTTTTTTGTATGGATTGAAGATTTGAACGTTCATGGGAGTTAGTTCTTCCTCTACATATTCTCGCCAATCTCTTCCATTGGCATACTGCATGTGACCAACGAGATATGTCTTGGTTCTGTATAATATGTTATCTTCCATAACTAGAAATTGCTTCTAGATAAAGATATCATAACGAAGTTAAAAAGGCAAATTACTTTTTAAATTTTATTTTCTTCTTTTCGTTTCTGTTCTAGCGCGTATTCTCTATATTGAGAAACGTTCTGGAGCACTACTATTTTCTCATTAAAAATATCATCTTTTAGCTCGTTTATGAAGTCTTCAAAGTGAGGGTTCTCCTTTTTCCATATTGACCTTTCTTCAAAGTCTTTCTCCTCGAAAGTGCCCCAGTCATTCATTAGGGTGATTCTCACTTGGTCTACTCCAGCTTTTAGCCCTATTTTAATAAAATCTTTCATTTCTTTGTAGTTTTCCCTTTGCACTACGTACGCAAAGCAGTAATGAAAACCATATTCTTTCTTCCTTTCGGACAAGAAAGCTATATTCTTCATAAGGGTGGGCCAGTGCCCTCCTTTCCTTACTATATTATAAGTTTCTTCTGTCCCTGCATCGAGAGATATATTTACTTCGTTAATGTTATTGTGTATTTTCTTTATCTTGTCCCAGTTCTTGGGGGTAAACATAACACCGTTGGTCTGAAGGTTTATTTTTACGTTAGGGTATTTTGATCCATCTATGCTGTATAGTAAGTCTCTGAAAAGTTTTGATCCAAATGGGTCACCTGATCCAGTGACATTAACTGTATAGTGTTTGTCATGTGGTTCATTAAAAATCTTTTTTATAATTTTATTTTGTATAGCTAATGCTCTTTCGTAATGAGGTCCGCTCGTGTAAGAAAATTTCTCAACCCTACAACTTGGGCACGCTAGGTTGCAGGAATTGTCATAAGTTAAGTTATAAAATATTGGATCGGATGTTAGTTGATTATTTTCTACTATATCTTTGTACCTATTGCTACCCCCAAACCCCTCTAGCTTATCTGTGTCGGGTAATACTTCTGCTGTGCCATCTGTGGAACCAACTGAGTGACGCTGTATTTTGGGACAAGTTCCTTGGTTGCAGTATTTGAATGAACCATCTAATATGCTCGCCCTTATGTCTTGCGCTTCTTTGGAATTAAAAACGTCATCTATACTTTTTTTATCATCTAGTATTCCCGCGCATTTATGAAGCCAAGCAGAGCAGCACAAAAAAACACGTCCGTCATTTTGGAAATCGATATAATCCCAAGGAGTTCTGCAGAATTTACCCTTTAGGCTTACCTTCTTCATAATAGAGCCTTCCATATCTTTCTGGTCTTTATATCCTACATAATAACCAGAGTCATCCTTGACATCAGCCATCTTAAGCCTGAGTTGTTTCTGCTCTTTATTTATATTAGATTTATCCATTTTAAATATCCATATACGTTCAAGATAACTAAAGCCAGAGACATTACCGCCGTCGGGTAAGTCTTCTGCTTAATACAATATACACTAACCATGGAATTACCCACTATCCAAAGTAGCCAGCAAGATGGCATTTTCTGCGCATTAAGGATATATCCCAACAAGACTAGTATGGCCCCCATCCAGCCAAGGATATTCTCTATAAATTTTTCCTTAAAAGAATAAATAAACATTAATAATCTAACTTTTATTTTCATATAAGCCTCTGGCACTCTTTATCTGGAAAGAGTTTTTGTTCAACGCAATAAATGCACTCTAGTAGTCTAACATCTATACCAAGTTTATCTCTTATCTCGCTCACTTTTTCATTCGCAAAACTATTAAACTTTACTGTAGTTAAATCAATGGGGCATTTTTCACCTGCTAAAACGCCTGAATAAAAAATATAACGCTCATTTTCATTAAATTTATATCCCTCTGGATAAAGGTATTTGGAGGCAAACATGAATAAATTTCTTCTCCACCTAGTCATTTTCTTGGTGCTCCCCATTGTGAAACCTATAACAAAAGCCTCATCTTTTACTAGCAACCCCCTTCCTAGCAAAACATGAATGCAGTCATGGGTAAATAAATCTACAGCGCCGGTGAACAGTCGTGATGTCTTGTATTCAGGGTTTTCTATCAATTTAATTATTAAAGGGACATCTTCGGGGTTTAGTTTAAAATCCCCCATTTCCTCGAGAACATCGAACAGTCGGTCCCTACCTCTAGAAATGGGATAATGCCAAGACTCTGCATCCATAAAAGATATTAGGTTTCTATCCCTAAAATCTTCAAATTTTCTTTAAATTCTTCGAATGGAATATCTGCGTACGATAAGGCGGCTGGGTATTGAACCCAGTAATCTCTGCGTTGCTCTTTATTGCCTTCTAGTTTCCCTTGGGCCATAATGGCTGCGACTGAAGAAATTGAAAATGCGGTAGCTTTTTGCATGGCCGAAAATTGTTCATCCGATTTAATCACCCTTTCTCTTCTCCAAACTTTGTCGCCGCCGCTAACCTCTGCTACGACAAAAACTTCGTCGTTTTCTGCTTTACCGCACCCCTGAAGGAAAATCTTCTCCATTGTCTTATCATCTAATTGACAATCCCTCATCAAGAAGTTAACTATATCGCGGTGACCTTTATATCTAATAGTTTTATAAGAACAATTTCTGACGCCCCTATCTTTCATGGAGTGAATAGAGTGTGATGCGCCTCCGCTTGTGTAAAAAGCCTCCATCTTGCCAAACTTATTACCCTCTATCTGCTCTAATCCATCCATGCCTTTGACGGTTTCAATTTCTCCGTCTCTTAGGATTAAGCAGTCATCTATGTACTCGTTAATAAGCCCGTCTGTGGACCAAGTTACTGCGTATCTAAGCGGGTTTTTTGTGCTTTCTGAGTAGTCTGGCAGTCCACCTACCATCATCTTGACATCTTCTACTTGTCCATGTAGCTGCCTGTACCCTTCTTCCGCTAAGATATTTACCCAACCGGGGGCAAGGCCAAGGTCTGTTAGTACGGGTTTTTCAGCTACTTGTCTAGCGTAATCATTTATGCTTTCTGAAACGTCTACCCTGCCCCCTAAGTCACAATAACGTATGCCACTATCCACACAAAATACGCCCAACCTCTTTGTTTTGTGGTAAGGTAAGGAAGAGATTACTATATCAATGTCTTGATTATCTAATATATGACCTAAGCTTAATTCAAAATCATGCTGCGTCTTCCCCTCTACTAAAATAAAATCGGCATCAGGGACTAATTGTCTAAGTGTCGACTCTGCGGGGGCATAGGAATCCACTCCTAGGATTTTAAATCCTAGTTTATCCATAGCGTAGCAGATGGCTTGCCCCATTCTGCCAACGCCAAACACCGCAGCCGTTTTCACTATTCAGTAATATCTAGGTCGGAGGGGGCTACTACGTTTTGGGCGCCTTGGCTTCTGGCTGCATCCGCTTCGGCTTCCATTTTTCTGCGGATCTTTTCTGATCTTTCCAGTAAGAAAGATCTATCATCTCCCTCTAGTTCTGCGCATTTATCGTAAGGCATATTTAGCATATGCATTAGCTTCCAGTTTTCTTCTTGTGTGTTCATAAAATGTTATCTTCTTCCGGGTTTGCAGTTCTGTCGGTATCTTTTCCTAGGGCCTCCTTGACCTCTATACTTTTTCATACCTTTGCTGTTGTTACTGCACCCTTGTCGAGTCTTTTTCCCTTTGGGTTTTTGGTATCCTGATTGGTCTGTTTTTGCCATAAATTATAATTCTTCTATTCTCTTTGCTTTATCATCTATAACCATGTCACAGGCAGGTTTAATATACTTACCCTTGGAACCTGTGGATAAATCATGAAATTTGCACCCCCAAGATTCAAGTTGTTTCCAAGTAAATTCATAATAACATTTACCCAAAGAAATCGATCTTTGCGAGCCACCCCTAGCCGTCCAGTAAACTACATACCAACCTTCGTCATATAATTTATTAATTTTCGCTATATTCTCATGACTCGGTTCTGCTAAGTTGTATTGCCTTTTGTCTGGGTAAAAGCAAATGGTCTCATCAATGTCTACTAGCACAACCTGTCTATCGTCTGATGAATATTTTTTAGATTCGTGAAACTGCATGTCTTTTGCTAACTTTCTGTATTGATCATGTTCTGGGTGCCCGCTCATCTCATTATTATTAAAAATGAGGTCATAATTTTCTAAATATTTTTCCGTATCTACCTTCCTAGGTCTACTCCCTTTGCCGTTCATGCTTTATTTCATGCCTTGTGGAAAGGTTAATCTGTCTGCATGATTAACCGTCCAGCTTATTTCGTGGGTTACTGCCCTAAAGGTGCGGGCAGCACTTGGGAATCCATTACCAGATTTTTTAACGCCCCCAAAGGCGAGGTGAGATTCTGCGGCGATAGATCCGCCGTTCCAGTATATCATTCCTGCATCGCATTCATCCCTCATTATCCTAGCTTTTCTAAAATCATTTGTTAACACCCCAACCGCAAGCCCGTACTCCGTATCGTTGTATATTCTTATGGCATCTTCAATTGTGTCAAAGGGTATGATAGCTACATGAGGGCCAAAAACTTCATTTCTTAGATAGGGTGCGTCAACCCCGCGCCACTCTACTTTATAAACCATTGGTGTGCTGTAGTAAGCTTTATGATCACCAGTATAGGTGGGAGAAAGTAATACTTCAGCTTGAGGGTCATCCGTAACTATCTTATTATAATATCTTATTTTATTAAAACCCTGCTCATTTATGATTGGGCCATAGTAAATATCTTTGTTAGGCACAAGCTCTTCCCAGACCATGCCATCTGGGCAACCAGAAGTTCCCAGCATAGATTTGAATGGGTTTCCTGTTTTAAGTTTAGAAGCCTCTTCAGCAAATCTTCTCGCAAAATCATTATAAATAGTTCTTTGAACTAGAATTCTACCGGATGATACGCAGCGTTGACCAGATAATTTAAAAGCGCTGGCTATCGTAGCTTCTAGCGCAAGGGGAATTTCTACATCGTCAAAAACGATACAAGCAGATTTACTTCCTAATTCACAGGAGGTTGTTTTATGCCAAGATTCAGCAGCCACTTTACGAATATGTTGTCCGACGTCGGCAGAGCCAGTAAAGCAAATATGATCGACACTATCCCTAACCAAAAAATCACCAGTAGCCCCATCGCCATGAACCAAGTTAATGACACCGCGTGGGATGCCAGCTTCCGCATAGATCTGGACAGCCATTTGAGTTGACATTGGGGCATCTTCACTTGGTTTAATTACGATTGTGTTTCCTTCTACTAAGGCTGGGGCTGCATTCCAAAACATGCCGATAGCCAATGGAAAATTGAATGGTGTTACAATAGCTATTACACCTTTAGGCTTGCGAAGCATATAAGCATCTTTATCTTCAACTTCTGAGGATACCGCTTCTCCATGAGAGTAGCGCCCCGAGCCGAAGGCAAATTGGGCCATATGCAAAGCTTCATTGACTTCCGCTATGCTTTCGTTGTAGTTTTTGCCTGTTTCTAGTGAGATTACTGTCGCCAGCTTCTCCCTGTCTCTTTCTATCAACTGGGCCACTTTATTCATATAATCAGAACGCACAAAGCGACTGACCTTTCTCCATTTTCTAAACGCTTTCCTTGCTGAGAGCACGGCTTTGCTTACTTCGCTGGCGTTACTCATTGGAAATGCGCCTTGAGCTTTCCCTGTCGACGGGTTAACTTTGGTATACATCTCCGCTGTGGCTCTCCACTCTCCGTTAATATAATTTCTTCCTTCGAAATCTCGCATATTATCCTCCTTTAGTGCTTTCCATAAGTCCTTTAACATTAAGCTCACAGAACCCTTTACCTTCTCTAGATATAAGTTCATAAACTACTCCCGTTAATTCTGATGGTTTAGTAAAAACTTGAACAAGTCCGGGGCAAGTCATCGGTTCATCAGAATAGAACTCAGCATACCCTTTCTCTTTCCATTCTTTCATAGTAGCTTCCACATCTTCTACTTGATAAGCTATATGGTGAACCCCACCAATACCACCCCTTTCGGCCACCCAATCACCCACGATACTTCCTTTCGGGCCGTCACTCACAAAAATCTCTGGAGGAGCATGATATTCTACAGGAACTTCTGTTTCGATTTCGTTCAAGGAAAGATGAGTCTCCATTCTCCATAGACTAGTCTCTTCTGTTCTGTTTTCTGGTGGAACCAGCGCTAGACAATCTGCTTTACCACCATCATCAAATTTTATTTGAAACTCTATGCCGACTTTATAACCTAGGGTATCTTCAAAAAACTTAGCTGTTTTGTGCCGGTCTTTCGATCTGTAAGCTATGTGGTCTAGTCTCATTTGTTATCTTATTATATATTAATAATCAAAATCTTTCAAATTAGAAAATTTTTTCTCTTGTATTCTAACAAGTCTGGCCCCAAAGACGTCCTCGTTTCGTATTCCATTTTGTTTATTAGATTCTTCCACAATTGACAGCGCCTCCATAGCGTCAGCCTCTTTTCTAAAAAAGGCTACCGAAGCCCATGTCAAATTATTCATTTTCTTTTGTACTTCGTAGAATTTCATTTCTTTCTAGGAGGGGGTAACTTAAAAAATTTATGTTTTTTGTAAACAAAAACCGGAGTTTTGCCCCTAGTCCAATAGGGGAAAGACGTTGTTCTGCAAAAATGGTTCGCTCCGTTAGTTATGTCCTCCAGCTTTACTTTTTTATTACAAACTTTTCTGGCCAACTCTCTGGCATAGATTTTAGATGGCGATCTCCAAAGGTAATACAATTCTCGCTCTTTTTTTAAGCTCCATTGCCGCCCGCTACTGACCCACCACGTATCAAACTGCCTGTATTCATGGCACACTTGTAGTGGGGTGAGCCCTCTTTCCTTGGCCCTCGTTTGTATGACACATGCTACTGCTGACATACCCTTCTCTCCCTCGCCGCGGGCTTCTCCGAGTATTGTGAGTGCCACTACTCTTTCCTCTATAGTTAGGGCTTTGTCTGCGAAAACAGAAGAGGCTAAAAAAATAAGTAAAATAGTTATTCTTTTCATTTTAAAATTCTTTCTATTCTAATCGTAGTATTGATTATACCATTAAGGGCATATCTAATCAATGAAAAAATGAAAAATATTGGGGCCGTGGTAAATGACACTAGCTTATTTTGCTTTCTGTTTGAGTTTTTGACGGCTTCTTCGATTTTTTTTCTAGCTTCTTTCCTAGGGGTATTGTCTCTCTCTACACATTCATGTAGGTCACACTCTTTTAGGTCGCCCTTCCAGAATAAAGCCTTGAATGTAAAATAGAAATCGGTTTCTTCCTCTAGGTGCATCCCGTATAAGTTTAGCTCCCCTGTGTAATCTATTCTTTCAATTCCGTCGTCTTTCTCTTCTACTTCTGCGTGACCTTCTTCGTCGTAAATGAACTCTCTCTTAACGTTTTCCTTGTAAAGTTGCCCGTCTTCAGATATGGTGTACCTATCTGGAAATAGGGAAGCGCCGAAGGAGTCAGTTTGGAAATCTATTTCTTCCCAGTTCGGCGGGTTGTCGGCGTCAGTAAGGCATCCGGACGTAGGTAATATATATTCACATGTAACGCTATCTATCATTCGTCTACCAATTATAGTCTTTTTCGTAACCAAGATCAACTATTAAATCTCCATAAAATAACTTAAATAAGTAAGTTACTTCGTCGGTGAAGTGATCTTTCCATCGATCTTTTTTATATTTAAAATTGGCGTGTGAGTCTTCCTTTAGCTGTTTTTTGCTCCAAGAAGCTGTATCGAAGTCCCTAGCTTTCTCGAGCACTGAGTCGTGCATTGTTTTGTCTATTTTATAAAAATTTAATAGTTCAATTATAGAGGAGTCAAAGTCCTCCATGACTTGTTCAAATTTTATTTCTTTAATTCTGCTCTCTATTAGTGTGCCTTCTCTTATCGCTTCCTTTTTCGCTATGTTCCAGTAGTACATCCGCTTGTAGGATTCATGCATTAACACCATCATCTCGTAAACTAGTGCGTCTTCTTTTTTCATGCTATTCAGGGCTTCTTGTTTAGTAAGGCCTTTTGCTGGCAGTAGGTATTTCTTGATCGTCTCATCATAGGCCCTGTTTGCTTCTTCGCTTTTTTCTCTTAACCAGTATCTAGGAAAGCATTCTTCCTGCTGTGCGTCGAAGACCCAAGGCTCTAGTTCTTGGGTACATTTTTTGTGATAAAAATATCCAGAAATGAGCATGTCTCTGGGGTCTCTAACTGAGTGGGTTATGAGGTGCGAATTCTTATCAAAATCAAGGAGGGAGAAGTTTATAATGCTGGGTTGGTCTTGTTTAAGGATGTATCTACTGGAGTCTTCGGTGAGATCTGGCAGGCATACCTTGATTCTTGCAAGCTGCGTGTTGGGTTCTGGGGTGCATGCTTTTTGGCAAGGGGAGTAGTCAGTTATGGAGTGGCAATCTTGGTCTAGTGTGAAAAGGTCTTCCTCGTTTAATTTTTCAGCTAGGGCTGTCAGGAAGTTCTTAAACAAAACTGTACCGGTTTTGTGGTGGCAAAAATGTATTATATTATTCATCTTCAGACATAAGACCTCTAAGTAATTTAAGATGGTAAACCATCCAGCTTTCTCCCACGGCTTTTTCGCCTTGCCCTTTATCAATTGCGGATTGCTTTTGTTTTAGGTCGTCAATTTGGGCTTTCTCTATTATCTGATCGAGAAGCTCTAGGTTTCTGTTCTTCATACTGCTATATATCCTGTAATAACTTTAAGGTCTCGTTCGGGTTGTCTACCTGAAAGAAAACTCCATCTTTATTTTCAAGTAGATCTAAGACTATATCATAATCATTGCCGCCTTTAAAGCATTTATCTCCTACGAATATTATTTCGCCGCCTAGGTTGTCTCTTACCCATCTGCTGGCTAGGGATTTATTGTTGCCCTTTGGCTGTATGTCTATGCTAATTTGTCCTCCTAGCCTAGCTTCCAATTCTGGAAAGTTTTCTTCTATTTCCTTTGCGATGGACTCCCTCTCTCCGTTTTCTTGATCCCACTTGTAATATTTTAATCTTTCTTCTTTTTCAGCTGACCTGCCTAGGGTGGTAAAATTAACCATTCCAGATCTTTCTTCAAAGATGGGGCCTCTACCACCAAGTTTAGCTTTCACAGGGAAGCTTCCGTACATTTGGCGAGATATTAGTAATTCCTTTAGCTGGAAAGGTAATTGAAAATCATTTTTATAAACTAATTCTTGATCTTTCCAGAATTCATTACCCATACAGCAAAATATGCCCTCCAGTCTATTTAAAACGCTAGAAGGTATTTGTTTCTGTATTTTCTCTAAGTTGCTTCCTGCCGCCAAAAAAACTCGCTTGCTTGCCATCCACCCTAGGAAGGGCATTGCGAAACTTGAATCCATTTTTTCTAATGGGTTAGTTAATGTGCCGTCTACATCAAAAAGGTAAGTTATTTGTTTATCCATACTCTGTAGCTATCTGAATCCATGTGGTAAGTGCTGCTTTCTATTATTTCTGTCTCTTCAAGCGCTTCTATTTGGTGGGGTAGTAATCTATCTACGATATAGCAATCCCCTTCTTCTAGGATGACGGAAGTAATTTCTGCCGTAACCGTATCTATGGTATTTAACCTAGCCGACCCAGATAATACATAAAAGGTCTCGTGTTTCTGGGAATGAAAGTGCATTGAGAAGGCGTGACCCTTTTTTACATGCAATATCTTGCCGCAATAGTCATTCTCTTCGTCATTCGCTAACCATAGTTCGTGTCCCCAGATTTTTTCTACTCTTTTAGCTTTAGTTTTCATTACATCATATATTTTTCCCACATCGTTGCGTACTCATTATAATCCATGTTATACTCAAAAAAATCAAGTTCTAGATCGTGTTTTTTTCTTATTCGACCTCTCGCTTTTTCTGTTTTTAAAATAGAACTAACATGCGGCCTTTTATCTAGAGGCCTTGATTCGTTTTCTCTGCTTAGGGTTAAATTTGGTAACCCAATTTTGCCACAAAGATATGAAAAGTCTAGTCTCAGGCTGTCGTACTTCCCGATAAAATCTAAGTCTGTTTTAATGTCGAGGTTGCCGAGCGGGTCTGTTGTCTGGTTCTGTTTTTTGTCTACGCATAAAAAATCTAATAAATTATATTCCCAGCTATAATTTGAATTTATATATTGGTCAAAACTCATTTTTTTTATTTCTCTGTATTGTTCAATATAGCCTTCTGGTGAGGGGTCCCATTTGCCTTTGCTTTTCATCCACCAAAAGTAAAGAGATAGGTATATGTCGTAAGGATTTCTCACAAAAGAAAATTTAAAGTATTGGTTCCATCTTCTAGTTCCGACGTGTCTTTTAGCCCATACTGCAGTGGAGTGCTTCCATGGTAGGCGCCCTTGCTCGTGTCTTTGTCCTGATCCACCTTTGAGGTTTTTGCTGCGATTATTATCCGAGAGTATTTCGTGATCATGGGTGTAGCCATATACTTCATCTTTTTCACCTAAGTAGGGTAGGAGGGATCTCGCTATAGAGGTGCCGCCTGTTCGATGTATGTGCAAAAAAATAAAATTATGTTTATGAGAAATAATCATAACTGTTTATACGTCTCTGAATCTATGAAATCTTTTAAGAAAATGTCTGGCTTTAGTTTTTCTCTGATTGAGAAGTTCTTTAAGTATTCATTGGTCTTTTTAATTAAGTCTAGATCAGAAGCTTTTCGGGCTGCGTCCTCTAGCGAATCAAAGTAAAATGGATATTCTGCCCCTAAATATTCTTCTACGGGTGGTATGCGGTTAATTAATAGCGGAGTGCATCTAGCCATCGATTCTATAACTGCGTTGTTCGCACTGGAATCATACATATCTAGGAAGGCTATGTTATCTACGAATAGTTCGTCATAATCTTCATTGGGTATTCTATTGAGTTCTTCTACGTAGTTGTATTGATCCGTGCCGTAAATACCCCAAGCTGATCTGAGCCAAGTCTCATTCTTGAACTCTTCGGCTTTAAGCTGCTTGAAGAAGTCGTGCGCTTGGGTTCCTTTCTTGAATGGGAGGACTCTGGTTTTTGTGTACAAGTTCTTAGGTACTGGCAGTACATCTATAGAATTTATTTTCCTCAACCAATATCCAACATTAATTATCCTTTTGTTTTCGTTAGATTTAAATTTATCAAAATCAAACTGTGAGTCGGGTATTTCTGATGGGTGGAATAGGGAAGAAACTGTTTTTCCTGTTTTTTCCCTGAGGAAATCTGCGTGACTTTCTGAGAGCGTCCATAGCCCCAAACAATAATCTAGACTATATTTGAAAGCGTCACTTTTGACTATCTCTTTGCCTGCGTATAGCTCCCCGCAGAACCAGTCCGGATGACGATTCGGTATAGAGGCTGGGTTATGGAGGAAGCCGCACCATGGCTTTTTAAAAGGTAAAATTCCTTTTCTTTCGTATTCGTCTTTTCTCCAACAGAATAAGTCCTCTAGAAAACCGTGAAAGTAGACGCCTTGATCGTTGTGGATGGGTTTTAGAGCTCTCATGGCATACGCCCAACCGCTCCTATGAGAGGAAAATGTTACTTGAGTTCCTAGGTTTATTTTTCCTTCTGGGTTAGAGGGTATTAGGTAGGTGGTATCGTCCTGCCCAAAGGAATTAACTGATTTTACTCTTTCGTCTTCCATTTTTCTTCTTAAGTATTTTATGTCGAAAGAGGGGCTTAATCAAAAAATAATAATATATCGTCCACCCTGAACAAAATTTCCTTCGCGGTTGAAAAATCATTTTTTTTTAAAAAAAAACCGATCCAAAAGGACCGGCTTTATTTTAATGCTCAGAGTTTATGAAAACTAAGAGAGCTAAGCAGGAACGACCCAATCCCCGCCTATTCTGAACTCGCTCACTTGTCTCATAAGGGCCTCTTTGTTAGAGTGTATATTATATCTCTGAGGTTTGTTTTTCTCCAACCTTTTTTACTCTTGGGGTTGGCCAGCTAGGTCTTTCGTGGCTGTAACTGGGGTTGGAGTTTCTTGCTCTAGCGCTACATCATTAAGTTTAACGATAGCGTAGGTGGTTAAACCAAAGTTAAGGGTTAGGAGCAACAATGCTAGTCGCGCATAAACGGTCTTAACTGTGGTGAGTTTGTTTGTTTTATTATTTTCTTCTTTATTCATTGTTTGAAGTCTATATTATCACATAATGATGATTATGTCAAATATTAATTTACTTTAATGCTCACCCCCTTGTCTTTTTCGTTCTTAATAAATTTAATATGCAATAAACCATCTTCATACCTCGTCAGGGTGGCTGATGCGTCTGCTTTGCTGGGGATTGATAAATATCTTGAGTAGGATTTATCATCTTGTTTAGCTGATACATGTAATAATCCATCTTCAGCTTTGATTTTAATGTTTTCCTTTTTGATCCCAGCTAGATTTAGGTTTACTTCATATTGTTCGTGATCTGGCATTGATTTAGAGTAAGCTAAATCAAAATCATGCCAAAGGTCGTTGAATAATCTGGTAGTTAATAATGTTTTCATACGTTTTAGTTGAAGCAATATGCGTGCCAAACTATAACGTCTTAAAACGAGGCGTTTTGTTTATGGGTGTGACTTTGTGTCACAATTTAATTGAGACATTACTTCTCTACTAGGTAAAGGTCTTCGTTTTTGCACTTCCGGATGAACGTTTCGGCTTGCTCCTTACCTTCCGGGGTGAACGGGAAAACTCCATGTCTATAGTTCTTACTCTTCGATAAAACTAGGTAATATTTCTGCTTCTTACGTGCCATATAGTTTATAATATGGCGAGTCAGGTAAAAACTCTATTATTTTTTTAAGATAATTTGTAAACTAACTCGTGAAGCCGGACTTCTGTGAAGATTTCTGAAGTTAAGTCCTCGATTATTTGATCGAAGGTAAAACCTTCTTCGTCAGCCCATCTCCACTTGTACACATCGATTGTGAAAGCATGAATACCAGATTCTTCTGTTAGCCCTATTAATCCAAGTTTTGCCTTCGACTTATTCATTAATAGAACACTGCTATCTGATGTAGATTCACGAACCGTGAGTTTGATATTCTCAAATTCAGATTGTATGAGGACACTCGCAAGTGCCTCCTTAAGCTCCTTTTTCATTCTGTAATAGATTACACTACTACTTCCTCCAGATATCTGGATCTTCTGCCCTTTTTCTTCTCATGTATTCTCTCTTTTGCTTTCTTCTTCTTTCCTTGTCTGATTCGTCATATCTCTTGCGCGCATTCTTAAGGGCTATTTTGCCTTTTTCTGACGAAAGATATTTTTTTTGAGCAAAATGAGGGTCATTCTTCTGAGAACTCGTATCCGAAGTATCGGATATCTTCTTTAAACATCGTTTTAACTTTTTCCTTGGTTTGTTCATCGTAGTATTTAGAATAATGTTCGTGTTCTGATTTGTTTAGGTGGGGTACGTCGGATTCTATTTTTAATCTATCTAATATAGTAGCTGCATCTTCTGAGAAGTTCTCAAATCGACCTATAAAGTCCATGTCAATTTTTCCGCGTCTATTGATTAGGTATTTGACTTGAGACCAAGCGAAACCCATGTGCTCAAAATATAAATTATCTAAAAATTGATTGAAGTCAGAGAGGCTGGAGTGATCTTCTACTTTTCTGAAGAGTGGGCCATCATCCGCATGCAAAAAGGAATCGGGCTGCAATCTGTGGCTAGAGATTCCCTTTTCGATTGCCACCTCTTTTTCCCAGAAATATAAAGAAACTACTAGGTCCCAAGGGTTCCTGACAAAGGCAAACTTAAAGTAATCGTTCCATTTTTGTCTGCCGTGAAGGGCCTGTAGCTCTCTGGCGTCTAAAAATGCATCCACCGGGGATTCGTTAACCGGCGAAATCGCGCTGGCAATAGATGTACCTCCGGTCTTGGGTATATGTATAAAGATAGCCTTATGTTCGTCTGATATCATGTCTATATCTGAGAATGTTTACACATTTAAAATCAAAAGTTCCAATATATCGTCCACCCTGAAAAAAAACTTCCTTGCGGTTCGAAAATCATTTTTTCCATAATTCTTTGAAGTTCCTAAATAAATGACTTAATATCCATTTAATACAACTTATTTTATTTTTTTGTTTAAGGCATCTAGGTATTACCCTTAGATTTATTTTAATTGAGTCCATTGGGCCCATCTCCTCGTTTTTCATTGCTCTTTTCTTTCTTTATTTTTTGTAGTCGTAGTGGTAGTTCATACTGTCTTAAAATAGTTTTTTTCGTAGTCCCACATAACATCATTCATGTCTTGGAAAGTTTCTATCTCACTGTCTTTGTTGCACATGTATTCATACATACTTCTATCCTTTGACCATTTAACTCCGTCCCAAAATTCAAAGCCAGCAAAGTCTCTTTTGTATATGCAGGTTTTTTCATAACCGGGCATCATGTAAAGGTATTTCATGCCGCAGTCTTTAGCCCATTGCGTTTCTTTTAAGATGCTGTACTTACCCAATGAAACGCGGGGCTCGTGGTAGTCCCAGCAGAACTGCAACCCTGTGGCTGCGTTAGCGGTATTATAGGTTCTAACTAATGTCCAAGCCCTAAGTTCGCCTCGGTCATAATAATGAAAAACCAATTTATTATCTTGGTCTAATTCAACCTGATTTATGGGGCCTCCCTCGCCCAGATCGTCAGTAAAGCCTCTGTGCTTCATATATTTTTCATATACCTTTTGTATCTCCTCAAGGTCTGTCTCAGAATATTTTTTAATTTTTCTTGTTATTCTTTTGGCTCTTCTTAGAATCTTTCTGGTTTTTTTATTTTCCACTAAATCATTAACATTCAAGCGAACCTGCCTACCTTGAAACCAGCATCTAGGTTCTTCATCCGCCCATTCATCAACAGCCCAACCTGTTTGCAGCGCGTGGTTTTCTTCTTCTGGTTTTACATGTGCATAAGCATTGCAATAAATTATGCTCATGTCTGTCATTTTACCTGTTATGTGGTGAAAAAATATTTTCATTTATCTTTTTTCCACGGCCTTGGATTTGTTTGGGGTTTTTCATTGTATGGTATACCGAAAGTTTCATTTCCGCATACTCTCAGGTCGTTAGAATCAAAATGTTTTACATAACCAGAGTCAGAAAGAAATACTACCCAAACGGTATTAAAATCTGGACTATAATCTATAACTAATTGAGCCCAGCCTTCACCCATAGGGGTTTCAACTGGAATAGGCGGATTCAACTGTATCATACTCATCCTGCATGTAATTACACTACAAAAAACAGGATTACATTTCCATCGCGTTTACTCTTCGGTATATTCTCTTTGAAAAATCTTAACGTCAGTTCTTCTGTCTTCTATGAAACCTTCGTCGTATAAATACTGTATCATAGATAAACAAAATGCTTCGTCGACTCGTTTTTGGGGGTCGTAAATATTTATTATTTTAGTCGCCCAATGATCAGTCTTTGAGAGACTATCCCTATGCTTAATTTCTATATAAAATCCTAGATAAAGCATGGTCAATATTCTATTATAAATTACACTGCCATGTGTAATTATATGTGATGAATTTAATTATCGTGGACGAACTTAGCTCGGACCCACCCTCTGAGGGTTTGTACTTCCGTTTTTTAACCATGGTGGCAAAAAAAGATTTAAATTACGACGTTTTGCTAGAGTCTGAGTCAGAAATGGTAGATATAAATTGGAAATTTCTAAAAAAGAGGGGCTGGTTTGATTTCGTGGATGACATTATTGTTCCCGAATGGAGGTTGGAGGGCGTCCGGGTCGATACAGATATTAATTATCCTATGACCATAAGAACTCCATACATTAGATGCGAAAATACACCTAACTTATTGGGGCAAATCAAAAGCTTAAGGGATATTTAGCTTTCTACTCTTTCTTTCGCCTTATAAAAGAAAACTCGTTCGTGGTTTATTGGAGATGCCAGTAGGATTGCTGGTTTAACATCTTGAATTTTAGTTAATTGGAATATGTGAGACATCCATGTTTGCTCGAATGGGTGACTCCATGTTTCGTCTAAAAACATTTTTTTGTTTCCCTCCTTGCTAACTATCTGCGGCCAGTTAGAATAGTAAACCTCACCGTCTATGTACGGAAGACCCTCTAAGCTTTTTATCTCGTTGAACGTGGTGCGGGGGCAGTTATCGTCTAGTCCTAATGTGGGTAGCTTGTTGTAGTTTGGCCAGTACTCCTCTCTTTTTTCTTGAGGGACGTTATACCAAGCCCATTGGGTTGCATTATCTCCATAGAATTCGGTAAAAGATAATTTAAGAAAATCATATTCTTCTTTCAGCATTATCTTTATGCATTTTTCGTATAGGTCTTTTACGTAGTTATTGAATCCATTTTTGCAAACGGTACTAGTCAGGCTAGAATCGGTCGGCGGGTATAGCATCATGTCATCTTCAAGCCAAAACATAAACTCCGAATCAGACTCGGCGAAATGTTCTGCCGCTCTCTGTCTACCTCCACATATACCTAAATTTCCTTCTTTTATTTGCTCGAAGTCGTAGGCTTTGCATATTTTTTCGTATTTTTTATCTAAAGACTTTTTAGTTGAATTGTTTACTAAAACTTTTTTTAAGTTCGGGTCTTTTAAGAATCCCTCATGTGCTTCGTAGGAGTCTAATAGTAGCTGCAGTTGATCCGGGGAATTAAAAGTTATTATATAGAGCGAGCATTTTATACCAGTAATATCTATTATCCTGTTTTGTTTTCTGGCTAATTTTATTGAGTCCTCTAGCTCCGCCTTACCCTCTAGTATGTCCTCAAAAAATTTATTTATGAATCCGTTTTCTTCGATCATGAACCTGTCGAAGATCTGCGGGTTGAGGTACGTCATCAGGGTGAATATGCTTTCCTCTGTACCCATATGCCCCTCTTTTAGGGTTGACTCTAGTAAGTAATAATAGAAGCCGTTAGCCTCTGCTATGTGTTCTTTTCTTCCTCCAAAGAAGCCCCCTCTTGCTACCCAGCTGACATGCTTTGTCTCTGCGTACCTATCCATTGCTGCCTTTTCGAATCCGTGTATTTCGGATTGCGTCTCGTAAGGAAAGCATAAAAATAGAAACTTATCCAAGAAGGGCTCTACCTTAGGTATTATTTCATGCTTCGTCCAGTAGCCTTCGTGAACTGTACTGGTTATTCCTCCATCTACCCAAACGAAATAATCCGTACCGAACGGATCCATTATAGACGCATCATTTAGCATGAACATTTTGCTCATAACCATCGGATTGTATAGCTCCATGGTTGCCTGAGTGCTTTGCTCTAGCCAAGACGCTTGTTCTTTCCAAGATTTTCTTTTTCTTATCTTTTGTACTTCTTTGTAGAAGGGGAATTTTTTAAAATCAGAAACCTCCTTTATTGAAACTACTGTATTGTGTTCGGATCTATGCTCCCAGACTATGTGCTCATATTTCTTTTCTATGTATATGTACATAGGGGAGTCTGTTTTTAGTAATTTAATAAAATTATCTATATAAAAATCAAAACCCCTTTTGAAGCCTTCTCCGGCCTTGTCTCTTTTAAGATCCCATATACCGGTAACAATGGTGGTTTTGCCCTTGTCGAAGTCTGAGCTATTGCCCTGAGTCGATGGGGCAAAATATAAATCTGAGCTTCCTTTGTAAAACTCATTACAGGTAAAGCCTTCCTCGTTAAAAAGGGCGAGTATCCGGTGGTTGCTGAGGTAGTCTCTGCCTGACTTGCCGTTTGCTGACTCAAAAACAATTACTGGTTTCTGTTCCGATTTTCTTAGGAAATCTAGGACTCCTTTTAAAACTAAATAGTCTGCCCCCTCGCAATCTATTTTAATTAAATCAATATCTTCTTTATAGTTTACGTTTATTAAGCTTTCGTTTACTAGTTCGTCAAAATTGTAAAAGGTTTTCTCCTGTCCTTCGCCTTCTGAGCATATCTTGTCTAGCCCTAGGTTTAAGTCTTTCTCGTCGACTTCGCCTTCTCTTGTTGCTGTGTGGAAGTATATATTTTTTGTTTCATCTAATAAGCCGTAGTTGTATACGTCTACCTTCTTATTTCTCGAGAGATTCTTTTTGGAGAACTTGAATAGATCAATTGATGGCTCTAATAAAATTCCTTTGTTTATTTTTATTTTTTTAGATAAGTTAACGAAAAACTTACCCGTATTACTACCTATGTCTATTACGCTATAGGATTTTTTCTTTGGTAAAACTTCAGAAATTTGATGGATCAATGAGTCTATGTGTCTGTCTTGCTCTTTGTGCCACCTCCTGATTAGCTCTGTTCTTTTTTTAGATGTCATTTTTAGATATAATCCTATCTTCTATTACTACAGAGTCTAAACCATGCTCTAGCATAAGTATTGATTCTTGTATAGTAGAGACTATGGGTTTTCCGTTAACGTTTAGTGACGTATTTAGTAATACTCCGTGGTCATTTATTTTATTAAAATGAGTTAGTAAGTCGTATAGCCATGGGTTTTGATCCCTCGTGACCGTCTGTACTCTAGCTGTTCCATCAATGTGAGTAATTGACGCCAGTCTTTTCTTCCACTTTTTCTTAACTTTACAGGCGTAAGACATGAACCTCGACTCCCCTTCGAAAACAAAATATTTATTTACATCCTCCAGTCTAACGACTGGGGCAAAAGGCCTGAACCACTCCCTGTGCTTGACGTTATCGTTAAGTTTTTCTTTCATTCCTTCTACAGATGGGTTGCACAGAATACTTCTATTTCCTAGCGCTCTTGGTCCATGCTCCGCTTTGCCTCTGGATACCCCAATGATATCCCCTTCTTTAAGTTTCGCGGCTAAGTCGCTTAGGTTAACGTCGGAAACAGCGCTTTCGTTTCCGTGAGAAAGCAGATTAAGCCCCATTATTGACAAATAAGAATCTTTATCTAGCAAGGGGAGTCCTGCATACGTCGCATCGAATCTTTTATCTGGCCTAAGGTATCCAAGGAGCATTCCTAAGGGTAGTCCGCAATCACTGCTATTGGGCGCGATGAACATGGGCCTCTTGAACTCATCTTTTATTCTCGTATTCAAGGATATATTAAGCGCACATCCACCAGTCAAAATTATAGGAAGGTCTGGGTATTTTTCTATATATGGCCTAGTATATTTCAGGAATACATTTTCGAAAGCTCTTTGAGATGTCGCGGCTACGTCATATTCGATTTGCCCTTCGAGCCGTTGCTCTTCATCAAAAATTATGTTGGTGTTTTCTGTAAGTTTATCCAGCTTTTTCTTGTAAAAAAAATCATCTTCTTGGTTAAGTAGGTTGGCGTGCATGGGGCAATCGTAAAAGTCCTCAAAAAATGGCAGCCATCTCTCGATTACCTGTCCGAAAGCTTCTAGCCCCATGATTTTTCCAGAGTAAACTAGGTTACCTTCGGATAATGTTTCTTGGGATATGTCAGAAAAGAAATGCCCAAAAACCATGTATGGAAAACCTAAGTTAACCATAAAATAATTTCTTATTAAGTTTACTCCTTTTTTTCTGTCAGCTAAATAAATATTAAATTGGCCATCGTTTCCGCCCCCATCATAAGAAATGACGAGCGCCTCTAGAAAATCTGATTGATAAAAGGAACCGTTCGCATGACTTTCGTGATGGTTACAAAGGATAGCTTTATCGTGGTCTACTAAATCTAGTAAGTCTAATCTCTGCTCGCCTATAACGTAATCCGCGCTTTGATGTAAACAGGTATCGAACCTTGAAGGGAGATTGTATTTTCTTTGGAGAAATTCCAAGCAGCTTTGGAAAGAGAAGGCTATCTTGTCTTGGTGAGGTATTTTGTATTGACAGAAGCCGGAGTTTTTCATCCCGAAGAATTTTTCAGCTTCCAATACATAAAAGGATCCGTCATGGTAGGCTGCTATGCCTCCATTATGTGATCCGTGTATAGAAATAACTGACTCATTCTTCATTTAAGATAACTGCGTCTAAGATCTTCGGAGTGTCCTGTTCGTGTACCGAATCTGGGTAAATTCTACCGGACAATTTCTCCATCCAATCTTTAGACTTACTGTGGGGCCATACCACCCATTCAAACGGCTTAACTTCCGTTTCGAACTCCCTGAATATCTTTATATAACCATCTGGGTCGTTGTACAGGTGGGGCATATCTTCTGCGGTTACGTCTTGCCTATGTATGGTGTTGCCTTCTTTATCGTGAAACGCTACCGCCCAGAAGTCATAATCTTTCTCGGGTACTTGATTCTTATCAAGGTCTATGCAGTGTTTAAATATCTTCATGAAGGAGGCTTGCCACTCTTCTTCATTATTGTAAACTGCTGGGTTCGGGGGGTAATTCTCGTCTTTAGTCCATTTTTGTATAGCTCTTTTTCCAAAGTTTAAACCGGAATAAACTTCATATTGCCTTAAGGTTCTGTCTGTGCCCCAGCCATACTTTCCGAAATCAATGTCATTGACTAACCCATCCATTTCAAAGAGGGTTCTGTTTCTTCGGTGTGATGACTCGTTCTTCCTCCCCCAGTCTGAATCATCATCCCATTGTTTTGTCCTTCCTTTTCTGGTGTATTCGTGCCAAACAACCACTTTATGCGGGTGGAATAGGTCGTAGCCATGGGTGTAGGCTCTGGCGGATATGCTGATTTCTTCTCCGTGGAAGTAGTATTCTGGGTCGTGCTGTACTTCCTCACTGAATTTGCCCCAAGTAAAGCAGAAATGAGCAGAATAAAATCTAGCAGGAACAGGATATTTCAGTTCTTTAAAGTTCTCTATGGTTGAAGGCATGAAGAATACAGCGCCCTCTGGAATGAATCTATCAAAATTCATTTGCCAAGGCTCGTTCACCCTTTCCTCTGGGTCTTTTCTTGGGTTGTAGGATGGGATATAGGCTGTGAGTAAGGGTTTCTGGTAACCTAGGTCTACTAGGCTGTGGAACATTTCTTTAAGCTCTGTATCCCAATTCTTTATGAATCTGTGATGGGAGTCCAACTGTAGGGTATAAGTCTCCCCTTCGTATAATTGCTGTATTTGATTCCTCGCCCAGCAGGTGCCTTTTGTTTCGTCATGGGGTACTTCTATTATCCTAAACCTTTTATCATCTTTATATTCTTTTAGGTCATCAAATTTATCATCTGGGTGAAACTGCCTACATATACCGAAAACTAAATCATCAGGTTTCTCGGCGTTCTCGATACAATCTTTTAATGTGGGTAGGAGTTCTGGGTCCCTGTAGCTCGCTATCTGTATAAAAATTTGATCGGACATTTTATTAAGTATTGTCAGGTGTTACTGGTTCAAAATATATTAGATAATATAAAGTATTATTTCTAGAAAAACGTACATTTTTTTTGATAATGGTTAGTGTTGAGTATACTCAAGAAAAAGGTACCAGTGGATATAAAGAATTGCTCATTGCTTATATTGGCTATGTTGCTGTCTTGGTATCTCTTCGTCGGGTATAAATATAGTTTTGTGTTAAATTGGGGCGAGAGTATGGTTCCTACTTACGAAGACCGGGAAATTATAATCGTTCAAAATAAATATACGCTAGGAGATTACTGGCGTCCGGACAGGTATGACAATATAATTATACGGGTGGATGGAGAAAGGTTAAGTAAAAGGGTATTGGCTCTGGAGGGCGAGTATGTTCGGATCAGGCACGGGAAAGTATATATAAACGAAAAGAAAAGGGAAGATCCATATGGGGCAGGGCATATCATTTACTGGACAGAGCCAGAGGAAATAAGGAAAAAGAAGCCCGAGGAGGAGTGGCTATTCTTGAATGTAGATCAAGACGTAGGGCTGGTTCCGCCCGGGTATGTGTTTGTCATGGGCGATAATAGGAAGATAAGCTGGTACGGCATGATTAGGATCGAGGATATTAAGGCTTTAGTTATTTTTTAATTAAGTAATTCGATTGAGAGCTCGCCTTCCCCGTAGCGAGCGCGCTTCGTTAAGTCTACTGTGCTGTCTATCACTTTGCCTATCGGTACCTTAGAAAATAATTCATCCCGTATACCGTAACTCTTTACCCAATTATAAAACTGATTTTTGTTAAAGCATTCATAATGTTCATTATTGGGATGAATTGTCAAGCCGCCGTTTATGTGCTCTATGTTCCGTATGTCGAACTCTGAGGGGTCATCTAGGTTTGCGAAGCAGGTCTCGTAATCCTTTCCTCCGATGGATTTGAGTATTGATACATTGCATTCTTCGTAATTATCTGGAAAGCTAGATATTAGTTCTTCGTAGCTTACTTCTTTTAGTGAGTCCATAAATATGCTTTTTATGCATGTTCCTTCATCGTTAAAAAGGCGGGGTCTACTCCAATTTATATTAGCAACTAAGGGATATTTACCTGTCCTTTCTTTGTGTTCGTTACAGATGGAATCTATGGTCGGGCTGTGAGAAGAGTTTTCGTATTCGTGGACGTAATGATTGATGTTGTGTAGCTGTTCTTGAAAAACATTAATATCAATAACTCGGAACTGGGCGTCAGTGTTATCAGTCGTCCATTTTCTTAGTATCGGTGAGCCTATTAACTTAGATTCTGCTAATTGATCCTGTGTTAACTCATGGTGCCAGCAGTGTTCGGTTATTGACCCTGTGGTGAAGCATCTATGTATTCTGTTGGTTTGCGCCCAAGGCATGCCTAGGTATGCCTTGTATGGGAATTTTTTTCCATCTATTATTTTGTTAAGCTCTGCTATTGATTCGTTTATTTTTTGTGCATAGCTATCGCGTTTGCCAGAGAGGCCTGCGGCTTCTTCCTCGCTTGGGTGGTAATTTATTGAATTTACTCCCGCTACAGGAGGTATTCCATGACTCTTGAAGACGTTGTAAGCGCTAATCCACCTCTCCACGACTGGGGTCTCTAGTAGTTCTATCATTACCTCCCCGTGAGAGAAGGTGAGTTTTATGTATTTTTGTTTTTTAATAAAGAATATATTGGTTATAGTCTACTTCGTCATCGTTCCAGCATGGGTTATCGCTGCCCTTGGCTTTCTTTCTTTTTAATTTTGAATGGCAGATAGCTAATCTTTGCTTGTGAGACGGGAATTCTTCTTTCATTGTGTCGTTACTCATACAGTTTGATATAAAGCTGTTTTTGTCTTGACCTTTATCTGGTGAGGGTATTGGCATAACTATAGTGGTTACACGAAAAACGTGGCCAGCTTTCGCTGACCACGCTATTATCTATCTCCACCGGACACCCCCCTCGTAGGAAGCGTTGTTTAGTAGCCTAAAGCCCCAAATCAAAAACACCTTAGGTTAATTTTTCTCGCAAGCACAATTGCAATCGGCAACTGAGCAACTGTCGGATGAACAGCAGCCCGCTTCGCAGGAACAATCCGAACATCCGGAATTTCCCCAGTTGCAACCGATTACAAAAAGCGCAGCGAATAAAGTGATAATTGTTTTCATTTTCTTTCTTTTAGTATTAATACCTTTGGATATGTTACACGTAACATGAACGGAAATAACTTTTTAGTTTCTTCGTTATCAGCGGTATCTTTATCATCTTCCTCATCTTTTGGTGCGTGTTCTATGGGCATTTTCTTTAATGTGTCTTCGTCTGGCATTTCTACATTTCTGTCTAGGGCCCACATCATTTTATGTTTTTCGCAGTAATCTTGCATTCTCCTAACGGGTACTATAAGGTTAAAGCCCTCTCCCGCTCCCCTGACAAGCATTCCGATATATCTGGCATCAGATTTTAAATATACACCTCCGCCACTAGACCCGGGGAATGCGGTCACTGTGGTTTGATCGAATACATATTTATTTAAACTTTTAATTAACCTACCGTGCTGAGAGTAGATTCCATCTGTCATGCTGTTCGCGCCCATTTGCCCCAGTAAGCTGCCTACGTGGAGTAAGCCTGTGCCTAGGTCTGGAATTTTTTCATCAAGATAGAAAGTGACCGTGTCTGTCACAAAATTGTATTTTCTTACACGAAGCAAGGCTAAATCGTGTCCATCGTCTGCATCGCTATATTTAAGAACTTCAGCGTCCATTTGCAGTCTGCCGACGGTCCTTCCTCCTTGCCTGATCTCTTTTACCACCATTGGGTCTTTAAATTCCACAATGGTCTTCGGCTTACCGTCCACCAGAGCCGTCCTAGTTTTTCTTAAGTTGTCTATAACATGAGCGGCTGTCCATACGAAATTCACCTGATTCCCTTTGGCGTCTTTTCTCGTGAAGATAACCCCAGATCCTTCTCCGGTTGAAAAATCTCCTTCGGATCTTATTGTGACAGAAACATTTTGCAAATGGTCTGCGGTTGTTTGTTTTTTATCGGCCGCACTCAGGTCGAAGCTTGAGAACGCCAATCCCAGTAGGATAGTGTATACGATTTTCATTTTTACCTTTTACCTTTTAAGAGCTTACACAGTTTTATTGTTAATAATAAATTAAAAAACAGTTCAAAACGAACAAAATTCTTTCTCATCGTGAAGTAACTTAACCTCGTCTACCCCTAGTTTTTCCTTAATAAAAGCCTTGTCATCGTCCGTAAGAATGTCACACATATTTTGGTATATATTTTCTACGTTGTGCACTCTCTTGTTTCTGTCGCACCCGCATCCCCCGGATAGACCCGTAACCATGTTTCTCCAATGAGAGAGCATTTCATTATAGTTTGGGGTTTTGCCAACGGATTCTAGCGTTTGAAAAAAATGACCAAAATTTTCTATTTTCATATTATTCCCTCATAAGTTTAATCAAAGAAAAATAAACAATAAGCGTTACTATTATAATAGGACAAAGATACCAAAGTCCAAAAAAATAAGCGGAAAAAATACTCATCCATACAGTCAAGCATATTGGACAAGTTATCAATCTCATAATGAAAGAGTTATGTTTCTTTAGTAAGAAATCATGATAAGTAAAGAAGGGATTATTGTTAGATTCTTTTTCGTACTCATCTATTTTAATTAACTTACTTAAGCCAAGTAGCTTGGCGTACTCTAGTAATGCTTCTGTTTTTAACCACAATATAAGAATAGTACAATTAATAAGACTCATGTGAGTCAAAATTAAATAATCTATTTTCATTTATGAATTATATTAAAGCATATTAAAATTTTCAAAAGTATGTTAACGCTTCTTTAAGCATAAAAAGACAAGACCCCCTATGAAAGGGGGCCTTGTGTGTATGCGCACGCTTCTTTGAAGCCATGTTTTGTTGATGCTGATTGGACATTCAGCGACCTACACAAACCGAAAGATATATTCGGAACCACCTACCTTCCTTTGAAGGCGAAGAAACTGTGCTTAAAACTTCTTACAGTGGTCGACCACAACACGCCGGGGTATTGCAACAAGAATTACTTGTTAGTTTTTTAGATTATCTTGGTAGTAGATAATAGCTATCCCTTTGAAATGGCAGCAAGCCAACTGCCAACCTACTTTGCTTCGGTTATCTTGGGAAACCTTGTCTGATTACTCTCAGCAGGCTGAAAGATGTAAAATCTTTTTATTTAATGTATCCTATTCTTATTTAAAAGTCAAAGTCCACTGCTCCCGAACCCTCCAGAACCCCTCTCTGATTCAGAAAAATCACTTACCTCAACCCAGTCTGGGGTATAGCATTTTTCGATAATTAATTGAGCCACTCTATCTCCGGGGTTTATTTCTATCTTGTTCCTTTCGCCGAACATACTTTCCATAGCAGAGTTTCTTTTACTCTTATCGAAAAGTGAGTCTGGTAAATTTAAATTTATAAGAACCACCCCAAGCTCACCTCTGTAATTTGAGTCCACAACCCCAGCCAAGACATCTAATCCCTTTTTTACGGCTAGGCCACTTCTTGGAGCGATCCTGCCGTAATACCCTTCTGGTATTTCTATTGATATGCCAGTAGACACGACGGCTCTTTGCATTGGGTTTATAGTCACCCTAATATCACTAAATATATCAAAGCCAGCGTCCCCTGCGTGTTGATTTTCTGGCTTGATAGCTGAAGGAGATATCTTTTTAAACCTTATCAAACTACAGCCCTTCCCTTGTCATCCTTCCAGTCTTGCTCTTTACGATCAACCTGTTTATTTCTAGACACTGCGCCTTCAATAATGTAACTCTCCATTCCGGCGTCAGACATCTGAGAGTACAGGGAACTAGTATCTTTAGGGAAGCAGGTTCCACCGAACCCATTTTTTCCATCAGGTCCCGGCACGGCGCTATGACTCGCTCCTATCCTGTCATCGAGACAGGTCATTTCTCTTACCGATTCATAGTTTATATTAAGGCATTTACATAGCTCTGCGATTTCGTTAAAGAAAGAAACCTTGGTAGCCAAGAAGGAATTCCTTGCCAACTTAGATAGTTCAGCAGCTTCGGTGGACACGAAATTTAATGTAGGATGCTCTATCCGATTATTTCTTTTCGCTATTAAAAAGAGTTTCCTTATTATTTTCTTTACTTGTTTATTATTTATATCGTTAAGCCCAATTACCCACTGCTTACAATTTTTAAAATCATTTTCCCAATTAGCCTCCGTTAAAAACTCGGGCATGAAACTAACTCCGTGCTTCCGGCAGAACCCCGCGGGCACGGTCGACCTTACCACGATTGGGGAAAGATCTAAATGATCTGTTGATTCAAGCTGCTCTTCTGGGATCAAATCTCTCAACTGATTAATAACCTGCTCCACGACATCCGTACTGCAAGATCCGTCCTCTCTCATCGGCGTGGGTACGCAAATAAAAACTAAATCACAACCAGCCAAATCTTCTAATCGTACATCTTTAGGAACCCTTTTCTTCTCGTCTATGTCATAAATCATAAAAGCAACGTCTTCATTATCGGCGTACTCATCCTTGCAGCCGAAGAGCGACGTGGCTTTACCGACAAACCCATTCCCTATTATTCCGATGTTCATTCGACAGACTCTCCCCCGTTTGAATTTTCATTGCTCTCCTGCATTAGGTAGCCGCATATCGTCACTACATTCATTATATCTTTTGCTTTCATGTCTGTTGCATTACATGAATCAGAATCATCCTGCAGCACATCGCAAAACCCGTTGATCAATTGTGAAATACTCAAGCACAGTTGTGCTGGTAATTCTACTGTTTGAGAAAAGGAGGAGAAAGGCTTCTTTAGAACCCAGTATTCATTAGATTCTTGTATAAAATCTATTTTTTGTAAATCTTTCAGCGCGCACAGCAGAATCGCCTTGTCCTCCTCCTTATCTTTAGACTTCGGTAAAATTGTGCCGAAATCCCTGTCTATAGATAGCGTGTCCTTGTCTGCGAACCACTCAAAAAGTTTGTTAGATGCATCTAGTGAGGTCATTTCAAGAACATAATACAAACCATTAAAAATAAATCAATTTTTTTTGACTTTCTTATTAAAAGAATGTATCCTATAGTCGTATATGAACACAGAACAAACCACACCAGTAGACACGTGCCGGACAACCCGAAGGGGTAGACCTCCGGTTAAGCTTGATTGGCCAGAGGGTAGCTTTACTGTTTCAGATGTTAAGAAAACGTCTGGGCAGGCACTATCAAATGTATCTATTCAGCTTAAAATTAACAAAGCTGTTTCTGACGGAGCGTTGCAAGTTGTAGGCAAGGTATCGTCAGGGATGGGCAGACCAAAGGTTACCTATAGAAAAACTACAGGAACTCCTTAGTGTGCGGGGGGTTATACCCCCCTTTTTTTTATGACCAAAGGAAAGGACAGGATATCTTGGGATGAATATGCCCTAGAGCTAGCTTGGGTTGCCTCAAAAAGAAGCGAAGACCCATACCTAAAGGTCGGCGCATGTATCCTTAGGCATGACAACTCAGTTGCGTCCCTAGGTTATAATGGAGCACCGAAGGGGATAGAGATAGATTGGGAAGATAGAGACGAAAGGAGAAAAAGGGTAATACATGCAGAAATTAATGCCCTTAGATATATTAAACCCCAAGAATGTAAAACTATTGCGGTAACTCACTTACCATGCAACGACTGCCTTAAATCTATAGCTTCTTACGGAATTCATAACGTGATCTTTTCTGAGATTTACGAGAAAGATCCCTCATCCCTAGAGATAGCTAGGGATTTAAAAATAAACTTAAAAAGCATCTTAAAAATCGAAAATTAATCCTTGATTCAGGAGGGGTTTTATGCTAGATTTGGTTGATGATTTTTCTTGGAATATCTGGAGTAGCTGGTTCAGGCAAGGATCTTTTTTTTAAAAAACTTAAAAAAGAACTAGCCAAGATAAACGTACAGGCAGAGAGATTAGCCATAGCAGATGCCCTAAAGTCAGAAATTAATTCTATAACGATACCTAGATATGGGATTAATGCCTTATCGTGTACCCGAGAAGAAAAAGAAACGATCCGAGGCTTACTTGTCGAATATGGAACCTCGAAGAGGAAGCAGACCGCTGGCCGACATTGGATCGATAAGCTCGGAGAGAAAATAGACGCGCTAGACTTCGAAGAGCCTACAGTAGTATGTATTACCGACGTTAGATATGCGGAATATGAAAAAGATGAATTGCACTGGTTGAAAGAAGAGCTAGGCGGCAAGCTTGTACATATCTCCCAGTATACCTATGGCTTTGGAGGGGAGAAAAATTACCTAGACCCAGCTAACTCAGAGGAGGAAAGGCAAGAGCCCAAGCTTAAGAAAGAGTCTGACTACAGGCTCGAATGGCAATTTAAAAACGGCCCCAAATCAGAAATGCAAGAATATACATCGGGCAAAGTAAGAGAATTTTTAGAATGGATACTACAAAATGAAAAGGAATGGCTGGAAAGAGCTTAAGAAGATAATTTCGAGCTATACTTCTGAAAAATCAAAAGCTCCGAGCGAAGGGGAACTGATAACCCCGCTCTTTGCTATGAAGCCTTCAAACCCGGTCTCGATGTCTGAGGCATACGCTAAAGTATTACTAGGCAATGACTTACCGATAGAAAAATTTATTTTCTTAACCTGCGGTATTAAAAAAAAAATATTTTACACGCAACCATATCCATCAACTCAGTACAATCGCCCGACTCGACCGATGAAGACAAAAAATTTGACAGTACAGAATTTAGTGACTTCATTAACTACGCCACAACACCCATGAGAATGTTCGCCATGACAAAAAAGCATATAGATATAATAACTTTTGACAACGAACAGATGACAGCAAAACAATTTGAACTCCACCTGACAAGGTGGTTAAATAAAACTTAAAATGAATGAAACAACAACGTTAGATAAATCCTTAGCTCAAGACGTCAAAGATAAAGACTGCGAAGAGGCGCTAATAGAGCTCATCAATAGGCACACCCCACTGTGCTATAATATATATAAAAAATACCAGCCAGCCATAACGGCCTCCGGACACTGCATAACAGAGATATCGAAAGAAAAAGATTACTGGGTATATAAAGCGGCAAAAAGTTACGACCCCACAAGGAAAGTTAAGTTTTCTACTTGGCTGGGTAACCAAATAAAATACCATTGTTTAAACGTAATAAACGACAACAGATACATAGCAGTAGAAGACAAGGATTTAGATTTCCTAATCAATAAATCGCCCTCGGAGGAAACGTCAGACTTCCAAGCTGAAATCGATTTTGTCTTTAATATTTTAGACCAACTTAGAGATAAAAGAATTAAAAAGGTGTTTGAAGAAAGATACTTCAGCAAAACCGTCAAGAAAAAACCTTGGTCTAAAATAGCAAAGATAGTAGGAGTGAGCACTCAAACAGCTATTAACCTACACGAAAGAGGAATAAGTATTTTAAAGAGAAAAATGTTATCGAAACAATCTCCAGATAAAATATAATTTGACATTCCGCTTTAATATGATATCATTAATCCGATATGAGTACAAACAACAAATGGAGCGATAGAGAAGTCGGTGCCTTTTGGAAAAGGGAAGGTAAATCTTCTGGTCGAAAATACTTGGCTGGTCACATGGAAGTGAATGGCGAAAAACAAAAAGTTGTTGTATTTTCTAACTCCAATAAGAAAAATGACAAGGCCCCAGATTTCAGGGTTTACTTGTCAGACGAAGTAAGCCGTGAGGGCTCACCAACCACCGACGATGCTCAGGAAGAATCAGCAGATCTCCTGCAGTAAAATAACGCAAAACACAAAATCAGGGCCTCGTGCCCTGATTTTTTTTGTATTTTTACATAATTGATAGTATCATCATCTATATGAACCTTTCTTTAAATTTACCTTTGAATAGCGTAAGCTTTGGGCAGGTGTCTACAGCCTTGCTAAGGGAGGTGTACAGCAGGGGAATGGAGCCCTGCTTATTCCCTATAGGAAACGTAGATATAACCTGCCAACCGGATGATAAGGACTTCTCTGACTGGATAGATACGTGCGTGAAAAAGGCTAACTCACATCACGACAGAAAAACCCCCACCCTCAAGCTGTGGCACATAAATGGTTCGCTAGAGTCTTATAGCGAGAAACAAATGCTATACACCTTTTACGAGCTAGACCAACCCACCGCCATAGAAACTAATATTTTAAAAAATAATACAAAAGTTTTGGTAAGCAATACAGAGGCGAAAGAAGTCTTAAACCTCAACGGGGTTGAAAACGTAAGCGTTATACCTCTGGGATTTGACAAGACTAACTTTAAGGTCTTAGATAAAAAATACTTTTCAGACAATAGGATAGTATTTAATATTGTAGGAAAATTTGAAAAAAGAAAACACCACGTAAAACTCATAAGGTCTTGGATAAAAGCTTATGGAAATAACCCAAAATATTTCCTTCAGTGCTCTATATGGAATCCATTCCTGAAGCCAGAAGACAATAATAGCATCATAAACCAGATAACAGAAGGAAAAAAGTTTATGAATGTTAATTTCTTAGGGGCCATGCACAAAAATTCGGTATACAATGATTACCTAAATTCATCTAGCATTATTATAGCTATGTCAGGAGCAGAGGGGTGGGGGCTACCAGAGTTTCAGTCCGTAGCAATGGGCAAACACTCGGTAGTCTTAAACTGCACGGGCTATAAAGAGTGGGCAAATAAAGATAACTCAGTACTAATAGAGCCTAAAAACAAAATAGAAGTTTATGACAATATGTTTTTTAAGAAGGGACAAGACTACAGCCAAGGGAATATATATGATTTTTCGGAAGAAGAATTCCTAAAGGGTTGCGAAGAGGCGGTAGCCAGATTCTCTAAAAATAAAATAAACGAAGAAGGACTAAAGCTCCAAGAAGAATTTACTTACCCCAAGATGCTAGACTCCATAATAGAGGCATCAGAAACCATTTAGCAATATGCCTCTTTACATATACGTACATCCAGAAACAGAAGAACTGATAGAGATTAGGCAGAGGATGACTGATACTCACGTATACATAGATGAGCATGGAACAGAATGGAGTAGGGTATACACCGCGCCAAAAGTTTCCGCAGACACGAACTTGGACGCTTTCTCATCCAACCAATTCTTAGACAAGAGCTATAAAAATAGCGACAATAGTAATGTAGGCGACCTTTACGATATGGCAAAAGAAGCCAGTGAAAAGCGCAAGCAAAAACTTGGATATGACCCAGTGCAACAGAAATTTTTTAAAAATTACTCCGAAAAAAGAAAAGGTCGTAAGCACCCCAATGATCCATCCAAGTGAAGCATACACTTACTAACATCTCACAAACAAAAAAGTTCTTTTAGAGTTTTTTTTCTTTCTTTTTCGAGCGAAACCATGTAATATTTACTACCACGATTGGTATCTAAAAATGAATTCGGCCTCAAGCAAAATAAGTGTTAAAAAAAGGAACAATAGACTTCAGCAGCTAGATATAGACAAAGTAAATATATGTGCACAAAGAGCCTGCGAAGGCCTAGAAGACGTTTCCGCCAGCGAGGTGGTCATAGATGCTAACGTCCAACTTTACGACAAAATACCCACTAAAGAGATTGACAAGGCACTGATTATGTCCGCTAGGACGAAGATAGAAAAGGAGCCTAATTACAGTTACGTGGCGGCCAGATTATTATTGGGTAATATCCATAAAGAAGTTTTTGGAAGTAGCGTGGACAAAGATGCATTTGACCACCAGTATAGATTATCTTTCATAAGGAATATCAAATTATTAGTAAAAGAAGGAATACTTAATAAGAGATTACTTGAATTTGATTTAAAAAAATTGTCAGAATCCCTTTCTCTAGAAAGAGATTATAATTTTAAATATTTAGGATTACAAATTCTCTACGATAGATATTTCCACAAGCTAGACAAACGAAGGTTAGAGTCACCCCAGTCCTTTTGGATGAGAGTCGCCATGGGATTGGCTCTTAACGAAGATGACAAAGAGAAAAAAGCAATTGAGTTTTACGAGGCTATTAGCACGTTTAGACTTTGCCCATCTACGCCTACGCTTTTTAATAGCGGAAGCGTACGCTCGCAGCTTAGCTCTTGCTACCTCAATACCTTTGATGACTCCATCGACGGTATCTTTGAGGGTGCATGGCAAGAAGCAAGAAAATCTAAGTTTGCCGGAGGTTTAGGCTTTGACGTTTCTAATTTTAGGGCAGCTGGGTCATACATTAAAGGCACCAACGGCTCCTCCAGCGGAATAGTTCCTTGGCTTAAAATATTTAATGATCTTTTGGTTGCAGTAAACCAAGGTGGTAAACGCCCCGGTGCGGGGTGTGCGTACCTAGAACCTTGGCACTTAGACATAGAAGACTTTTTAGACCTCAAAAAGAACACTGGGGACGAACGCAGGAGATGTCACGACCTAAATACAGCGAATTGGATACCTAATCTTTTTCTAAGAAAAGTTGAAGAAGATGATGACTGGTACCTATTTAGCCCAAGTGATACCCCAGATCTTCATGGCCTCCATAGCGAACAATTTGACAAGAAGTACAAAAGCTATTGCTCAAAAGCCGACAAAGGAGAAATCGAAAACTTTAAAATCATTAAGGCCAAGGACTTATGGAAGAAAATGCTTCGCTCCCTGTACGAAACAGGACACCCTTGGATGACATTCAAAGATAATGCTAACCTTAGGTACTCCAATTACCACGAAGGCATTATTAATAGCTCTAATTTGTGTACAGAAATTTTCCTCCACACGATCCCCTCAAAATACAAGCAAGGGGAAAAAACAGAAGTGGGGGAAACCGCAGTCTGCAACTTAAGCTCTATAAATCTAAAAACACACCTAAAGAAGAATGGAAAATTAGATTTTAAACTTCTCTCTAAGAGTATATCTACCCAAATGAGGATGCTTGATAATGTAGTTGATCTTAACTTTTACCCGACGAAAGAAGCAGAGAAAGCTAACATGGCCCACAGACCCGTTGGCGCAGGAACCATGGGATGGGCTGACGTGTTTCATTCGTATGATATAGATTTTTCCTCCAAAGAAGCGGTCAGGCTTTCGGATGAACTATATGAATTTATTTCTTATCACTGTATCCTCAATTCAAGTAAGCTAGCGAAGGAGAAGGGAAAATACTCCTCCTACGAAGGATCAAAATGGAGCCAAGATATCTTACCTATAGATACCTATAAAAATCTTATGGATTATTTAGGCGAAAAGCCTATTATGCATAAGGGCAGACAATATGTTTTGGAGACGGATTGGAGAGCTTTACGGGATAGTATTAGGGTACACGGTATGCGTAACAGTAATACTATGGCTATCGCTCCTACTGCTACTATATCTTATATACAGGGCTGCTCGCCTTCTGTTGAGCCAGATTTTTCTGTTCTTTTCGTTTACGAAAACAAATCAGGAAACCTGACTATAACTAACGAGTGGTTCGTGAAGGAGTGCAAAAAACTAGGCATATGGAATAGCTCCCTTATAGAAATGATTAAATCTGTAGACGGAAACCTTAATAATTTAAATGGAGAAATACCGGAAGAAGTAAAAGAAAAACACAGAAGGGCATTTGACCATGATCAGTTTTCTTTAATCGACAACGCCGCAGCGAAACAGAAATGGATAGACATGGGGCAGAGTTTGAATTTATTCAACAATAAAACTTCATTAAAATATTTGAATGATCTTTATATTTATGCTAATAAAAGAGGTCTAAAAAGCACGTACTACCTCAGGACAGAGTCGGCGAGTAAAATAGAAAAATCTACCACGGCAAATCAACCTGCGGCTTGCAGCATATTGGACCCAGATTGTGAAAGTTGCCAATGATGAATAAAAATGGATTATTACTAGATGGGGATACGTCAGGAGTCAACCAGATACTACCTCATAAACATAAACTCGCTTGGGATTTATTCCTTAAAGGAGTGGCCAACAATTGGTCGCCAGCGGAAATAAACATGAGCGACGACGTAGAGCAATGGAAAAACGAGACCCTTACTAAAGATGAAAAATTACTAGTTAAAAGATGTCTTGGATTTTTTGCCGGAAGTGAGTCCTTGGTTGGCAATAACCTACTGCTTAATGTTGCGAAGTGGATAACGGACGCAGAATGCGGCCAATACATAATGAGACAAGCTTATGAAGAGTCCCTACATAACTGGACGGTAGTAACTTGTTGCGATTCTTTTTCCTTAAAAGTATCTGAAGTATATGAAGCTTATCTAAACATCCCCTCTATTAAAGCGAAAGATGATTTCTTGATGCAGATTACAACCGATATTAATCGTCAAGATTTTTCTACGAAAACCACCGAGGGGAAAAGGGAATTCTTAAGGAACCTAATAACTTACTACATTGTCTGCGAAGGAACGTTCTTCTTTAGCGGCTTCGCTATGCTTTTGGCGCTAGGAAGACAAAACAAACTCCCCGGACTATCAGATCAGATAAGATATACCCTTAGAGACGAGAGCCTACATATTCAATTCGGCACATACCTAATCAATACAATTAAACAACAATACCCATCGGTGTGGACAAAAAAATTCGAGCAGGAAACCGTAGAGCACATCAAGAAAGCTGTAGAATTAGAAGTACAGTATGCTCACGACGTACTCCCAAGGGGTATCTTGGGGCTTAATGCTGATATGTTCGTAGACTATATGCAATATATTGGCAACAGGCGACTCGAAGGAATTGGCATCGACTTCCGATTTGACAGCGACCAGAATCCATTCCCTTGGCTTTCTGAGGTTGTCGATACGGGAGCGATGACCAATTTCTTTGAGAGAAAGGTGAAAGACTATCAGAGTTCAGGCAGTTTAGAAGACGACTTCTAATATGATTAGCCATAAATATAAATGTATTTTTATAGAGATACCCAAAAATGCATCCTCCAGTATATCCAAGTGGCTATACGAAAATGATACGTCGACGCTAGGCTCTCAATGCGAGCATCCCTCTAAAAATTATAAATGGATAGATGAACACCAATACAGAGACGGACATATTCACACTTCTGAACTCCGACACCTCTATAGAAGACACTGGGATAATTATTATAAATTTGCCGTAATAAGGAATCCCTTCGATAGAGTCTTTTCCTGCTACTCGATGTACACGAGCAAAGAATGGGAGTCTCAATACCAAAAAAACGAATTTAGCATACATGACGAACGACTATATGAAGAAGTTTCAGAATATAAAAACTTTCCTGAATTTTGCAGCGGATATCTCGATCGGATAACCATTCATTCTCTTTTCCAAAATGGAGCAAGGTACTCCGAAGTAGGAATGTATCACGGGGTTCACCTAAGAGAGCAAAGCTGCTGGGTTAACCCAACCAAAGAATGGTCTGATAATATAAATATTATAAAATATGAAAATTTAAAAGAGGAAATACAGTCCCTTTCCGATGCGCTAGGCATACCGTTCTCACGCAAAGATTTCCCTTGGGAAAATAAGAAAGGGAAAGGAAGAGGTAGCTACAAAGGGTTTTATGACGCAGAAAGCATAAAAATAGTCAAGAAAAAATATAGATCAGATTTTTATTTTTTTAAATATAATTTTTAATTTTGACTTTTCCATCATTTAATGTTATGATTTACTCAATATATGAAGACAGTAAAATATAGTATCGCTGCAATCCTCCTGATTGGCTTTGCAGCAGGTTGTTCTAGCACCATGACAGTTGGGCCCAGCGCCAATAAAGACGGCTATCTGGGCGCCTCAGGCTCATTATCACCCCCTGTGGGAGCGAGCGTAACTGTACCTTGGGTAAAGGCCGAGGTGAAACAAGTGGAATCGGAATAGAACAGCCGGTATTCGACCAAGACCCTAGCTTGTAATGAGCTAGGGTTTTTTTTGTTGCCCTCTTTCTGTTTATGTGTAATATAAGATAGAATGGAGCTAACTAATCTTATAGATGTAGTAACAGGAGTCTTTGCGTTAATAGCTGGCTGGGTTTTTAAGCTAGTTCTTTCGCAATTAAAGGAGATGAAAGATGAACACCAACACTTATTCATCAAACAGACAGAGGATTATAGAGAATTAACCAGTAAGGTCACAGATTTAGCAATATCCCTTCCAGATAAATACGTCAACAAAGACGACTTCAAAATGTTTGCAGAGAGAATGAACGATCGCTTCGATAGAATAGAAGAGAAGCTAGATCAACTAAAAAAATAGATTCTTCTAAAAAAAAATTGCCTTTTACCCATATTAGTTTATAATATGGTATATGCTATCTATTTACAGTTCTGCATTTAATTTAATTAAAAATAACTTTAATTATAAAGATGCATTAAATAATTTTTCACACTTCGCTAACGAAGTAGTTATAGCTGTAAACAGTAGCGAAGACGACACCCTTTTGGCTCTTAAAGATTACGCGGACGAAAGAAAGAACATAAAAATAGTAGAAACAGACTTCAGTTACGAAGACCCCCTCTTAGACGGAAAGATAAAAAACGCAGCGCTTCAAGAGACCACTGAAGAATTTAAGATAAACTTGGATCTAGACGAAAGAATACCGATAAGGCATAGGAGTAAATGGGAAACTCTGGCTTATCAATTAAGATTTGCATCGTTTGATTCGTACTTAGTACCCAGCCTTAATTTATGGGGAAACCTGATGTCTATGCGGTGGGACGATGAAATGAATTTAAATTTTAAATGGTACCTTCACAAAGGGGGGCTCACTAGGGGCGCGGTTAACTTTGCTAAATTACCAGACGGAAAAGTAGACACGTCCAAGAGCGACACCTGCGAACTAATATATGAAGACGGGACGCTTGTAAAAGCAGCGCATATAACCAAGGACTCGTGCCGGAGCTCTATGCAAGAATATTTAAATTTCATAGAAAACGAAGGCATCTTTGTTTTTCACCTAGGGTATGCAGATTTTTCTGACAGAGCATTAAGAAATAAAAACTTCTGGAAGAAACACTGGGAGATAGAGTCAGGAAAAGAAAATGATATCCCCACAAAAGAAAAGGATATCCCCGAGCACAGAACTTATCTTCATAACTTGAAGATGTGGGACGAATAGTTTATGATTCAACTTATCTTAACTTACGGACACTCAGAATTCACAAGGGTATGTATCGACTCTGTGTACAAGAACACGCCCAAGGATGAAATAAATTTAATAGTATGGGATAATTTTTCCGAAGACAGAATAAGCGAAAGTGACATAGACCCAGAAAACACTGTCCTAATTAAAGCTGAAAATAATTACGGAGTTTCCATCCCTATAAATTTCTTGATAAAGGAGGTGGGTCAAGCGCTGGATGATGACGTTTTTTATATATCAAATGACCACTACCTATTCCCCGGCTGGATAGACCCACTCCTAGGGAGGTCTGAGTTCAATATCTTTTGCCCTTGGATACCGTTTGGGCTAGACGGAATAATGAACGGCTATGGCGGACAGAAACAAAGCAAGCTTATTGATTTTTGGTCGGACGAAAAAATAGACCTGCATAATTCAATAAAAGCAGAATACCTAGACCACCCAGAGTCCTCAGAAAAAATAATGAAATTTTTTAACAACATTTACCCAGACGGGGAAGATAGGTTCGTGAAGGATAACGTACTGAGTCAAGAGCCCGTAAGTTACGGTAATGTATTGTGGATGGGATGCTTTGGGATTAAAAGGTCATTGCTAGACATAGTCCCAGAGTATAAAACTAACGTAGGACTAGCAAGCACTGAAGATTATATATGGCAATGTGAAACTAGGGATATGCCCCAAGTTAAAATGGGCGTCTATAATCATTCCTACGCGCATCACTTTCAGTGCATAACTGGGCAAAGGGTATCTCTCAGCATGGATCACGAACACAAGGAATTCGAAGCCACCCCGCCAGAACTGTCAGGCAGAGATAGGGAAGAAATGGACAAAGCGCTTGCTAAAATAAAAAAAATTAAAAAATAATCATGAAATTAGGATTAATAGGGTACGGATACTGGGGACCTAACATAGTTAGGAACATGCAAAAAATAAAAGGATTACAATTGGCCTTCGTTGTGGATAAAAATCCAGAAGCGCTCGACAAAATCCCGATGGTTACATCGATGTTTGATAACATAGATACAGCACTGTCTAGACATGACGATGTAGATGGCGTTATCATAGCAACACCCATATCCACCCATTTCCCCTTGGCCAAAAAAGTACTAGAGGCAGGAAAAAGTGTCCTTATTCAGAAGCCTATGGCTATGAGCGTAGAAGAATGCGACGAACTAACAGACATGGCGAAATCGAAAGGCTTAACCATAATGATAGCGCATACATTTTTATTTACTGGCGCAGTAAGAAAACTTAAAGACCTAGCAGACTCCAATCATTTAGGAAACTTAAAACATTTCGATTCCTGCAGGGTTAATCTAGGATTATTCCAAAGAGATTCTAATGTGGTTTGGGATTTAGCTCCCCACGACTTTTCTATCCTGAGTTATATAATCGGGGATGAAAAACCGCTTTTTCTTTCTGCGGTCGGGTCCACGCATACGCCGAAGGGGAACGCTGACGTAGCGAATATATCAATTCAATATGAAAATGGGTTTTCTGCGCATATCCACATAAGCTGGTTCTCTCCTATTAAGGTGCGTCAAATTTTGCTTAATGGAGATGAGCGGATGGCCGTATATGACGACAACAAACCCTCCGAAAAGATAATGGTTTACGATAAGGGGGTAAATTACGCAGATAGCGTTTTCGATTATCGAGTGGGTGATATGTTCTCCCCAAAACTACCAAGCTCTGAGGCAATTGAGCAAGAGATAGAACACTTTTGTGAATGCATTCAGGGGGCAGAATGCATATCGGGCCCAGACCTAGGGAGGAAAGTTGTTGGGTTAATAGAGGCAACCAATAAGTCAATAGGGCTGAAAGGAGAACCTTTCGATGTACAGTAGAGTCAAGGATTGCAAGCTGGGCATGGGAGTATCCGTGCATAACTATGTAAATGTTTATGGTTGCGAAATCGGCGGGAACACTACTTTAGGATCATATGTAGAAGTGCAAAAGAACGCCAAGATAGGTAAAAATTGTAAAATTTCTAGTCATTCATTTGTGTGTGAGGGCGTGGAAATAGAAGATGAAGTTTTTGTAGGCCACGGAGTTATGTTTATTAACGATAAAAAACCAAAAGCCTGTAATGTCGACGGATCCAAGCAAAGGGATGGCGATTGGAAGCTAGAGAAAACCATCGTAAGGAAAGGAGCATCGATAGGATCAAACGCAACTATTTTATGTGGCATAGAGATAGGCGAAAGCGCAGTGGTAGGCGCTGGGTCAGTAGTAACAAAAGACGTGCCCCCTAATTCTATCGTTTATGGAAATCCAGCGAAAACTAAACAATGAAAATACAATTCATAAATCATGCTAGCGTAATTTTTAAATGCGGCGAAACAAAAATTCTAACTGACCCTTGGTACTGTGGACACCCTTTTAATAACGGGTGGAGCCTGTTGGTAGAAAAAGATATAGATATCAATAAATTAGATTTTAATTATCTTTGGTATTCTCACGAGCACCCAGATCATTTCAGCATAGCTGATATAAAAAAAATTAACGAAGATCGCAAAAAAGAAATAACCATCCTTTTCCAAAAAACTCCAGACCAAAAAGTTAAAGGCTTCTGTGAGAAGCTGGGGTTTAAAGTAAAAGAATTAGAGCCACTGAAGGAATACGAATTAGAAGGGGGTGTAAAAATAATCTGCGGCATAGAAGGCGGATTTGATTCTTGGATTTCAGTTAGTCACGAAGATAAAACAGCCCTAAATATTAATGATTGCAGGGTAGAAAACGAAGAAGAGCTAGATGAAGTTAAAAACCTTGTCGGAAAAATTGATGTTTTGTTAACGCAATTTAGTTGGGCTAATTGGGTAGGCAATAGCGGTGATGAAAAAGCTATTGAAACATCCAAGGGGATGGTATACCATAGGGTAGATAATCAAATTAAATTTTTAAAACCGAAATATATTATACCCTTTGCTAGCTTTACTTGGTTTTCTCATGAAGAAAACTATTTTTGTAATCACAATGCAATAACGGTAGAAGAATTCGTGGAAAGATACCCCGACGAGAATATGATTACGATGTACCTCGAAGATGAATGGGAGGTCGGAGAAGACAGGGATTGCGCAGATTCCATATCTAAATGGATGAAAGCAATATCCCAGAACAGAACCCCCAAACACACGAGCTATACCGTACCAATAGAAGACCTATTAGACTCATTTAAAGAAATGAAATCTAAATTGCAAAAAGACAATGACTGGCAATCTATAATTGAGCTACATGAATCAGGAAATCTAGAAGACTGCATAGTTCACCTTACGGATACGGACCAAAATTTTATATTTAACATAGTTAAAGAAGCATTAACAGAAACCCAAGAACCTCACGACATAGAAATGGGAAGCGAATCTTTTCATTACTTAATGAAGCATGCTTGGGGAAGGGGGACGTTAATGATCAACGGCAGGTTTCAAGCTAATTACGAAACCTTATATAGATTTTTAAGGCAAACCCACATATATTACGGCAACAATATAGGAAAAAGTTTCCCGAAAGACATAAGCCCAGAACAGATAATTAACCCTAAATGTTTTGTCTTCGAAACGATAGGGGAAATGAATAATTGAAATGAAAGTAAAATTCTTAGATTTATCAAAGCAAAATAAAGTTTTTAAAAGCGATTTCCTTAAGGAAGTTTCCGACATAGTGGATTCAGGGGCATACGTTTCCGGAAAAAGAGTTGAAAAGTTTGAGCAGGCGTTTGCTGAATATTGTGACTCGAAGTATTGCGTAGCTACTAGCAGTGGAACCTCAGCCTTACACGCGGCTCTTTCCTGCTTCGACCTAGAGGGGGACGTAGTAACTCCACCTAATAGCTTTATAGCCACAAGCGAGGCAGTTTCTTACTGCGATAAATTAAAACATAAATTCGTAGATGTAGATAAAAGTGGGTGCATGGACCCCAAAAAAACTGAAAAACTAATAGGAGAGAAAGAAACTAAACTCATTTTACCCGTAAGCCTTTACGGAAACCCATGCGATCTGATAGAGTACTCGAGGCTTTGTCAGCAACATAAAAAATTCTTAATACATGACGCTGCACAAGCTCATGGAGCAGAGGTGATGAATACGCCGATCTCTTGGTTTTCAATTGCTACGTGCTTCAGTTTTTATCCCGGTAAAAATTTAGGGACAGCAGGGGAAGGCGGCGCAGTTGTCACCAACTCTCGCCAAGCCTATGAATACATGAAGGCTTTCGTCAATCACGGACAAATTGAAAAATACAAACACGAAATAGTAGGTAACAATTACAGGATGAGTGAAATAGAAGCGGCAGCTTTGAATATAAAACTAAACTACATAGACGAGTGGACAGATCAAAGGATTGAAGCAGCCGAAAGGTATATCAATAACTTTTCCGGACACAAGAAAATAGGCCTAATCAAAACAAATCCACAGAACAAATGCGTATATCATTTATTTCCAGTTTTCGTTTCTAATAGAGACAAAATTATCAAGAAGCTAAATGACAAAGGTGTCCAGACGGGAATACATTACCCTATACCCATCCACATGCAAGGAGCATACCAGAGCCTAGGTCACAAAAAAGGTGACTTCCCAGAATCAGAGAGGCAAGCTAGAAGAGAAATAAGCCTGCCTATTTACCCCGGAATAACCAACCAGCAGATAGATTACGTATCTGAATCCCTAATCGATTCATTATGAAGATAAAAACTTTCGGATATAAAAAAACCTCAGAGAACTACTTGCACTTACTTGAAGAAGAGTGGCTCAAAATGGGGCACGAAATTTTTTACGATGACGATACCTCTTCTGATTACGACTTCATTTTCAACATAGATAGATCTCAGTTAGACCTAGCTTATTCAGAGTCCATAAAACGGAACAAGCCTCTACATTGTTTAATTTTAGATTTGTCTTATGGGTTTTTTAATGGGCAATTTAACATTTACGACCCCTCTCTCGTAGAAAAAGAAAGTCGAATATATAAACACTGCGCTTCATTAATGGCGATCTCGAAGGAGACGGGGAGGGTACTAGAAAAGCTTACCGGACTTAGGGCTAACCACGTTGGAATACCCGCGCTTTCTTGTGATAAGTTTTATGAAGAAAGGGATAGGGGTGAATACATATATTTCTTTGGCAGACCCCTAGATCCAATTAAAAATATAACTACTGTTTTAAAAGCCATAAACGGCACAGGAGTTGAGCTTTACGTATCCGGAGAGCCATGCCCGCAAGAACTATTCACCTCTATCGCTCCAGACGTTAAAATAAAAAACTTTGGCTGGCTAGATAGGCAGGGGGTCAATGAACTAATAAAACAAGCCAGACTGCTGATAGCCCCAGAGCTCTATGGTGGACTAGGCATGCAGCCAATAGAGGGCGCACTAATGGGAACACCGTGCCTAAGCGCTGATATACCAATAAAAAGGGAGGTGTGGGGAGACACGCTACCCCTCTACGAACCCCAAGACCACGAAGACTGTAGAGAAAAAATAATAAATTTTGATCAAGGATCTATCGATATGACAAAGGCAGCAGAGATAGCTGAATGGTACCTACCTAATAGAGTAGCAGAAAGGATACTTAATAATATATGAAAATAGGCATTATATCCGCAGCGTATAATTGTGGTGAATACATTGATGAAGTTCTAGCTCCTTGGGTAGAGCTTAAAAAAGAGCACGATATATTTATTAGCATGATACATGTGTGCTTCAAAGAAAATCAAGAATTAGGCCTGTCGCCTAAATCAGAAGACAATACAGAAGAATTGTTGCAGCTTGCCCTAAGTGAATCAAAAATAGACTATTACGAATCTACGACAGAACCCCTTACAGAACCAGAGGCAAGGACTATATGCTTAAATAATGTTAAAAAACATGACATAGATTATCTTTGGCTCTTGGGCTTAGACGAAATATATACGACCGAAGAAATAAAAAAAATAATTAATTTTGTAGAATTTAATAAGTTCATATCTTGGTTTAGCATAAACTTTAAAAATTATTTATTCGAGAATAATACTTGGATAGATGGGTTCTCTCCCCCTAGAATCTTTAACGCAAGATGTAATGACGGTATTAAGCAGCTTTATTACGATGACGATGTCGTTTATAATGATGGGGCAGACTATAAAGCGCTTTCTAATTTAGAGATACCCAGAGGGATAGCTCATGTCAAGCACATGACTTGGCTAAATAATGAAACCAGCAGGAGAAAATGTGAATACCAGAAATCTAGGTGGGGAGAAGATTTTTGTAGCTACCTTTGGGACTACGACAAAAAAGAATTAAAATTCAATGAAAACTACTACAAGCTCCACAACAAACAAAAGCCAAAATTAAATTATGATTGATAAACCCAAGCTATGGTTATGCGGAATAACCCAAGACAGAGAAAAGGATGTGGAAGAAATGACTCGGCCAGAAGTCATGGAGCACTTTGATGGATTAGTTTTTACGGATGGTTATTCAAAAGACGAAACTTATAGTATTCTTAACGAAAGAAAAAAAGAAGGAAAGATCGCTCGAAGAAAATGGACCAATGACCACGATTACCAAATGAACGAGTTCATGAGATGCGGAGCAATGAGTAACGGAGATTGGTTTGTTTTATTAGATTCGCCAGATAGAGTAAACCTAGATTGGGCAGCTGGCCTAAGGGAAGAAATAGAAAAGCTAGAAGAAGAATCGGTAGGAGCCGTAAACATGGACAGCAAAATACATCTAGCAAAATATTTTGACCACATGTATTACGCCCCGAATCCTCACTGGGGCCTGCAAGGGGTCGTAAACAAAGTAGCATTTTACGACAAAGACCAGAAAGAGCAATGCATAGAAAGTAAAAGGTTTGATAATCCAGTAAAATCAGCTTTAGTTCATCCCGTAAAATACTATTACGTATACGGAAGATCAAATCATTGCCAATTGCTTTACGGAAGATTTGGTGCAGAAGCAGTCAACTTCCACGAAGCTAATAGGTTAAGGTTCAGATTGCATTGCGAAAAAATCTTAGGGCTAGACATCTCCACGTTAGATTCTCTAGAAGAATTCTATAGGAAGGGAGATTTTAGCGACGAATTCATAGATGCCGTGGAGCTAGAAGTAAACTTAAAAGATTACTTCAGATACAAAATACTAGAACAAGACTTCGTAGAAGAGATAGATAAAAATAGAATTAATTGGAGTTTTAGACTATACTTAGATAGTGGAGACGCTAAACAAGAATCTACCGATTATAAGGGCCCGATAAATCAATACCTAGAACAGGTAGGACAACCAGAAGAATGAAAAAAGTATTAGTTACAGGAATCCTAGGGCAGGATGGCGCTAACATGGCGGAGTTTTTACTATTTGAAAACGAAGAGCCAGTCCAAGTCTATGGAATGATGCGCAGAAGCTCTATACCTAATTTTACAAACACAGATAAATTTAGATATCATGAAAATTTTGAGTTTGTGCATGGTGATCTTTCTGATGACGTCAGTCTCGATAACCTAGTAAAAAAAATTCAACCAGACTACTTCGTTAACTTCGCAGCAAACTCTTTTGTTGGTTGTTCTTGGGATATGCCAGAGCAAGTCATGGATGTTAACACCCTTGGCGTCCTTAGGTGCTTGGAGTCTATACGTAAGTTCAAGCCAGATTGTAAATTTTACAGCGCAGGAAGTAGCGAAGAATGGGGGGACGTAGACTATTCACCCCAAGACATAAAGCACCCCATAAAACCCAGAAGCCCCTACGGAGCGTCAAAAGCAGCAGCTAGACATTTAGTAAAAGTTTACAGAGAATCGCACAATCTTTACGCAGTTCACGGAATACTCTTCAATCACGAAGGGACCAAGAGGGGGGAGGAGTTTGTTACTAGAAAAATAACGAAAGCAGTTGCAAAAATATATAACCAGAAACGGATTGGGCAAAAAATTACACCAGTTGAGCTTGGAAACCTAGACGCTAAACGCGACTGGAGCGATAGTAAGGATTTTGTGAAAGGGGTATGGCTAATGCTTAACCAAGAATCCCCCAAAGACTATATATTGTCGAGCGGAGAAACGCACTCTATAAGGGAATTTGTAGAGCTAGCCTTCAAGGAGGCAGGAATAGAAGGTCAATGGAAAGGCGAGGGGGTGGAAGAAACTTACAATCTTAAAGATTCTGATCCTAGTCGATATTCTTCGGGAGAAACATTATTAAAAATAAATAAAAAATTTTACAGACCAGCAGAAGTAGACCTCTTATTAGGAGACTCCAGCCCCATAAGAGAAGAATTAGGCTGGAAACCAGAAATTTCATTTGACAATCTAGTAGCAAGTATGGTACAATATGATATTGGATTGTTAGATGGCAAATAAGACGGATCATAATAAATGTAAAATGATTGTATCCAAGCTCGTCTCTCAGACGAGATGGGATGGCTCTAAAAATCCCATTAGTTGGCCTAAAGAAATCAAAATAGCCAAACAGTTAATTAAAAAGTTTCCACAAGAAAAGTTTTGGAAAACTTTATTTATAGAAGAAAAACCCACTTCCTTGTCTTGGTTTTTGACCACGGAAGGTAACATAATTTTATGTCAGCACAACCTGAAAACAAACAAAAAAGAAACCACGGGGCTAGCTAAAATAGCTGAAGTAAAAATGAACTCCACCAAGCTAGGTGAAGACAAAAACGTGTCGCTACCCCCGACAAACATTATGGAATTCATGAAGGATGACTAAGAAAAAAACAGATAACGTTTCTCCCCTCCAACAGATACAAGCTTACTTGGAGCAAAACAAAGGAGATCATTACAACTTTGAAGAAGAGAGGGTATATACCGTCTCTAGCGGCAGCTTATTATTAGATATAGAAATGGGTGGTGGAATAAAACCCGGAGTAGTAAGAGCCTCTGGAGTTACAGAGGGAGGCAAAACCTCTTGCGGCTTAGCTTTCGCCAAGAATTTCCAGAAGATGGATAACAGTATGGTTATCTATATCAAAGCAGAGGGTAGACTATCCGTAGACATGATAGAAAGAATGGGAATTGACACTAGCGAAGAAAAGTGGTTTGTTTTTAAATGTAATGTTTATGAAACTGTAATAGATTTTATGAGGCAGATGGTGAAAGATAACCCATCAGATACTCGTTATATGTTCATCATAGACTCTATGGATGCTTTAGTCCCCAAGGGGGATCTCGAAAAAGGCGCAGACGAAGCACTCAAGGTCGGCGGCGGAGCTTTACTAAGCTCAGACTTCTTGCGCCGCATGGCGCTGGGGCTAGCGACAAGAGGTCATATATGCTACATGATTTCTCAAGTACGCAGCACAATAAAGATTAACCCATACGAAAAATCTGACCCGCAAGTCACAAACGCTTCGGGCGGAAATGCCGCGCTCCATTATAGCGATTGGATTTTAGAATTTCAGCCCAGATATTTAAAAGACCTGATCACCACTCAGCCGAACGGCAAAGGTGATCATCTTGGACACTGGTGCAAGGTGGTTTTTAGAAAGACTCCTAACGAAAAAACTGGCGTGTCTGTTCGTTACCCTATCCGTTACGGCAGAAAGCACGGCAAGAGCATCTGGGTTGAAAAAGAGGTTGTCGACATGATGCTTATGTGGGGAATGGCCACAGCAAAAGGTGCTTGGGTTACAATTTCAGACGAAATAATAGAAGAAGTAAATAAAGAAACAGGGGTCGAGATTAAAAAGCAGCATCAAGGCATGGACAACTTTAGTAAATACTTCGAAGAAAACAAAGAAATAGGAAAATATTTATTTTATAAATTTAGAGAAACGCTAAAAAAATCTTAAGAAGAATTTTGCTCTCGTAGCTCAATTGGATAGAGCATCTGTCTTCTAAACAGAGGGTTCTGGGTTCAAGTCCCAGCGAGAGTACCATGAATAAAAGCGATACAAAAAAACTTAAAAATTTTTATGAATCCTTAAAGAGGGAGAAAGAGAGCTTCATAGGCTACCCAGTAAACACCTCCTTTGATTATTCCGAGCTCTTCGAGTTCCTGTCTATCCCGCTTAATAATGTGGGCGACCCATTCTCTTCGAGTTATTACGGCCTAGACTCGAGAGAATTTGAAAGGGAGGTTTTGAATTGGTTTGCAAAACTACATAACGCTCCCCTTGATAATTATTGGGGATACGTAACCAATGGCGGAACAGAAGGAAACCTTTATGGGCTTTACCTAGCTAGAGAGTTGTACCCCAAAGGGGTTGTGTATTATTCCCAAGATACTCACTATAGCGTAAGTAAAAACATTCGAGTATTAAATATGGAAAATGTGATGATTAAGTCCCGTCGCAATGGGGAGATGGATTATCAAGACTTTAAAGACATGCTCTCTAGCTGGAGATCTGCACCGCCCATAATATTCGCTAACGTAGGGACGACGATGAGAGAAGCCTTTGATAGTGTATCTGAAATTAAAAAAGTCTTGAAAGAGTTAGCGATACCAGAATATTATATTCACGTAGACGCAGCGTTAGGTGGCATGACTCTTCCGTTTATTGAAGGCTCTCCCAAATTTGATTTTACAACAGGTGTTCAAAGCATGTCTATAAGTGGACATAAGTTTATAGGTTCCCCCATGCCCTGCGGCGTAGTACTAGCCCTTAAGAGCAACGTGGGCAGGGTATCCAGAGCCGTAGAGTATGTGGGTTCACTAGATAGCACCATTAGCGGGTCAAGAAATGGATTCACTCCGATACTCCTGTGGTACGCAATTAAAAGGTATGGATTTAATGGGTTCAAAAAAGTCGTAAGGCAATGCGTGAGAACCGCAGAGAAAGCCGTAAGGAAATTTAACGAAGCAGGTATAAAGGCTTGGAAAAATGATCACTCTATAACAGTTATTTTCCCTAGGCCAAGCTATAAAATAAGCAAGAAATGGAAGCTTGCCGTTCAAGATGACATCGCCCACATAATTTGTATGCCTCAGGTTGATGATAAAACCATAGACTCGATAATAAAGGATATCCTAGAAGATGAGCCAAAGAAAATATTTGGATGACCCCAATTTCCACCGTATAATTAATAGCCTCATGAATATAAAATTAACAACTGTAGCGGTGAGCGGATACTTTGACCCTCTCCACGTGGGGCATATAGAGATGCTAGAAAAAGCGAAATCCCTAGGGGATAAGCTAATTGTTATAGTTAATAATGACGCCCAAGCTAAACTTAAAAAAGGCAAGTCATTCATGAGCCAAGAGGATAGGCTAAAAATCATAAGGTCGCTGAAATGCGTAAATGAAGCGTTCATTTCAATAGATGAAGACTCATCTGTATGCAAGTCGCTAGCCGCCTGTAAGCCAGATATTTTTGCCAACGGTGGAGACAGAATAGAGGAGGAAATCCCCGAATCGCTTATCTGTAGGGAGCTCGGAATAGAAATGGTAGACGGACTTGGCGATAAAATAAGATCATCATCAGACTATACAGGACTTAAATGAAATTTTTAGTAATAGGAGATAGCTGTACAGACAAATTTATCTACGGCAAATGCGAAAGGATATGCCCCGAAGCACCCGTGCCAGTCTTTAATCCGATAAAGGAAACCACCAATGGGGGCATGGCAGCTAACGTGAAAGCAAACGTTGAGTCTTTGGGCGTAGAATGTGATTTAATAACTCACGAAAATCAGATAGTTAAAACTAGATATGTAGATATTAAAACTAATCAAATGCTTCTGCGGGTCGATGAAAACGATGAGGCCATGGGAAAATTCAACCACGGAGAAGTAGATTGGAAAAAATATGATGCAGTTATTATTTCTAATTACGGAAAAGGTTTTCTCAACGGAATGAGTGATGTTAGAAAAATATGTTTAGAGCATGATAATGTGTTTTTAGATAGTAATAAATGTAAGATAGATACAGATTTACCTTTAAATTTAAGATTCTTAAAAATAAATGAGTATGAACTAGAAATTAATCCTCACCTCAAGAGTCATCTAGAGCCAGACGTTGGATTTATGACAAATTATACTAGGCCAGATCAAATTATAATTACTCTGGGCCATAAGGGGTGCAGTTATATGGGTAAGACTTACCCGCCGCCCAAGCGCGTTGTCGCTCAAGATTTATCTGGCGCAGGAGACACTTTTTTAGCAGCATTAGCCGTCTCCATAATGAAGGTCAACGAAGTAGAAATGGCTATAGAATTTGCAAACGAATGCGCTTCGAAAGTAGTTGAGAAAAGGGGAGTAAAAACAGTATGATTTATTTAGATGATTTAACAGTTAAAGAATTGCTTGATAACAAGTGGCTTGAAATTGCTGAAGCCGTTGAGGAAGCATTTGTTGACCCAACGGCAGACATGGTTCCTAAAGTTTACCTTGAAGCAGGTAACGCTGGGGATTATAGGGCCATGCCAGCAGCATTAGGTGGCTACGCCGCTTTAAAATGGATTGGTGTGTTCCCTGACAATAAAAAACACAGCCTTCCGACCACCATTGGTTCACTTATTCTTAACGATAGATACACGGGTCAGCCATTAATAGCAATGGACTGTACGACACTGACTGCGTATAGAACCGCCGCCACTTCCGCGATTGCTGCAAAATATTGCGCTCCAGACGCGGAAGAGTTTGCAATTATTGGTTGCGGGATACAGGGGAGGTACCATATCGAAGCCTACGAAGCCATTTGTCAAGGCCACATGAAGTTAAGCATAGAGCTTTACGATACCAACGAAAGCCCCATGTTGCAAATGTTTAATTGGCTTGGTAGAGAAAACCTTTGTCATGCTTGGGGCAGAAATAAGTCAGTAAAAGAAGCCGTTAAATACGCAGACGTTATCACGACACTCACGCCCTCGACTGAGGGCTATCTAAATATACTTGATCTTAAAAGTAATTGTCATGTAAATGCAGTTGGCGCAGACGCCGTGGGTAAGCGTGAATTAATGACTAATGTAATTGACGGAGCCGCGAATATCATTTGCGATGACCCAACGCAAGCTCTGCACTCTGGAGAATTACAATACAATGAGTGGCCTCATTTAGATGTTAGCTCCATGAATCATCTCATCAGGAATCATAAAACCATGCAGTTAGACAGGGGCGTGTCAATATTTGACTCGACAGGGGTGGCGATAGAAGATATAGCTATCGCAGAATTAATCTATAGGCTTCACAATGGACAAAAATAATTTACTAAAATGGAAAATTCGCCGTTTAGAAGCTAAAATAAGTAAGCTAGAAGAAGAAAAAAGAACCTTGAAAAAGCGTCATAAACATCAAAGAAGTCGTGATAGAAAGGTATATATTCAATGCCGATGCTGAAGAATTATTTTATAATAAATTAAATAATTTACATGATAAGTATGTTTATCATCTTATATTAAGCGGAGTAGCAGATAAAGGCACGGATATTGAGTCTATAAAAATGACCAAAAATCCGCTTGCAAACAAAAAATATTGCGAAAAAATAGTGGGCGGGTTGGTAAATATCAAACCACAAATAATATCGAGCCTAAAAGAAGATGGAAAAGCCAAACTAGAGTGTATTTTTACAAAGATAGAAGACAATAAATACTTAAACCATATCTACATGATACAGAATGTTATGGATTGGCCACAGCTAGACAAGTTCAGCTGCCAAATATGGTATCTCGGAGAGACTGGGCTTGAGGACATTAAAAAAATTTGGGATTAATTTAAATGAATACTTTTACTAAATGGTTTCTGATTAATGCGGTCATGGGAACTGCCGTTTTTTTTGCAGAACAAAAGGGCGCGGTATCTACCGTAATTAAAAATGACTTATCATATATTTCTATTTTGATAATGGCACTATACGTTGGAGTTTCTATTTACGTAGGGAGATTATGTTACTTAGCTGACAAAATAAATAAGAAAAGAGAAGACGACGCCAGAGAATATTTACTAAAACGATCAGACTTGGGGTGGTTCTCTGCGGAACATTTTTTCTCATTAGGGCTATTGGGTACGATCATAGGACTAATCTTCGCAACGAGAGGAAGTCTCGATTCATCACTACCAGTAGCAGATATAGTTGCGGGATTAAAAGAAGGGCTCAACACAGCCTTTTACACAACCGTGTGCGGAATTGTATTTAGCTTACCGCTACAGGTACAATTGGTAATTTTAAAATTTAAGCTAGAAACTCATGGCCATAAAACCTAACAGAAGCGAAAGGCTCATCATAGTCATTGTGGCTTCAGCTGCGATTGGCTTTACGCTAGGGGTTCTGTCCATGGAGCAAAAGGTAAAAGAAAAAGACGAACAAGTAGAAGAACTACTTGGCGCAGTAGAGGATTTATTAAAATAATGAGAAAATTTTTTTCATTCAGGCCATTCATTGACGTTTTGTTCTGCTGCCTTCTTATGTTGGTGGCGATCTTATTTCTGCTAAAGACAGAGGAAGAGAAAACTAAGTCTCGCCCTCCTAATGTGATTTATGAAATAGTACTGACTTGGGATGGAGACAGTGAAGATGATCTAGACATCTATGTGCAAGCTGCATCGGGGCACAAGGTATACTTCAACAATAGGGAGGGCGGAGAAGGCAGTCTTATAAGCTTAGACCATGACGCGTTAGGCAAGCGAAGAAATAATAGCCTATCCCAAGGGCAAGAAGGGACTGTTGTAAAATTCAACGAAGAGATAGTCTCGTTTAGAGGGGTAACCGAAGGAGAAAACATAGTCACCGTTCACGTATATTCGAAAAGAGATGAAGAACCAACAGTAGCCACAATTAAATTAATAAAAATTAAACCATTCAGAGAAGTCATCACCAAGCAAAGACAATTCTCCACCACGGGGCAAGAAAAAATAGCCTTCAGGTTTAAAACAGACAAGGACGGAAACATCTTAGACGTAAATGAGTTACCAGCTAATTTAGTAAATCAATTAGGAGAATAATCATGAAACCATTAGTAGCAGTAGTAGACTGGAAGCAATCACCAAGAGGTGATGAAAGTTGCTATATAGAAAAAGAGGCTATTGGTAATAGGGCGCGAGTTAAATATTTTAAATGCGATACGGATAAAGACTGGAAAGGGGAAGTATTAAAATCGGACTATATCCTCTTATGGCACAATACAAGTATGCCCGATACAGTAATAAACAAGCTGGAAGACTGCAAAGCAATAATTAGAATTGGCACCGGATATGATTCAGTCGATTATATTGCGGCCGCAACCAGAGACATCCCAGTTTGTAACGTTCCAGACTACGGAACAGATGAAGTTGCAGATCACTCCATAGCCTTAGCGCTTGCCCTTTGTCGCCAAATTATACCCATTGACCAAGAATGTAAAAACCTTGGTTGGGACATACCAAACAAAAATAAGATTCAAAGATTTGGAGAAATGATGTTCGGGGTTATAGGGCTAGGCAGAATTGGAACATCTGTCGCCCTAAAGGCTAAAGCTCTCGGATTTGAAGTTCATTTTTATGACCCCTACCTTTCTAATGGCGTCGATAAATCCCTAGGTATAGCTAGAAGTAAAAATCTCGATAATTTTTTAGGCATGATGGATATAGTGTCCATTAATTGCCCGCTAACCGAAGAAACTCATCATATGATTACGAAGAGGGAGCTTAAAATAATGAGAAAAAATGCTTTCATTGTTAATACAGCGCGTGGATCCATTATAAAAAAGAAAGATTTATTCTCCTCCCTCAGAAAAAATGATATAGGTGGCGCAGCCCTTGATGTAATAGAAGACGAGCCATTGAAGACAAAAAAAGAAGCCGAAACCCCCAACCTAATTGTAACGTGTCATTCTGGATTTTACAGTATCCAAGCTGCATGGGAAATGAGACATAAGGCAGCATCAATCGCACGAGATATGATCTTAGGAGAAGATATAGAGAATTGTATTAACTGTAATTTTTTACCAAGGAATTTTATAAAATGATTTATTTATTATACGGACAACCGGGATCAGGCAAAACAACTCTGGGAAGTATGTTGGCCAGAGAAATAGACACCCCATTTTTTATAGATGGAGATGAATTTCGTAAAATGTTTTCACGCCAGAACCTCGGGTACGGAAAGGCGGGCAGAACCAAGAACATAAGGAATGTCAATGCGGTAGCAACCTTTTTAAATAAGAAAGGTAAAAGTGAAGACTGGATGTGCATTTATGTTCGTGACAAAAACAACCCCAACAGTATAGAGGGGATAAGCGTTAACAACGAAACTGATGTAGTTCTAAGTTTTGTTAACCCTTATGCAGAGCTAAGAGAAGAACTGAGGGTAGACAATAAAGGGCAAGTGGTAGAGATTTTATTAAAGTCAGACAGAGATCTAAGGAAAGAATATCATGTTGAAGACTTCGAAGAAGGCAACCCAGATCACAGCATATCCACAGACAAAGATGTTACAGAAGGTTGGGCTGAATTAAAAAATTTATTAAAATTATGAAATTAATATTACTACTAGCAGCTTTTTATTTAGTTGGATGTTGCTGCCCAACATGTGAGCCAACTATATATTACAGCCCTAGCGGTAAACCATTCCCTACTAGTTGGGGTAGTCCTCCAGAGATACAGACTAAAGACTATCGACCCCTGCAAGAAGGTTATGGGCATGGCAGCAGCACCTTATATCATTGGATAGAGGAGAATCAAAAATGAAAATATTACTATTCCTATTACTTACTAGTCTCTCTACCTACTCTCAAGTAGCTAGACCAACGTACAACCCATTCAATAATGGAGGCATTCCATTTTACGGTCAAAATCAAATGAGGCCGCAAAATAATTACTACAATAACAATAACTTGTACAACAGACCGCAGTTTCCAAATAATACAAACCATCCTTTGAATTTTCATCGACCAAATAATTTTGGGTTTCAGAATAATTTTCAAAGACCCCAGCAGTTCTTCCCGCAGAGTCAGCCGCAGCAAAATTGGCAGCAACCCCAAGTACAACCACAACAGCCTCAACCGCAGCAACCCGCTCCCCCACCAATGTTTACTAGAAAGTTCCATCTTAATAATGGATATTTATTCGGTAGGCCTACGCTATGGTACGACTCCAAATCTAACAAGATGCAGCCTTGGGTTAGGAAAAACCTAAGATAGCTAAGCGTAATGAAAGCTAAATTTCCAGAAGGTTACGGGGAGTACAAAGAGTATGATTTTGATAACAGGATCAGCTACGAAGAAGACTCTGATTCAATGTATATCTACGTCGCTCCGCCCCAAGGGCAAGTGGGGGCAGTAATGGTTTACAATGAAGATGGGTGTATGGTATCAATAGATACGGACGAAGTGAATACTCAAGTAGGTATTGAAATAATTGGCGTGTCTAAATTAATGGATAAATTTAATCTAAAGAATATAATAAAGAAGAACTAAAATGGAAAATAAACACAGAGAGCCTTGGGAAATCATAGGCATCATAACCTCAGGATATTTAGGAGTATTATTAGTGCATTGTGTACTTACGGCTATGGAGTATGGAATGTTAATTGTAAATTATAAAAAAGAATTTAATTTGGGAGACTGCTTTCACGTGCCCTTATTAGTATAATGCTTAAAAAAATTATATTAATATTTTTTGCAGTTTTAACTATTCTTTTTGTTATACAGGCATTACCTGTTATACTTGCTATCGTTTATTTAGGGGGTTGGATGATATGGTGCGTTCTAACAGGGGATTCTTTTTGGGGTGAGTATGGCCCGTTTTGGTAAAATGGAAAGTCGAAAAAAATTTATAAAATGCAGTTGTCACGGCGAAGGTATGCTACTTGCCAAGTTTGACGGCGAAGAAGAAATCTATGTTAGCTTTTGGCGAGAGGGCATAAACCCCGTCAAATTAACTTGGTGGATGAGACTGAAGCTGTGTTACTTGGCTTTATTTAAGGGCAATTATTATGACGACCAGTTAGTTTTAAGTAAAGAAGAAGCAAGACAGCTTTGTACGTGGATTCAGGATGAATACGACATGGACGCGGTGGAAAGAGAGATGGAAAAAGATGTGGAACAATAGAATCATAAAGCACGAAAAGGATGGAGTCACTTGGCATAGTGTCCATGAAGTCTTTTACAATGAAGACGGTAGCATTTATGGTCACACCGAAGACCCAATTACTATCGTTGGAGAAACCGAAGAAGAAGCGGTAGAACAAGCGGAACAAATATTGAGAGATATTAAAGATACGCCAGTTCTTGTGGCGTCTGAAATAGAATTTAAAGACCATGAAGAAATATAAAAAAGAACGATTAGAGAAAAAAGGCTGGTCTGTTGGAGATACGGATGATTTTCTAAATGACGAGTCTCTTGAAGAATTTATGTCTAGTGATTTTCCGAGGGTTTATATACATGACGTTAAAAATAACCCAGACGATACCTGCTCTATAGAAATTTCTACTAATAAAGCTTTTGACGAACTCTTTAAGAAAGAAAAAAATCGTAAGCGAGTTAGCAATAAAGGAATACAGGAGTTTTTTATAGAGCTACTCGAAAAGGGTCTAGCTAAAGAAGATGGGTACGATTTAAAGACATTAGACAAGCGTAAGTCAAGTCGTAAGGCAAGTAAACTTTACAAATAGACGGACAAATGTAAAAAAGCTAAAAGATGTTTAAAAGACTTTGGTTAATTTGGTCGAGGACGGTAGATCATCGCATTGGCAAAACCGACGATGACGCCCCAGATATTCCAATTTTAAAAAACAAAGATGCGAATATTAGTTTGTTAATAAGGACCGTAATCGTTATAATAAATGTAGTAACTTGTTTTTTTATTATAGCTAATGTGATAAGGCACTGGTAAATATGAATATAGCATTACCAATTTTATTATTAGTATTTGGAGCACTGAGCTTTTGGATACTCACTGAATCAAGCGTTAGGTGGTATATCAAAACGGCTTGCATTACAACGTTTTGTTTATTCACGATCGTTTTTTGGACAACTATACACACCTTCTTGGGGTGGTCGGCTCACGAAGAATATATGCCTCAAAAAGTTTTGGTTCATTGGGTAATAATCAAAGAGCCCAATAAAGTAACCGAGTCGAAAGGCTCTATACACATTTTGATAGAGTCCATAGAAGACGCAAAAGGAAATATGATTTCCAAATTCTTCGGCTACAGAACGGATAAAATTGAGCCAAGGCTATTTGAACTAAAATACAACAGAGAGCTTCACGAAAAACTCGAAAAATTAAAACAGAGACTTAAACAAGGCCAACCTGTAGCTGGTAAATTCACCAAAGAAGGAGAGAAAGGAAAGGCTAAGGGTGGAAAGGGAAAGAAAAACGACAAGAACGGAGAGGGCAGCGAATCTCAAGAGCAAAGCTGGGAATTCCACGAATTATTACCATCAGAAATACAAGGGAAACCAGAGCGATGAAAGAAAAAATAAAAGAAGTATTAAAGCGTTACGAAAACATGCAGGTCAACTTAGGCTCAGAAGTAGCTAGAGATATATTAGCAGAAGAAATACTTTCGGCGCTAGACCCAGAGAAAGAAACCAAAGAGTGGCTAGATAAAAACGATAAGACTAGTGAATGCGGAGGAGTATAGTGCACGAATTCAAACTACCCCCCTATATATGCCCCTACGAAAAACGCAAGAAATTTTGCAGAAAAATAAGAGACACTGAAAAAGAAATCCAAAACTTGAAAAGCGAGGGGCGTTGGAAAGAGGTCGCCCACTTACAATGTGTCTTAAGAAACTCTTGGTGGGGATACAAAAGATTTGCCGAAAACAAATAATTGTGTATAATAATATACGGGAGCGTACTGGATTCGATTTAGGGTCTTACGCCAGATTGCAAGTAGAGGATGATAGTTGGCCTCTTTAATAATCTATCTAGGAAACTTCAACTGCCGATAATATTGTTGATATGGCTCCTTCGCTTGACGAAGCTGATGCGATTCTCGCTAAGTTTGGTTGGACCGAAGAGGCCGCGATGGCAGCATAGATTGCCCCGTCCTACTCCGGATGCTCGTTAAGGAGATAGGGCGACGACAGCGAGCAAAACACTGGTTGAGTCTGGTTGAGTCTCCAGTTGCTTAAAAAAAGATAGACCAAACCTTACGTGAAGTTGTCGGTCACAGACACGTATTGCATTAGATCGACTAAGCTTGTAGTAATTTGAGCCGATGGCTTTAAAGACGCGGGTTCGATTCCCGCCGCTTCCACCAATTTTAACATGAGACTGTACAATATAAAGGGGAGGCTTCAAAGCAGGAATGTCTCCAAGTATCTCATAGACTGGGATGGAAAATCTAGGTCAAAAATACAATTCTCAGTAAAACAATTCTTAAAATCATTCTGGAAGAATCAAATAGTTTATGAAGAGTTCCCCGTATACGGGACAAGGCTCAAGGTAGATATTTTAAATGCTACAAAGAAAATAGCGATAGAAGTACAAGGTAAACAACATAGTGAATTTAACAAATTCTTTCATAAAAACAGTGCATCTAATTACCTTAGCTCTATAAAAAGGGACGTACAGAAAAGAGAGTGGCTTGAATTAAATAATTTTAAAATACTCGAGATAGAACAAGAGGATATAAACCAACTTTCTTTAGAATATATAGAAAAAACATTTAATGTCTCTATTTTATAAACAGTGTAATCCATATTGGTGAAAAATAATAAATTTGTATTCCCGAAGCAAATCCTAGACCAAATAAATGAGTGCTCTAATGGAGGATTTATTCTATTTACTCTAAATGACGAAGGTTTACCAGAAGTACATAGCGACTTCGATAATCCTATTCATGCTATGGCTTTACAATATTATGTTAACAATTGGTCAAAAGCGGTTGAAATGCTGAACACTGAAGCGACCACGTCTTCATTAGAACTTCAAGAGATGCCTCCACCAGATGAAGAAAGTGAGATTGAAGAACCAGAAGACAATGACGAAGATTGCATTTGACTTTTAGCTCACTTTATAATATCTTTCATAAGATTTTGCGACAAATTGTCCCCTCAAAAAAATGGGACTTACTGGTTGATGATATTATAATACGGCATGAGCAACATATATTCCTTACAACTCGAAAAGCATGTCCTTGGAGGACTGATTAATCACCCCGACGTTTTCCCCGAAGTAGATAAATTTTTATCTGAATCAGACTTCTTTAGCGAAGTACATTATACAATTTTTTGCGTTATAAGAAAATCACTTTCAAAAAACGAGAAGGTAGATAAGGTCATCTTGGCTGACCAACTTAAGAACTGGGGGATCAAATATAACGGAGATTTAGACATCTACGAATACATAGATGGCATAGCGTTTACTCAAATCAAGAAAAGCGCAGTTATACAAGCGGTAAAAGACCTCAAAAAGTACTCCCTCAGGAGGGACTACGAAAAAATCGGAGAAGAACTTAAGGATTCCATGCGCAAAAATGGAGAAAAAAAGTTCGAAGAGATTATAGAAAGTGCAGATAAAGTATGCAACCAATTAGTTACGAAATACACTGAGGCAGAAGAACCCACGAAGCTAACCACGGGATTAGTAGACCTCCTAGAAGACAGGGGGAATAACCCAGTCGAAGAAATAGGCCTAGCCACCCCATTCAAATGCTTAAACGAAATGTACGGAGGGTTAAGGGTGGGGCAAGCCTTCGCAATAGCAGCTAGACCAAAGCAAGGCAAAAGCACCTTCCTTAACCAAGTAGCCTTCGAGACGGCAAGGATAAATAAATGTAAAGTTCTTTTCCTAGACACAGAAATGGCAACGGAGGAAGTAAAATTCCGAAGGTCAGCAGCTTTAACAGATATAAATCCTTGGTGGCTAGAAACAGGCAACTGGAGAAAAAATGAAGAGATGGTTAAAAAGGTTCGTTCGTGTGAGGGCTTGAAAGAGGATCATGATGTTTATCATCTTTACATTGGCAACATGAGCGTTGACAAGATTTGCTCTCTAATAAGAAGGTTTAAATATAACCACGTGGGCAGGGGCAATAATTTTTTAGTAGTTTATGATTACCTAAAAATAACCGGAGAAAAACTATCGGATTTTAACAAGGAATACCAAGCGATAGGTGATAAAATTAATATGCTTAAATCTGTATGCATGGAAACTGAAGCTTGCCTACTAACCGCTAACCAACTAAATAGAACCGGAGAGAACAGGGGGAGAAGGGGTGCCCAAGTAGTAGATGATATGTCTACGCTAGCTGGCTCAGATAGATTAGCTTGGTTCGGTGGCAATATATTCATCTTCAGAGCCAAGACGGAAGATGAAGTACACCTAGATAACAGGGGCGGCATAGATCGAGGTACTCATAAATTAATTTGCGTAGCCTCCCGTTACCAAGGCAAAAATGCAGCGGGTTTTAGGGACATGGTAACTAGGACATTAGAAGATGGCTCGCAACGAGCAGAGCCGAATTATATTAATTTTAATATAAGTAATTTTAGGGTAGAGGAGCAGGGCACACTAGAAGACATAATCAGGAGAGAAGAGGGCATAGCAGATATATCAGACATAAGTGGAGATGACGGAGACTTTCTTTTAGAATGATGGATTACAAAAACATCCTTGGCGAAATAGGCTATTCCAATATCGTGGATAACGGTAGAGAATTAAGAATGAAGCCTATCTATAGAGAGTCTAGCAGCAACACCGTGTTAAGTGTCCGCAAGGACAGCGGCTATTTTATAGATTTTAGTAAAAATATTAGTGGCTCATTTTACGACTTGGTTAAAATATCTTTAAAGCTAAAGTCCATAGACGAAGCAAAAACTTGGGTCTCCAAGGGGAACAGTATACCAGACGCAGAGAAGATAAAGCATCAGCCCAAGATCAAAACTCAAAGAGTTTTTTCCAAAGATCCTTTGTCTAAAATTCTACCCATCCACTCCTACTGGGTAAACAGAGGTGTCCCAGAAGACGTAGTAAAAATATTTAAAGGGGGAGAAATGAGGGAAAAGGGGAAGATGAAAGACAGATATGTTTTTCCTATTTTTAACTGGAAGGATGAGCTCATAGGTATAAGCGGCAGATATTTACTAGACCTAGAAAAGGGATCCAAGATACCTAAATGGAAACATTATGGTGACAAAAGTAAATGGAATTACCCACTGTTCATTAACAGTAAGATTATTAGAAACAAAAAGGAAGTCATCCTAGTGGAAAGCATAGGAGATATGTTGGGATTATGGAAGGCTAACCACCATAATGTTATGGTTACTTTTGGATTAGATGTCAGCGTGTCTATGATAAATACATTCTTAAAAATGGACATGAATAAAATCATTATTGCATTTAATAACGATTCAGAAAACAACAGCGCAGGAAATGAAGCGGCAAAAAAAGCTCATAAAAAAATGCTAAAGTATTTTGACCCCCATCAATTGTCAGTAAATTTACCAGACAAAAAAGATTTTGGCGAGATGTCCATAGACGAAATTAACGCATGGGCCTCTTCAATTAACTAATGAATAATAAAGAAAGTATTTTATCTGCATCACGCATTAAAACGCTCGAAGCGTGTTCGTGGCTGTATTGGTGCAAATACAAGCTCAAACTGCCTGAGAAGACCAATTCCGGCGCATTAAGGGGCACTATATGCCATCTTATCCTAGAGCTTCTCCTCAAAAAAAGACATAAAAAACATTATAATTTAATAATTAAAGAAGGACATATAAAGGCTAGTAGCTCCGTAGATAAAGTAGTTAAAAAATACCTCAAGAAGCACAAGCTTTTAGACTCAAACGAAGACGAGGATCACTACGGACTTTGTAGCGATATGATTTTAGTTGGGCTTAAAAATGATTTCTTTAGCGAGGGCGGAAAGATCTTAGACCCTGAATATGAATTCCTATTAGAGAGTGAAGACCCACCATATAAAGTGATGGGGTTTATGGATAAAACAGTTACCTATAGCAAGAAAAAAGAAATCTTAATATCCGATTATAAAACCAGCAAGAGTAAATTTTCTGGAGAAGATTTAGATTCTAACTTACAAGGATTAATTTACAGCCTAGCTGCAAAAAAGATATGGCCTAAACTTAAATCTTCCATAAGGTTCATATTCTTAAAATTCCCCAAAGACCCACTGCAAGAGTTATCCTTTAAAGATTCTCAGCTTAGCGGGTTAGAATATTACTTAGCTCATGTTTTTAAAATTATAAATAATTTCTCGGAAGAAACAGCCTCTACAAATTATGCGGCAGATCAGCCTATGCCCCCTAAAGGGGGAGGCTTTAAAGGCCCACTGAACTGTGGCTTCGCCAAGAGGAAAGGTCAACTCAAAAAAGATGGCTCACTCATGTGGCATTGTCCGTTTAAATTTGATTTTGAATATCATGCTCTTGTCAACGAGCTCGGAGAAACCATATCCTCAGCCTTCGATGAGGATAGCTTACCCACCCCCAAGGACGGCGAATCCATAGTTAAAAAGAAGTACGATGGATGCCCCAGACATAACAATAAAAATGATGATTTTGATTTTTAGAGCTTGACTTTCTTCTGCTTTTAGTTTATCATTAGTAAATGAGTGTTTTACCGTTATTTAAGTCACATTATTCCTTAGGTAAAAGCATATTAACCTTAGAAAGCCCAGAGTCAGTATACCCAGAAGGCCCTGACTCCATTATAAAGATATGCAAAGACAATGAAATATCCTCTTTCTTCTTGATAGAAGATAATATGAGCAGCTTCCTTCAGGCCTATAAAAATTCCTGCCTAGAAAACATAAAGTTTAACTTTGGTTTAAGGTTAACCGTATGTAATGACATGGAAGCAAAAAACCAAGACGAATTAACTAAATCCTGCAAGTATGTTATTATTGCAAATAATGATGAGGGGTACAGAAAGTTAATAAAAATTTATTCTTTAGCTTCTCAGAGGGGCTTCTATTATGAGCCAAGAATAGATTTTAAAAATTTAAAATATATTTGGTCAGAAAAAGACTTGACACTGTGCGTTCCATTTTACGATTCTTTCTTGCACAAGAACTCTTTGCATGATCATATATGTCAACCAGATTTTGATTTTACTTCTCCAGTTTTTATGGATGAAGATAATGATAATTTTATTGATATTTTAATCAAAAATAAGATCAGAGATTTTTGTAAGGATAAATACGAAGTCCTAGATGCTAAAAGTATTTTTTATCATAAAAGAGAAGATTTTAAAGCTTACCTGACCTTCAGGTGCATTAACCAAAGAACTACCTTGGACAAACCAAATTTTGACCATATGACCTCTAGAGAGTTTTGCTTTGAAAGCTGGAAGGAAAAAGTATAATGGACGAACACCTTTTAAGATTTGACGAAGAGAAAACCTTGGTTTTTATAGACCTAGAAACATTTAATTTATGTTTAAGCTTCGAACATAATCTTCCGTGGCAAGTAGCCATGATTAAAATAGAAGGAAAAAAGAAAGTATCCGAAAAAAACTTTTTTATTAAATGGGATACGAAACTAAAAATCGGGAGTGAGGCAGCAAGGATAACCAACTACAACCCCAAGGTAGTAAAAGACAAAGGTCTGAAGCCGGACGAGGTGTTCCCCACTATAGAAGACTGGCTAGATAATGCGGATTATATATTAGGCCACAATATCATAGGTTTTGATATGTTTTTAATTAAAGATTTTTATAAATACATGGGTAAAGACTGGTCTCACTTAATGGACAAAATGATAGACACCAACTGTCTAGCCAAGGGTATTAAAAACGGTATTTTTTATGATGGAAAAGAGTCTCTCTGTGAATACCAATACAGAATGTACCACAAGAGGGTTAAAGGGGTCAAAACGAACCTAGATGCTCTGTCTAAAGATTTTGATATTAAATATGACAAAACGAAAAGGCACGATGCACTCTATGATTTAGATCTTAACGTCAAAGTATGGGATAAATTAAAATGGCAGGTGGAAATTTGAAAACTACATTAGAAAAAAAATCCAAAGGATACTCTTTACCCATGCACGGGGTAAGGTTGCCTTCCTTTAGTATTGATATTGAGGATAAACGCGCTATCGGTGCGAGCGAAGATTGCTCTAATTATGATTTTCTTCGCACCCTATCCGCAAAGACTTTTAAAGAAAAGATTGCTCCGAACCTAAACAAAAAAGAAGCTCAAGAATATAAAGATCGAGCCAAATACGAACTAGAAACCCTTAAGGATTTAGATTTTATTGACTACATCCTCTTGGTGTGGTATGTATGTAGGTACTGTGATAAAAATAAAATCGAAAAGGGGTTAGGGAGAGGTAGCGCGGCGGGTAGTTTGATCCTTTACCTAATAGGGGTCACAGGTATTGATCCAATTAAGCATGGTTTATTTTTTGAGAGGTTCGTTTCCAAGGTAAGGGCTAAAAAAGAAGTTCATGATGGTGTTGTTTATTTAGATGGCTCATTAATGGCTGATATTGATTTGGATATTTGTTATTATGACCGGCAAAAAGTTTTAGATCACCTAGAAGAAAAGTTCAAAGGTAAAACATCCAAGATACTTACGCTTAATACCCTTAGCTCTAAACTTCTTATAAAAGAATGCGGAAAAATAACAGGTCATTCATCGAAAGGCGACATTGGAATTCCATTGACCGAAGCAGAAATGAATAAAGTGTCAGCAATGATCCCGAAGATATACGGCAATGTTACTGACATTCAGGAGGCGTATTCAGAAGTACCAGAATTTAAAGAGTGGTGCGACGAACACGAGGAGGTGTACAAAATAGCACTAAAACTAAGAAATCTAATTAAGAACAAAAGCGTTCACCCATCTGCCATAGCTCTTTCTTATTCTGATCTTGAAGACTCCTGCCCGACAGAGTTATGTTCGGACAAGGTAAGCACTGTATCTTCTTATGACATGAATTGGATGCAGCTTTTCAATGTTAAACTAGACGTATTAGGCTTGAGATGCGTATCTGTGGTATCTAAAGTATGCGAAAGGATAGGCGTTAAGAAGGAAGATCTCATCCCTTATGTCAATGGAGAGCATAAAGATTCTTACGATAAAATATATGCCCACCTCCAACAGTTAAGGTCTAAACATGGATTATTCCAAATAGAAGCAGACACAGGCTTTAAAGTATGCAAGAGCATTAAGCCAAAAAATCTAGAACAACTAAGTGCCGTGTTAGCTATCGCTCGTCCGGGGGCGCTTCAGTTCGAGCAAACTTATGCTGATTGGGCTAATGGAGGGGAGTATCAAGCTATCCATCCATTCTTTGATGATATTTTGTCTGCGACCGGAGGCGTTGCTTTATACCAAGAGCAGTTAATGAAAATGGCACACAAAGTCGGATTCACCCTAGATGAAGCGGAGATCCTCAGGAGAATTGTGGGCAAGAAAAAGGTTTCAGAGGTTCGCAAATGGAAAAAGAAAATTAAAGACAAGGTAAAAGAAAATAATCTAGACCCCAAAATCTCTGATATTCTGTGGCAAATCCTAGAGGACTCAGCCAATTATTCTTTTAATAAATCTCATTCGATAGCCTATGCTGCGCTATCAGCAATAACCGTTTATCTTAAGTTTAATTATCCTAAAGAATTTTTCTTAGAACTGCTTAGGATGACCAAGCATGAACCAGACCCAACTGAAGAAATTTCATATATACAAAAAGAACTTTATTCTTTTGGTATTAAGTTGTTAAGACCTCATATTGTAAAATCTAAAGATGATTTTTTTATTGAGGATAATAATATCAGATTTGGCCTTCTGTCTATTAAGGGCATCTCAGAAAAATCTATTGATAAAATTAAAAAGTTCAGACCAGAGAAAGAATACTCAAATAAATTTGAGATTTTTCAAGCAGCAGAAGAAGCTGGCCTGAATATAGGAACTCTCTCCGCCCTCATACAAGCAGGAGCCCTAGAAGGGGGATACAATCAATCCAGAAGCAAGGTAGTATTAGAATCTCAACTGTGGAAGATCTTAACCCCGAGGGAAAAACAAAGGTGTTTAGTCTTGGCAGAAGAAAAAGATAATGATTTAATTAATATAATTAATTCGTTAAAAACCCCGAGTGGAGAAGGTGAAAAACCCTTCATTAAAGAATCCAGATACGGAACTATAAAAAGAAAATACGTACCCTATGTTCAAATATATAAGCAAAATAGTAAATACGAAAATTTTGCTAACTGGTATTATGAAAATAAATTATTAGGATACACCCATGGACAGTCCTTAAAATCTATTTTTCAAGATGAAATACCTAATTTAATTTATGTTTCTGACCTAGAGGATGAACCAGATAACGCAAGGGTAAAATTAATGGCCTATGTTGGCAAAAAAAGTTGGACAGGCACATCTAAAAACGGTAATAATTACTATAAATGCAATATCCTAGATGAGACAGGGTCTTACCAAGCTATGATCTTCGATACCAAAAACAGAAAACTTCTCTCTCAATGCAGGGATGCGAACGGAGCACTACCGAAAGAAGGTAATATCGTTTTCGTAGCGGGAGCAAGAAAAGATGGCGTTATTTTTGCTGATAAAATCACCATACAAGATTTAAAAATATATACCAAACTATCAGAACTCAAAGAATGAAAATATTAGTTACAGGAGGCGCTGGCTTCATAGGCAGTCATTTAGTAGACCGCTTACACTTGTCGGGTCACGACGTCGTTGTCGTCGATAATGAATCTGCAGAATCGAATGAAAGATTCTACTGGAAAAAGCGTGGCGTTAAAAATCTAATGGAGAGCATAGAGCATCAAGACTCTATGGAGTTTATCTTTAGGCAAGAAAAACCAGATGCCGTTTGCCATTTAGCCGCAGAGTCGAGAATCCAAAAAAGCCTAAAAGAACCCTCCAAAGTTTGTTCTGTAAACTACGTAGGAACTGCTAATTTATTAGAGGCTTGCAGGAACCATGGCGTTAAACGATTCATTTTTTCATCCACATCTTCGATATACGGAATAAGAAATAAGATTCCGCTTAGAGAAGATATGCCAGCAGATTGCCTAACCCCTTATTCCATAAGTAAATTAGCTTCTGAAAGTTTATGTAATTTTTTTTACGAGAACTATGGGATAGAAACCATCTCCTTAAGATACTTTAATGTTTACGGAGACAGACAACCGCTCAAAGGAATTTATGCTCCAGTTATAGGACTTTTCTTAAAGCAAGCCAAAGAAGGAAAGCCAATGACTATAGTCGGAGACGGAGAGCAGACAAGGGATTTTACCCGTGTAGAAGACATAGTGGAAGCGAACGTATTAGCGCTAACGACCGAGAACGATAAGACATTTGGTGAAGTTTTTAATATAGGAACAGGCAAGGCCTACAAGGTCAATGAAATTGCCGAAATCATTGGTGGCGAGGTAGAGCATATTGCACCCAGACTAGGGGAGGCGCGACACACCCTTGCGGACACATCCAAGGCTAAAGAAATGCTGGGCTGGAGTGCTTCCAAAAATCTTGAAGATTATTTAAAAAATGAGTTGACTTTTTAACAAAGTTTGTTAATATTAATTATGATACAATTTTACAAACCGAACGCAAAAAACACTGGCTCCGCTTGCTCTTTTTGGGTTAATAGAGATGGTTCAGTTATGGCCTCGTTAATTAAACAAGCCTCTTGGGACAGTCAGAGAAAGATCGGGTCTTTTTCTAAAAATAAGGAGAACCCTAAAGGGCGAGTTATTACTAAATTATCTCGTACTGAGGTCGGTGGAATTCTTGACTCTATTGAATCTAATAGGGAATTTTCTGCTTACCACAGCAGTCAGAAGCAGGTGGTTCAAATGAAGTTCGGCCCATACATGAGGGGTGATTCCCAAGTAGGCTTCTCTTACTCCGTTAATAAACAAGATAAAGAAGACTCCACCTTTAAGGCTAGCTTTGTTATTGGATTTACTTTTCCAGAAGCTAGGGTTCTAAAACATGATTTGCAAAATTTTTTAGATAAAACAGCCCCGAGCCTTCAAAATAATCAAGAGGAAGAGTCACCGGTAAAGGTGGTAGACCTAGAAGAACCACCTCAAGCTCAAGCTCAATCGAGCGAGAATAGTGACGAAGAAATTCCTTGGTAAGGTATGCCAAGAAAGAAAATATTATTACAAAGCGACTTCTCCCTCGCTAAGACCGGCTTTGGCAGGAATGCCAAAGCTATACTTACTTATTTACATAATACAAATAAGTATGACCTAGTACATTATTGTTGCGGCCTGAATTGGTCAAACCCCCAGTTGACAAGAACCCCTTGGAAATCCATAGGCTGTCTACCCGATAACGAAGAAGAGACTAAAAATCTTAACAAAGACCCAAACGTTGCCAGATTAGCATCATACGGAGCGCACTATTTAGATAGAGTAATAGAGCAAGAAAAACCAGATGTTTATATAGCAGCCCAAGATATATGGGGCGTAGACTTCGCAATAGATAAGCCTTGGTTTGATAAAATAAACTCCGTAATTTGGACCACTCTCGACTCTTTACCCATCTTACCCGCCGCGCTAGAAAAGGCTCCCAAAGTTAAGAACTATTGGATTTGGTCAAATTTTGCAACGAAAGCCATGAACAGCTTAGGGCATTCTAATGTAAAAACCATGCACGGAGTTGTCGATGATAAATACTTTCGCAGACTAAAAGACTCAGAAAGGAAATCCTTAAGAAAGCAAAATAATTTACCGCAGGATATATTCATGGTCGGTTTTGTTTTTAGAAATCAACTCAGAAAATCTGTACCAAATTTACTAGAAGGATACAAAATCTGGAAAGATAAATATTACGATAAAAAACGACCCACTGGATTACTTTTGCACACACATTTCTCAGAGGGGTGGAATATCCTTAAGCTCGCTGAGGAATATAAGATAGATAAAAAAGAAATTTTTACGACTTACATCTGTAGAAATTGTTTAACTTATAATGTACAAAATTTTGTAGGACAAGATATAAAATGTAACTGTTGCGGAGAAGAAAAAGGTAAAATTACCACCAACGTCAGCGTAGGGGTTTCAGAAAAAGAGCTAAATGAGGTATATAATCTAATGGACGTTTACGCTCACCCCTTTACTTCCGGAGGACAAGAAATACCCATACAAGAGGCAAAGCTTACGGAGCTAATTACGCTAGTAACAGATTATAGCTGTGGTCAAGAGATGTGCGAAAAGGGGGCCGCATCCCTAGCCCTAGATTGGTCGGAGTACAGAGAGCACCAGACCGAATTTATAAAAGCATCCACGAAGCCTAATTCTATTGCAAAAAATATACATAAAGTATATAGCATGGGTCAAAAGAGGCTCAGAGAAATGGGCGAGCAAGCTCGCCAATGGACTCTAGACAATTATTCCCCCCAAAACGTAGGCTCACTTATAGAAAAAGAAATTGAAAATTTTGATTCTATAAAATATGATTTTCCCATCAAGGGCAAACCGAAAGATCCAAATGCGGAAATACCCAAGATAGATGATGATAAAGAATGGCTTATATATATGTATAAGCATATTCTAAACATGAGCGTAGACCAAACAGATGAAGGGCATCAATATTGGATGCAGGAAATTTCTAAAGGCAGAAAAAGGTCAGAGATAGAACAGTATTTCAGAAAGGTCGCGCAAGAAGAAGGGGATAAAAAATCTGTAGATTTTGAAAATCTTCTAGATAAAGAAGACAAGGGGAATCGGATGCTATATGTTATGCCAGAAAGTATAGGTGATGTTTTTCTCTCTACAAGTCTTTTTAAATCTTTAAAAAAACAATATCCAAAATATAATCTATATGTTGCTACTAAAGAGGCAAACGCAGAAGTGCTAGACGGCAACCCATACGTACATAAAGTGATACCCTATGTCCAACAAATGGATAACCTTCTCTGGCTAGAGGGGCAGGGGGACCATAAAGGGTATTTTGAGGTTGCGTTCTTGCCCCACGTAGGAACACAAAGGATGTTTGATTACCAACACAACGCAAAAGATGAAATAGCTTTTGATTTAAAATATTGACATGAAAGTTTTAGTACCATTATTACTTAGGCCAAACGGCCCAGAAGTCTGGATTAAAAATGCAGAAAAAATTAAAAATAAATTAACATACGAAGACAAAGATGTTGTTATTTTCGACGAAGAGGTTTCGTCTTACCAAAGCAAATTTGCAGCAGAGGCTAACGCCAGAAATGCAGTGATAGACAAACACCTGAAGGATGAGCACACCCACGTCTTTTGGATAGATACTGATGTCGTAGAATTTCATGAGAACATAATAGAAATGCTTTCCACTATTCCCGGAGCAAACCCACTAAAAGATATAGTAGCCCCGTTTGTTTTCTTAGAGGACAATGACGCTTGGCCTTTTAAAAGATTTTATGATATATCCTGCTTCATAGATAGTAACGGCGAGAATTATGATTATAAAGAACCCTATAACATGTGGGAAAAAGAACAACCCCTGCACCGATGCAAATGCGTAGGGACATGCTTCCTAATGCCAGCTAGTATATATAAGATGGGGGTAAGATATGATCCGTATGATGAAAGAAACGAACACATACCATTTTTTGAAGAAGCGAAAGAAAGGGGTTTCGGCATATGGTCAACCCCCTTGGTAGAAATACGCCACGCCTTTTTACCGAAATATGGAATAAACTTTAGATAATATGCATTTAGTAGAAAGATATGCACTAGGTAGTGGGGCTAAAATAGACCAGCCTTATATTTTAGAAAAATTTTTCCCCCACGACATGAATAGATACATAACGCTTCACCCAAGAAGCAAATATGATTCTAAGTGTTATGACTATTGGCAGGAAGTGGTTGACATCATACATCCAGAATTATCCAAGCACGGGATCGACATCTTACAAATAGGAGTAGAAGGAGACCCCTTATTAAACCTATGCAAACACGCCGTAGGTGGAACAAGCATAGGGCAAACCGCATACATTCTTAAAGATTCGGAGCTTCATTTGGGTGCGGACAGCTTCCCTGTCCACGTAGCTTCTCATTATAACAGAAAAATAGTTGCGCTTTACTCTAACATTTATCCCAATCAAGCAAATCCATATTGGGGAAATAAAAAAGATCAAATACTTCTAGAAGCAGACAGGGAAGGCAAAAAGCCTAGCTACGCAGCACAAGAAAACCCAAAAACAATCAATTCGATTAAGCCAGAAAACATTGCAGAGAAAGTCCTCTCGCTTTTAGGGCTAGAGTATTCTTATCCCTATCAAACCCTAACGCGGGGACCGAACTTTTTATCTAGAAATATTCAATCTGTTCCTAGGGGAGTTTTGGATATACAAGGTTTGGCTGTGGACTCGATTATAATGAGAATGGATTTACATTTTGATGAAAATGTATTAGCTAATCAATTGATGAGGACTAAATGTTCTATATTAAGCAATAAGCCCATATCGTTAGATATATTTAAACAGTTTAAAGAAAAAATTAATCAATTCGTCTACGTAATAGATGAGAACCATAACCCCTCGTTCATAGAAGATCTCATAAACACGGGGGCGGTTAGGCCGCTTCTCATATCTGAGATGAGTGCTGATAAGTTAAATAAGCTTAAAATTGATTACATGGATCACAGCATAATAATGCCGAAATCTTTGCCCAAAGAAAAAGATATAGAAGAAATAAAAAAGCACGGAATGGATAATCTTTATTATAAATCAAATAAATTTTTAATAGATAAAGGTCGCGTATATCCCAGCATAGCTGCATGGCAACAAGAAGAATCTATACCCTCATTAGTAAATACTCCTCAAAAAGTTATCGACACAGATAATTTCTGGAAAGAAATACAAGATTATTACATTCTAAAGAAAAGCTCTTGACTTATTACCTCCTTAATGTTAATATAATACATGCCGAAAAAGAAAGTGGGCTTTTCCCAAAAAGAAGAAGAAGATGTTAGATTTTCTCCGCCGAAAGTTTTTACTAGAAACGAATACGGCCTAGTAGAAGACGACGACACAAAATATGTTTTCACTGACGAAGGCTTGATTGACTGGAGGAAAATGGTTAAGCCAGAGTACCTTGTTTCCAATAGGCAAAGGACAAAGGAGCTCGACGTAACAAAGTTAGAAGACAAGGACCTTCTGATTTTATTGGGTGGGATCAAGGAGCTAGCCCAGATAAGGGGTTATACAGATTTAACATATAATGTAGTTTCGCCTAGCGCAGATTATGTTATAGCTACCTGCACAATAACTTGGACTCCCAATTACGAAACAGAGGGAAGAACAGTAAAATTTTCAGCCATAGGAGATGCATCCCCCGGAAACACTAAAAGTTTCGCAAGAAATTTTCTTGGCCCAATCGCAGAAAATAGAGCTTTTGTACGATGCGTAAGAAACTTCTTGAGAATTCACATCGTAGGCTCAGATGAGATGGGTGATGTCAAAATGGGATCTGAACCCGTTCAGGAATCGGCGGCAGACCCCAAGGCACTTCTTAAATCTCTCATGAAAGATAAGGGTATCACATTCGAAAACGTGAAATCCAAATTACAGAAAGAGTCTTATGATGGCGCAGAGAATTTTTCTGCTATAGAAGACATTCCGAACATTAAAATATTCGAACTAATAGAAAGAATGAAGAAGGTTTAATCCTTCGGGTATTTTTCTTTCACTTGATTAATAAAATTTATTAATTCATTTAATTTCTCTGGTCGACCCATGGCGTTTTCAGTTAAAGCTTCGAACTGGGCCTCTATAGGCCAGCTTTCCATTATGTCATTTTTTCTATTTTCTTGTACCTCCGTCAAGGAAAGTTGGTTTTGAAATTCTTCCTGAGACCAAATATCATTTAGCTCTGTCTCCGTCGGCTTGGGGATAGAATTATTTTCTGACCAATTAAAGTTCTCATATCCCTCCCCCTTTAAAGACCATTCATATTCTAAATATTTAGATTCTAATATTCTTAATAGATTCATTCTAATTCCTCCCTGACCTCTTCTATAGTCATGTTAGAGTATGCCTTTCCGCCCAATATTGTACTGGGATTGTTCATGTAGTGCGTTCTGTTAAGATATACCGACGCATTTCGACTCTGCCTTCTACCAGCCCTTATGCTCCAAGTCTGCTCACCTAAAGAATCTACTATGTGAACGTGTCTCATTCTAACGATTTGCCCATACTCTCTGGCGTATACGTTATTTGACCACGCCCTCCTAGGCGTTGCTTCGTCATCTTTATATAAAGCTATTATGGCTTCAGAATTGCCACCCGCGCTCAGATTTAACTCTGCATCTATTATCAATGTATGCCCCGTTTGCACGGGGGATATAGATAGGCCTGTTATTTCGGTCCCCTGAGAGCTTTGAGGATTTTCATAATCAATAATTTCTGTCGTCGAAAATGTGTCATTCCATCTAACCCCAGTCATTCTAACATATTTACCCGTTACCCCAGCTATACCCGTCATTGGCCCTATGCCAGAGACGGTTAAATCAGATACCCATATTCCGTCTCCGGTTGCGGTTAGCAAGCCCAATACATGAAGATCTTGAAACGTTCCGGTCCCATGAAAGAATTTGTTTCCACTTACTTCTTGATTTCCAGTAGTTAAAACTATTTTGTCGAAGAAATTTACTTTCTCCTCGGTTATTCCGCCATCTATTACGCTGAACGCCCCTATTTCATCTCCCCCTGCGCCAGTAAAATTTATCGTTTCTCCATCAACAAACACTCCAAGGTCCAGAGTGTCTCCCATATATACTTTTATATCTCCAGTTAATCCAGCGCCAGCATTTACGCTGAAGTAACCCGAGCCTGTTTCCAAAAATGTACTATACGCGACACCAGTCTCTAACAATATTCCTGTATCAACATTGACTGCTCCCCCAGAAATTATTATTCCACTTCCCTGAACTACGTTAGCTACAACGCTTTGGTCTCCGCTGAAAACAAAATCATTGAGACCTGATCCACCACTTATGTTATGCTTAAGACCTAATACCTTAAAAGCGCCTATAGCGTCCTCGCCCCCGCCAGTAAAGCCTATTGTTTCGCCATCTACATAAACGCCTAGGTCTAAAGTATCGCCCATATAAACCTTGGTGTCGCCAGTAAGTCCAGCTGCGGCATTGATGTTAAAGAAGGCACTTCCAGTGGTTAATAAATATCCTGTGTCTAAATTCACAGAGTCTTCAGTAACTATGAGCCCCGTTCCCGGGCTTAGATCTATTCTTCTGGAACTGCTTAGGTTTCCTCCCCCGACTAAGCCACTACCGGCAATCATCTCTACATATAGGGGGTTAAAGCCAGTTAGCCCGCTTAAGTTTAAGCCTCTATATTTTACCCTACTAGTGTCACCGTCATCATTTATTGCTATAGTCAAAAATCCAGTCGTTTCTCCATCATAGTCTACATCCCTTATATCCAGAGAACCACTTATATCTATATTACTAAGCAAAGTGGTGTCAGGTTTTGTAACAGTAAAACAGCAAGCAGTATCTTGACCCCTGTCAGACTCAACCCCAAAAACCTGAGCGTTTCCGATACCCTTTATCTTTAAGGTGTCCTGAGAACCTATATGAGATCTTAGCTCGGGTACTTCCCCAGATAGCCCGTAGGCATAACCACCCGTTGAAGCATAACCAAATTCTTCGGAGTTTGCTCCGCTAATTGCATCAAAGTAATAAACATCGCCAAATTCATCTTCAAATCTTAAACCGGTTACATACTCTAGACTTTGACCAGTTATTAAAATATGAGAACCGGTAGGGCCCATGGAGGGTATAATTCCGTCGAGCCTTATATCTGGTACAAATGTTAATCCTTCACCCATGTTATTTTATTTCCTCTGATTTAGTCATGATAATCTAGTAACGTTAGCGTTGCATTACCAGTAGTAATTCCTGTGCACGGGTTAACGCCTATGTAAGCTATATAGTCATGATTTATATTACAATTGAATGGATTTTGCGTTATCACTCCACTTACCCATTCTCCAGTGTTTATCAAGCATGTGGCACTAACTCCTTGTATTTTTACCCCAGTAACGTTATGGAAAAATCTTCCACTTATACCTAAGAGCGCAGTAGCGCTTACGGAATTAGAAGTTAAACCGCTAACCTCTGGCCTTCTTCCAGATATCTCCATCAAATCCCCAGTCAAATTTCCAACTAAGTCGTGCATATCCGAAGTCATAAATCTAGAAGAAAAAGATTCTATTTTAAATATTTTTCCTTCATAAACTGAATTCAGCCTTGATGGTTCGTAATCATTACTTATTATTAAGCTGTCAGGCACTAAGAACGGAAAGCCTTCACCTAAGAATGAATTATTTATAATTCCCGTTATTATACTCACACCCGTCCTCACCCCAGAGAGATTTTCTCCAGTTATACTAGAATGATCTATTCCTAAATCGTAACCAAAATAATCAGTTAATCCTATATCTAATTTTTTATTAAGCAGGTGATCAATCACAATATTACCTTCGGTACCATATTTCATTGTGGTCGTCACTCGGTTATTATGAGATATAAACCTAATCCCCGTATCTCCCCTACTAGAGGACATTCCAGTTATACCTATCAATGGGGCAGCTTGGTAGGCATTTAAGCCAGTTATCCTAAAGCTTTGTCCGACGATTAAATTTTCTGTTTCTATTCCTGATATAGATGGAAGCACAGTAAAAATCTGATCAGATTCTTCGAAAATTTCATTTCCGCTGATGGTAATAGGTGAATTAATTATTTCTCTCGGTACCCTTATGTAAGCCCCCGTTCCATCTACAAAAGTTTTTTCTTTAGCGGGTATATACTCTGCAGATTCCCCGCTCCAAGCAGATCTAAATAAGAATTCAACCCCAGTTAATTGAGTCCCCGATATGTTTATTAAATCGTTATATTTGCCAGAAGAGGGCTCTATTATATTTATACCAGTATAAACAGAATGAAGCTCAGTCGGCGATAAAGTACTTTCAGCTATTTGTCCACCGGTAATATTTATCAATTTAAATTTTTCTTTCTCTTTAATATTTGGCGGTATATTGAAAGACAAACCAGTTGTGCCTACTCCGGTAAATAACAATGAAGAGAGGGGCCTATTTCCAGAAACGGTGGACTGAACAATATAAGGATTACTTAACACTACGCTCGGTACCCTAGACCCCGTAAATTCTAACTTGTCTATTTTATGAAGAGAAATACCAGATAAATCAACCCTAGTACCCGGAAATCCAGACAAAGGAGAAAAGCCTTTTACTTCAGTGTCAGGAACTCTTACTTCAAAATTTCCAGTTTGGCTTACTCCCGACTGACCGCTCAAGGTAGTGACTAACCCCCCCGTAGCATAAACGAATATTGGTCCAGAATTAGATTCATTAGGAACAGTAAACCTTATACCCGTTTCTCCATCTACGGAAAAATTATTAGAAAATGTCTCTGCTATTTGGACTCCAGTTATGTTAACAAAATTTTCTCCGCTTATTAATACATCTTCCCCCCAATAAGCCCCAGTCGCTCTATCGAAACCAGAGATTTGTGGTTTATCTATGAACCTAAGGCCCGTACCGGATGCATAGTTTACTCCATTGTATAAAACAAATGTATTATGTTTTTCTAGACCATCGGGAATACGAAAACTTACAAAATTATGTGCGCTAGTAAAAGAACCACTGACTATGTCTGCCCGATTACCGCTTGTGCTATTAAAAAATATAGCCGTTTCAGGGGTATCATATATCCCCGAACCGCTAAGCGATAAAACGTCTCCTGCTATTCCACTTTTAAAAGCCATATTAATTAAATCCTATTTCCCCCGCTCCTCCGCCTTGGTTTATTGGTTTTTTCATAACAAAGACTGAGTTTTCCCAAGTCGCGTCTCCTATGGGTGTTTGAACCATTATAGAATAAAGCCCAGCGCCCGGATCTGGAGAGCTATCATGCGGGAAGCTAGCTTCCGCGGGAAGATCGAAAGAGACTACGTCTCCGCCTTCTTCGTCTCCCCCGATGAAGGTTCCCTCCCCGCCGTAAGGATTAGAAGCCTCTCCTTCGTAAGTTATGACTTCGCTTCCTATTAATTTTATGCCAGTTGCAATACCTAAATTTTTTCCACTTAACACAATCCTACTACCGCCCCGATAAGAGTCTGAGGGCTTAACGTTTATTGTGCCTTTGTTATATATTTCCGGTAAACCCGGATTAACTATGAATATACCCGTAGAAAAATAAGATCCTCTTCCCGCGTTTTCAGATTTTTTGATATAAACTGGTCCGCTTTTCGCCCCCAAGGGTATGGAACCAGTTATTGTTGTGTTATTTATTTTGTTAAATTGAGAATAAACCTCGCTCCTATCATTCGAAGTAAAATAAACAGATAGCCCACTGGGGTCCAATATCCTAAAGTATCCACTCCCTCCGTACCCAGTGTTTTTTACATCATAATAATATAATTTATCCGGAGCATCATCGTAAAGAGTTAGTTGCGCATAAGGTTGCCACGAGATCCCCGTATGGGAATACCCAGTCACACCAGCGATGCCGTGTTGAGAAAAACCAGAGTAATCATACAAACCAGAAAAAACTCCAGTAGACCCAGTGATTGCGTGTGCACCGTCTACCCTTTCTGAAACCGCAAATGCATTACCCGAGTTTGAGATATGCATGGTACTAAAATAGTATGTATGATTTCTAAACAAGGTAATTATCGGGCAGCCATCGGCAATGCCCGTACTATATCCACTGCGTTGAATATAATATTTATTACCTACCCCAGAGGATTCGCCCTGATTAACACGAATTTCATATAGATTTCCAGAATCAGAAAAATCAGAAAATAATTCATCGAAAAAATATTGTCCATATATACCGACAGAATTACCAGTGTCTCCACTAGTTAAACTAAATCCTGTTATTTTAACTTCTGGAATAAAAAATTGATCATGGTATCCCGTTACGCCAGACTGTCCGAATAAAGAAATTTTACCATATGTATTTCCAGAGGGTATAGTCAACGTTATTCCCGTATTTGAATCGACAGTTAAATCGCAATTTAAATTGTTTATGGTAGCCCCAGTTATCCCAGAAAAACAATTACCCGTAACAGAAACCGTTTCTCCAGATATACCAAATATAGGAGCAAAAGAATTGATCCTAGGCGCAGGCACAAATTTGTCGATAGTATAACCACTAACGCCGGTGGAAAAACCAGAGGCCCCGCTTATGTCCCCTGACGCGTAGCTAACCAAATTGTCAGATACGAGCCAAATGTTATCCCAAGCAGCGTTTTCCGGAACCGTAGTCCTTATTAAATTCTTGTCTATTATTTGAAAATCAGATTCAGCAGAAGAAAATAAAACACGCTCTACGGGTAACAAATAATCTCCAGATATAGATATCTGATCACCTATGCTGCCGCTAATTTCCCCTAAAGTAATCATGATATTTCTCTTTGCTTTACGTAGAGAATTTTAGAATTAGATGGCCCGCCTATACCGTAAGCCCTGACCAATGCACGAGCATCAGCGGTCCAACCACGACTACGGCGGTGAATATCTTCTGGAATTTTTACATATTGTATTTCAGATTCTTTTACGGCCCCGCTTATATCTGCATTAGAACCATTCATTTCTATTTCAGAGACAGTATCTAAACCAATACCATGTATAGTAATATATTCTCCCGGGTATACAAAATCTTTCGTTCCCGTGACAGAAAAATAAGTTATGCTAGGCGCTCTACCCACTGTAGACTGAGAAATATTTAATCTACCCCCTACTTTACTATTTGGCTCTACCGAGTAACTCTTGTCTGTCAACTTACCAGATATTAAAAACTCATCATGTAAATTACCGTTAAAGTCATGGGTCTTTAAGCACAGGTTGACATGTTCACCAGAGTAAGGAATTTTTATCCCTGTGTCATTAGTATCTATAGTAAGATTTATATTCTTTTCTCCGAACCTTATTTCTTTAGGGTATATTTCTCCCACCCTTAAGCATGGTTCCACTGAGGATTCGAAGGAATAATCTAGGCCAAGGATATTGTCAGTAGTAATGCCGATGGGCTCGTCATAATAAAAATTATCTATAGTTAAGTCATCGTATTTTAGAAACTCTACTTCTTTTGGTAAAACATTATTTTCGCCATCTAAAACAACTGTCGATTCTTCTATTCCATGAAAAAAAGATATACTTGCTTTAACATCAATAGGGGTATTAGGTCTAGCGCTTAAAGAGTAAGATGTTAGATATCCACTTCTTATTATGTTTTCACCTATTTTGAAGGTCATGTTCGGAAACCCATCAAAATTTAAATTCTTATATAAAGGAAACGATGCATCGTCACTATTACCAATTTTTTCTTTTTCATTTAAAAAATAATATTTTTTTAATGGATCCTGTCCAGTCAGAAGATAGCTTAATTGTATACTTCCCCTAGGGCTAGTATTAGCTAGCGGTTCTTCTGGACTCCTTCTTTCAGTTAAATAAGAATTACTTAAGGAAACGCTATTAGAAATTTCTACAGAAGTTGCATATATGTGCTCTAACGGATAATCACCCTGCTGCTCCCAGCGGTCAATATCCCACCAAGGTTGATGCAAAGATGGCGCAAAAAATACCTTTACATCTTTAGATTGTAAATATTTACCCATTAATTCCTTATTCCTTGATATTAATTACACCTATAGCTTGTATACTTCCTTGCTAAGAAGCTTATATTCTGCCCATAATTTATCTCTAACCCCCGGGTCCTCGTTAAAAGAAAGGCTCCCCTTTCTCCTAAAGTAAGTATAAGTTTCTACACCGTTAGCTGGACAAGCAAATATGCCAGCCTTATGCATCTCTTCCCACAGCAGAAGATCTTCATGAGCCATTAAACCTTCATGAAATAATTTTCCGTCCTCTGGTATAAGGGATTCGTGCATGAGAGTTGCCCAAGGGCCGAACCTTTTATTCATCACGTTTTTTTTTGCTTGGTGAGTAGTCCTAATCCATTCTTTTGGGGTTTCGGCCTCTATAGTGTAGTCTCCTACTACAAATTTTTTATTATGTTTTTTAGCGAAACTTATTAATCCCCTAGCTTTTCCATCGTGAACCTCGTCATCTGCATCGCAAAGCAATATAGCTGGATAATCTTTTCTATAATGATTTATTTCTTTAATTATTCTATTTTTTGCCTGTGCGGCGCTCTCCGCTTTGCTAAAATAATGGGATTCAAAAACGTCTGCACTACAATATTTTTTATTATGATCTATTCTATCTTGAGTTTCGTCTGTCGAGCCGTCATTTGCCAACAGAAAAACCCAATTTAAGCCACTCATGGACCGTTCTACGCTTTCCAAAGCTCTGGTCAACCACTCGTTAGCGTTATGGGCAGACATCACCACCTGAAAGCCTGTATTTTTCCATAGTTGTTCGGGGGCATTTTTATTTAAGTTTATAAATTTTTTATGCCTGTCTATTAGAGTTTCTTCGGGTTTTCTAGGCTTCTTCAGTACATGAGCCATATTGAATATTACATTGTTTTCTGATCTAAAGCCAATAAAAGTGTAAATAAAATAAGGAAAAAGGAAAAAGTGCCATCTATATACGACATACCTAATTGGGTCTATTCAGCGACCCAGACATATGAGAAAAACTCTATAGTTTATTATCATATTGGGACTGCTGCAGAGAAAGAAGACCCCTATCATCCTAATGGCAAATATTATTATGCATCCGAATATTTAGACAAACATAATAATTGGAACCCAGTAGAATCACAGGGCAGGGCGTATTGGTACGGAAGGACGATCATGAATAATTTGAATATGCCTCATTTTTTTTGGTCGCCCTCTTATTCTGCCACGGTCTCTATGCAGCCAGCAAATAAAAGCATAGTGTTTGGGGACGGATACGAACAGAGTTCGTCAGAAAGCTTATCTGATCCACTCCTTATGCTAAACCTCAAATTTGAAAATAGGGATGACTATGAAGCTGCTGCTATAAATCATTTTTTAGATAATGCTGGAGGAATTCAAAAATTTGTCTTTAGAGCTCCTCGCCCGTTTTCATCTAGAAAGGTTTTTGTATGTAGGGATTGGTCCAGTTCGTACACCTACAAAAACAATCATTCGATATCTGCTACATTCGAGGAGGTAATATAATGTCGTCATCGATATATAATATAGAAACTTGGGATGGAGATAGAAATTATAATCCTAATGATATAGTTGAAAAAAACGGTCACTATTATTACGCGAAACAGCACATTGTTAGCTGTAGTACGTGCGAACCCCATCATAACGATGGGGAATGGGCGGGATATATTAAATCAAAAAATGATTGGCGCCCGCATTTTACTTGGATTCCCTCTTACGATTCATCAATTAATTTTAAACCAAGGGCAAGGAGAGTAAGATACGGAGATTCATCAGTAGAGCAAAGACTAAAGGACGGCCTAAATACAGATTTAATAAGCTTAAATTTAAAATTTGATAAAAGAGAAATAAATGAATCAACTGCTATATTGCACTTCCTTCATAAACGAGCCGCACAGGAACCATTTGTTTTTGATCCTCCAGCACCATTTAATTTTCCAGATGGCGCCGGAGGGATGAGCAACAATACAAAACATTATAGAATCTTTTTGTGCAAAGATTGGTCGAGTACTTATAATTTTCATGATAATTATACCATTTCTGCCACCTTTACAGAAATAGCAAATTACCATAACAAGGGGGCAATATTATAAAATGAACAAACAAGAGGCAAAAGTTGCATCCAAAAGAATACGCGAGGAATCTTCTAAGCTTAACCACGCACCCTTGGTTACTCTTTTCGAGATAGATCTTTCAGAAATAGCTATTGACGAAACCCTATCTAGAAATTTAAGGTTAGCATCGGCCACTCAAGCTTTAGCTGCTGTGCCGGATATGATATTTCGTTTTCATAATAATATGAGTTTACTAAAACCAACGGTGGGAGCAGGAGCAGTAATCGCTCCCCCCATATGGTTTGGGGGAGTAAAATACGTAGCCGCACCGATACAGGCGTCCGGCTTTGAGGTCAGCACAAAAGGTACATTACCTAGGCCAAAGTTGAGCTTGACAGTAAACACAGAAGGGGTAGAATTTATTTCTATTTTAAAAAACCTAATGAAAGATTTGGGGGATTTATCGAACGCTAAGGTCACAAGGATCAGAACTTTTTCAAAATATTTAGACTACCAAAATTTTTATGTCACAAATGGGGATGGAAGCAAGGCTACCCCAGAAAGAACTATTGTAGAAAGAATTCCAGATGACTTGACTCCTGACCCCAATGCTACATTGCCGAAGGACATTTATTATATAGACAGAAAATCTATGGAAGATAAACAGTCTCTTGAATTTGAATTGTCTTCTATTTTAGAGCTAGACGGCATGGTTCTACCCTCTAGGCTCATGGCTCAGAGAAGGTGTACATTTAATTACAGAGGCGAAGGTTGTTGTTACGAATACGGACAAGATAATAATGATAACCAATGCTTTAGCGTAGCAGATTGGAAAAAAATCCATAGATCAACGGGGGCGTCTCATGAATTAAATCTCCCAAATCTCGCCCCGCCAATGGCTAATGAAAAAGACGAACTGCTAGGTGGGAGTAAGGGGGTTGTGCGGAATAAAAAAACAGACAGCGGCGGAAATGATATCAGCGATGATTTTTATGTTTCAAATAGTAACACCAACAAGCCAAACTGCTGGAAAAAGAACACGGTGTATCCGCCCAAGAGTGCAGTTTATATAAATGTAGCTGGAATTAATTATTACTATGTAGCAAAATTTTGGGACTGTGATGCCGATGGTAACAACTGCGGCAACACAAGCGTCCCATCGAACGAACCCCCGCCTAATACTAAATACTGGGAACCCGACGTTTGCTCCAAAACGATAAAAGGATGTAAAATAAGATGGAATGCAGGTACGCCAGCAGGTATGTCATCTAGTAATCCATTTAAAGGGAGCGCGGGCGTTCATTTACCCTTTGGGGGTTGGCCCGGAATAAATAGAAAAGCATAAATGATTTTACACAGAAACATTAAAGATAAAATCAAGGACTACTCCCTTAGGGAAAGCCCAAATGAATGCTGTGGTCTTATTGTTAATGATCAATCTAAGGGTGATATAGTTTTTTTATGTAAAAATATATCAGATAACCCTAGAGTTCATTTCGAAATAGACACGAAGGATTATTTAAGGGCGAGCCAATTAGGGGAAATAGTTGCCGTTTTTCATTCGCACGTGAATGGAGATAGTCAATTCTCAGAGCTAGACAAGCAGGTCAGCAATGGGTTAGAAATTCAGTCTATACTTTACTCCGTAAAAGAAAATAAATTTAATGTATATTATCCTAACGATTATACAAATGAGTATGTGGGAAGAAAATTTGAAATAGGAAAATCTGATTGCTTTTCTGTAATGAGAGATTTCTTTATGAAAGAATTAAACATTTTTGTAAATAATTATCACAGAGATCAAGACTGGCAAAAGAAAACTCCTCACATATATGATCATAGTTATGAAAAAGAGGGGTTTATAAAGGTAGAGGATGGAACATTGAAAAAATATGATTGCATTTTATTTAAGTTTTTAAAAAATACAGAACATATAGCAGTTTATTTAGGCGATGATTTAATATTACATCAACCCAGAGGAAAAGAATCATTAATAGAAAAATATTCCCCCTCTCTCGAGAGGAGAAAAAGTTACATCATAAGACATAGGAGTCTAGCATGAAAAGCAATTTAACAAAAATAAAACTTCACGGAAAACTCGGCAAGCAGGTGGGTAAAAATTTTAATTTATCTATCGGTAGCGTAAGCGAAGCCATGCATGCGGTAGATATTTGCTCTGGAAGAAAACTTTATAAAAACTTAATCGAAAACGACAAAAAAAATATAAAGTATCGAGTCCTAGTTAATGGAAAAGATATAATAGACCAAGACAAAACCCCCCTCGATCCGAATAAGCCGAACACAATAAGAGATTCAGACATAACATTAAATAGAAAAAATATAAAAAGCATAGATATAATACCCGTCGTAGAAGGAGCAGACTCCGGCTTTTGGGAAACTGCATTAGTTGTAGTAGGGGCAATACTTTTTATCGGTGGTATGTTTTATGGTTGGGGCGTTGCGACAGCAATGTTGGGGTCAGGGCTTTTACTACAAGGCATAAGTTCTATGATGATGGACCCGCCAGAGTTTGACGATTTTAGAGAGATTGAACAAGTAAATAAAAGATCTTCATATCTTTTCAACGGACCCCAAAACACCGTAAATGAAGGAGGCCCAATTCCTGTTTTGTATGGCAGGCTTTTGATAGGGTCACAGACAGTAGGGGCGTCTTACGATATCCAATACGTGGACGCAGAAGAAGAAGGAAGTAATATAACCACATAAAATATTATGGCAGAAGCACACGAAGGCGTAAAAGTTAATGGAGTAAAAAGCTATTCTGTGACAAGAATAGATACTCTTGATCTTCTTTCCGAAGGCCCGATAGAAGGCCTAGTAAGTGGAGAGCACACCTTCAAATCAGAAGAAGGAAAAATTGGATACACTCCCGACACCAGCCTAGGCGTAAGTGGTTATAAATATCAATCATGGGGAGGTGGCACATTAAACCCGAAAGGGGTATTGAGGTCTATATACTGGAACCAAATGCCAATTGTAGATACGCAGGGTCTAGCAAACTTTCAAGATTTTACATGCGTAGATACGGAAGGATATCCTAATGGTAACCTAGATTCCGGTGGGGGATCCAGACCAGAAACTACCAGAACCACCGCTATAAACGAAAGGCTAAGAGGACCTACTATAAGAGACGGAAAAAAAACTGGGGCAGTTTTCCCCAAGTATTATAGGATTCTCAATCCAGAGAGCGATAAAGCTCAAGTTAATATAAAATTAAATAGCCTCTTTAGAATAGAAAGAGATGAGCCGCATGAATTTGGAGAACAAAAAGATACCTCTGTTCAGATAGCAATTTACTTTAAACCAATATTTTCAGACGGAACAGCTGAAGGCGTAAGCCACTATGCCCCAACAGAAGGCGCGGTAAAAACAATCGAAGGCAGAGTAACTCACGGCTTTATTAGAAGCTATGAGATAACTTTACAGTATAAAGATTCTAATGGAAATGATTTAACAGATAATAATAACTTTTTGGGGTGGGAAATAAAAATAGAAAGACTCACGGGTGAATCTGAGACCGGTGACGTAAGGGACATCACAACTGTAGATTCAATAACAGAAATATATGGATTAAAATTTGCCTATCCAAACTCAGCGATGGTTTCATCTAAATTTCAAGGCGAATACTTTAGCTCCATACCAGAAAGAGCATTCGAAGCAAAAGGTATAAAAGTAAAAATACCCAGTAATTATGATCCAATAATGAAAAATTACGCCACCCCTCCAACCGCAAATGAAGCGGTTTGGAACGGGCTTTTCAAAGGGGAAATTACGGCTGGAGACGGCAACCATGAATTGCACTATACAGATAATCCAGCTTGGATTTTTTATGACCTTATAACTAACAGAAGATACGGATTGGGAAAAACTGTAAGCCCGAACCTTATAGATAAATGGACTTTATATGAGATAGCAAGGTATTGCGACGAAATGGTTCCCGATGGCTTCGGTGGTTTTGAACCGAGGTTTGTATGCAATATGTATATAACCACCAGAGCAGAAGCGCATAAAGTTGTTAATGATATAGCATCTATTTTTAGGGGAATGGTATATTATGCTGGAGGGAGCATATTCGCAGTGCAGGATTCTCCAAAAGAACCTGTTTTCCAATTTACAAATGCGAATGTAGAAGACGGAAACTTCAATTACCAAAACAGTAGCACGAAAGTAAGGCACACCTCAGCAGTCATAAGATATAATGATAAAACTAATTTCTATAGACCGGCCATAGAGTATGTAGAAGACGTAGACGGAATAAGAAAGTATGGTATAAGAGAAACTGAAATGTCAGCATTCGGCTGCACAAGCAGGGGTCAAGCTTCTAGATTGGGTAGATGGCTTTTGTTTACAGAAAATCTAGAAACAGAGAGCGTCACTTTTACAGCAGGGCTAGAGTCTACATTTTTAAAACCCGGAGACGTATTCGCTGTTTCTGATTCTAACAGAAATTCGAACAGGAGAGCCGGTAGACTAGCAGCAACACATGTCGGAACACATTCAGACGGAAGTGTTAGAACTACTTTAGTTTTTGACTCAAAAAAAGGAGATATAGATTATACAATAGACCCTAATAGAATTTATAAATTATCTGTACTTACCCCCAGTTATCACTACGACCCCTCTATGTACGACGTAACTACTAGTGAAGATATACCAGACATAAGAAGGTCACAACTGCAATCTTGTCATTTTACGGGTAGCCAAATCGTTGCGGGAAATACGATTTATAGTACTGATTATTTTAATAATGACGCAATACAATTATACACAGGCTTTAACACAGTAGATTATAAGCTAGATAAAGACTGTATTTGGATGATAGAGCCGGAGGGGACGAACTACAATGTTTCTGATTTTGAAGAGTCTTTCACCACTGCTAGTAAATACAGAGTAGTTTCTATAAATGAAGTAGAACCTAATAAGTTCAGCATCGCTGGCGTAGAATATAAAGATCAAAAATACTCATCGGTAGAGAAGGGTATAAGCTTTGACGACACAAACGTAGTTTTTACTCCGGGGCACCCCGGAGGAATAACAACCGTCGAACATACGCCTTGTCAAGATTGTCATACCAAAATAATAAGATACACGATAACACATTGTAGCTCTAATGCAAATCACACATGCAGAAAAGGATTAAATACATATTACGTATATTCAAAATACGCGGGAAACGGTAGCCAAGCTGAGAAATGGAAAGCCAGAGATTTCCTTACAAGATACAGCCTTTCTCAATTAGGGGCAGCTAGCGAGGATTCAGATATTACAGATGACAGTTTTATACCAGACGCTAAATATCTCATAGGTACTCCCGCTTGGAATGTACAACAAGGTAATCACCATGGAAGTTTTGTTCCAAGCCAAGAGGGGCATTACCAATTTAAAGCATTTGCGGTTAATGCTCATGGCACACATTCTTCTAGAAGTGCAAATACATCAAGGCACGTAGATAATGTGCGCCCAGTCGAAGACGTTACAATTAATTCGTTAGCCTTTAGCGAAGATACTGACACAAATGCAGCTGGACAAGTAGTAGCAGATTGTGCGAAAAAAGAACCGCCGAATGACCCAACTAATGGATTAGGCTTTTCTTGGCTTGCGCAAATAGCAGATGGTTCATCTTTTAGCAGTAGCCTTTCGTATAGAATAACATTTAGAGATGTGTCCTCCAATAATACCCCTAATGGAAATATATTTTATGAAATAAAAGATCATAAAGCTTCTCAAACGGAAGGAACTTATTTTTATATTTTTCCGTTCTCAACTCATGCCGTGGTTAATGGTGGACCAAGAAGGAATTTTGATATAGTTGTAGAAGCGCATGATGAATTTTATAATTCTTCTGCCGGAGGAAATGTAGAAAACGGAGATGGGAACTGGAGCAACAATCAAGGGTATGATATATTTAGAGTAACTGATCATAAAATACCTGCTCCAGTTTTGACAGATTGGAGCAGCACAAGCGAATGCACCAATACTACTTGGTGTACTGATGCAAATATAGAATTAAATGGTGATATAAGAGTTTTATTCACGAGGCTCAATCCGATACATAACGCGACCTCTAACCCCGGTGGATGGAGTTGTCTGGGAGGAGATATAGCTGGAGGCTATGTCTATGCTTGGCCAGAGAATGTAAACATAAACCCACAGACTCAAATCGCTGGAAAAACAATTTCCCAACTCCCATCTCAAGTAGAAGCTATGAGATTCCAAACTTCAGACAACCCTGTTTCAGTTACTCCTAAAAATAGCAATATAAGATTAGCTAAAGAATTAAATGTATGTATGGGATTTTATGATAACTTTGGAAAAGCCAGATCCCTTACGGACTCTTCTTATAACGTAGAAGCAGATATAAATATATCCAATGATATAAAAATAACATTTAAAACAGACACTCTATATAGCTTAGTGGGTCAGGGAACAAACATATGGATCAGGATGAAGAAAAACGGAGACTGGATAGGAAGAGGGATAGTGTGTGTAGAAAAATTACCTCCGGATGGAGACGATGGTAGCGGGGCTATATATGGCGTTAATCAAGGTTTATATGGGTTTAGAAGGTGGTCATGTGATTCACATGCTACATGGTATTTATCTCCATGGGGATCTCACGCTCTTATAACTTGGGCAGGCGGCGCCAATTATCCGGAGACACCAATTTGGAACTATTATTGTGGCTATGTTGAACCAAGGCTAGAAGGTGGCTTGTTAGAAAATAACAGTACCTTTACCAGCACTCAGATAAATGCGGGGTTAGACTATAAAAGGTATAGAGTATATATAGCCACAGACTCCCTTCCCCCCGATGACAACTACGCCATAGTTGGTACAAATGCTAGAAATTCTGATTACAGAAGGCCAGATGACCCGATCGTAGGTTTTTTGAAAAATGCCTACGATAGCCCCGACCACGAAGATTCCTCTACTTGGATGAACCCCGATCCTGCTGGATCAACTTATGGCTGGGGGGAGGGTTATCCATTACTTCAGAGCAGCCCGGAATACGAACACCACCCAGCGGGCTTTGGGCAAGGCTTCGGGGGAATGAAAAAAGAGAGAACATATTTTGACGTGCACATGGGTAGACTTATAGATGGAAGCTACCTAGATGAAGCGTACTTTAAGGTGGTAAGCAAGAGCTCAGCACTTTCCGAAACGAATACTTGGGAAGATGCTAAGAATCTAGGAGATTGTTAATATGAATAATAATTTAATAATATTTTTAGAAAATGGAACTAAGAAAAAATTATCTTTTCCGCTAAACGATAGCGAAGAAAAAGCTATAGAAAAGATGAATGAAATTTATGGTCACCTTAAAATAAAAAAATATTTTTACCTACCTCATGATGAAAAATATTTAGATATAGAATCTTATTCTTTAGATAATTTTGAAAAGCTTAAAGTAGATGAAAGAATATCTATTATAAGAAATAAAATGTTACTTATAAGAAGGAAAAGAGATTTGCTTCTTAAAGAGTTAGATTTGTCTTTCATGAGATCTTTAGAAGATGACTGTAAAATGTGTACAGAAAAAATAGTTGAATTAAAAAAATTCCTCAGAGATCTTCCGCAAAAATTAAGGTTTGACGAAATAGAAGATATAGAAGACTTAAAAGATTATAATCCGTTTAATAATATATTTGATATACATGTGATACAACGGGGTAAAGAATATAAAACTCCTCCGAATATAAAAGTTTTACCTCCATCAGATCAATATTTTGGCTTCGAAGCGAAAGCTGTAGCCGAAATAGAAAATGGATCAATAAAAAACATTAAAGTTATTGACCCCGGTTGTGGATACGCCAGAAAACCAACGGTTATTATAGCCCCCCCGTTTGAAGGAGCTCCACCAAGCCATATCGGTGTTGCATCTGCTGGATTGCCACAAAATGCCACGGAAGACCTTAGAGGGATCGCTATGCTCTCTGATATTAAAATTGATTAGTATAAAAGACCACCCGGACGCTTCTCTTCTATAATGGTTCTTACTACAACCTGCTGCACTTTATCTGCTAGTGCTTTTCCTTGACCTTCTTGATCATTACCGCCTTCAGTATTGGTTTGAGCATTTCCGGCTTCATCAATATTTATTGTGACACTAATATTGTTTGTCATTTCGCCAGCGCTTGGTCCACCTTCGCCTGTTCGTATTCCAGAATTATTGCCTACGTAACCGCCCTCTGCGAACTTCCAAACTTTGCCGCTATTCAATTTATTGAAAAACTCAAGGCCATATTTATCTACTGCAGCCTTTTGCATTACGAACTCTCCATCAGTTAATAATGCTGCTATATCGTCCGTTTCCCCCGCTCTGGGAGAGCCCTTCGCGCGTTTGCCTATTTTCGGAGCCATGTATTGACCGAAGTAGCCTCTATTAACCGTACCCATCGGGCCAGTAGCACCAGAAGCGCTGAATCCCCACATGCCGCCTCTTGTATGTCTAGCCTGTATTTGTGAGCCACCCATTAGGCCTCTAGAATAATTTGGCATACCGCCAAGGTCTCCGCCCGGGCCAACCATTTTGTTATAGCTGCCTATATCATTAGCTATAGAAGCTCTGGTTGCCGGATCCATAGCGTTATACAGGGGAGACCTAGGATTATTGATATCATGGTTCAATCTTTTTAGTTCTTTTGGAGATAGCTCTGCACCACTATTATATTTTTCTATTAATGTATTAGATCTTTTGGCTTGATAATTTTGTATTTGGTTAGCTAGACCCATAACGGCTAAAGACACACCCGCTTGTATAAACGCCCCTCTGGCCTGCCTCCTCTTTTGATCTTCAAAATCTTGAAGAGCTTGGGCTTTTTCTTTTTCAAAATCAGCTTTTTCTTTTATGTAATTTACAAGGTTTTCGTATCTTTCAAATTTTAATTCGTTCTGAGGGTTATCTGGATCGGTCAAAGCGAAAGCAGACATCCTAGGATCAACCTCGAAGTTTCCATGGGTTGGTCTTTTAGCATCATTATATACATATCTATTTATCATAGATGTTCCTTCTGGGGACTCAGTATAAACTGTCTTTCCAGTTTTTTCTGCCATGCTCATCTCTTCAATATCTTTGTACTTAAGTAATCCACGGGCGGCGAATCCTTGCTTGTCATCGCCCATATGTACAAGGCCGCCAGTGTTCATCTTCAAAAATCTTCCGTTATTCAAAGACGCAAAGAACTCGGGGCCATAAGCATCTACCATACTTTTTCTTATGACGAATTCTCCAGCTTGGAGTCTAGCAGGAACATCATCCTTATACCCGCTACCCCCAGTAACCATGCCACCTTTTGCAAAGCCGGGGCCATATCCCATTGCTGCGCCCGCCATAGCGCCGAATAAACGCTGCATAGCCATTTTCAACAGGCCACCTAGTATGTCTTTAGCTAAGTCTTTAAACAGATCTCTGAACGCGTCCTTGAGCTTCTTAGTGCCGAATATGGCTGCATTTAAAGCGTCCGTTATGCCGTCCCTAAGATTAAGGGCTAGGGCATTTACCATGTTATCCAAATCATTGGTCATGTCTCTGTTATCGTATAACAGTGCGCTGCCGAAAGTTCTTCCTGCATTAGAAGCTCCATATCGTCCTTGCTGAATTGCTGTTTGATTTTCTGCAGCTATTCTGTTTCTAACGTCCTGAGTAGTACCTATACCCATTCTGTATTGCTCTTCAGCTATCTCTCTCATAGCTGTTGCAATAACATGACTGTATGCTTGAGTTTTTTGTATTTCTGATAGCTTAGAATTATTTAACTTTTCAGATGATTCAGCTAACTTTTTGTATAGTCTTATTTGCTCATCAACTGCTATGTTGGATTCTGCTATCGCAGTGCTAGCTTGCCACTGCATATCATTCAATTTGCTTTCAGCAGTAAATCCTTCCCCCCTAAAGGCGGGGCTAGTCATTGTCCGTGATGCGAAAGCTGCCCTTATCCCCTCGGCTGTCGTTAGTCTGTCTTTGCTCTTCTGAGTATTTAGCATCGTGCTTAACATGCCACCCCTAGTAGTTAAATCGCGCCTTAATGTTGCACCCAGCACAGGCGCCCGCTTAGCAAATTCTTTTGCAGCTTCTTTGTCCCCTTCTTTTGTGTTTCTATCAAGCACGTCTCCGGGAGGGGCATCTTCTGACATAGTGCCCTTATAGGCTCCGGCTAATTTCTTTATGAATTTGAACACTGGAGAATGCTCGAAGGTCCATGGTGCTTTGCTTGCGGCGCTTGCTTGTTCTTCTGAAATTTTCTTTCTAACTACCGCCAATTTTGCTTCTAGAGCTTCTACAGTTTTAGTAAACTTCATGAAAGGGGACAGCTTCTCATTCCAAGTACTTTCGTCTATTAGGTCTCCGAAATTCTCGTTAATAAGTTTATCCCAAGCTTCGTTGTTGCCCCGCCTAGGTAAGTCACCGAAGTGCTCGCTCTCTACTCTTGTTTTGGGGTCCGCTAACTGCAGGGTATGTATTGCTTTTGTGAGCCTTTGAGCTTCCGCTTGTAGCTTAGCTGTTCTTCTAAAATTTTGATTTGATAAGTTTTGAATTATTTTAACGGGGCTATTTTGGCTCGCCTCGGCAGCATTAGCAGGAGTAGTTAGGTTTGCTCGCATTTGCGCCTGAGCCGCTTCCTTCTTTTCTACTTCTTCGGCAGCTTTACGAACCGCCGCTTTTCTCTTTTCTTCAGCTTTGCTTGTCATACCTCCTGCAGACATAGGCAAAACTTCCGCTGCCAATGGGCCAAAGTTTTCATTGCCTCCTCCCACTCCTCTCATCTCCCGAAGTCTTTGTATTACCCCATCAATCATGGGATTAAGATTATCTACGGCAACGCCAAGATTATCAGCTACTTTACTCAAATCATCGTCTTGCTTCTCCTGATTTTGAACCATTCTGTCCATTGATTCACCAACGTCGGGAGATCCATGCAGTCTACCATCTATAGATGATAACATGTCATAAGCCTCCCATATAGCATATTCCACATCTTGCACGGGTGCAACTAGATTACTTTGTGGCAAATTTTTAGGATCACCGTATTTTTTTTCAATTGCTTTTCTTAATTTATTTTGATAATCCTCTATGCGCTCGCTTCCCATTTGGGGTCTGGGTAAGCCCCATTTATCTAGCTTTTTGAGAAATTCCAGAAACGCTTTGTTCTGCCTCTGGACTACCCTACTGTGCTCTTGTCTTTTCTGGTTATAGCTTGGGTTACCGCTCATAGGTGCATGTCCCGGGCCACCCTCATGGAAGCCATCCCTTAGGGCCTCTCCGGCGTAAAAATACCTAGGATGTTTACGCTTGCCACCCTTCATTTTGATTGCGCTACCGGCGTAGCTTCCATAATCTGGCTGATAAGGCATAGTCCTTTCTGCCTCTCGTATAAGGTTGAATGCTTCCCATTTATTGGGGCCAGAGTATAAAGGTTTTTTTGGCTTTTTTGATTGAGGACCAAGAGCAGGAGATCCCGACAGGCCCGCACCACCCGGGCCGCCAGTGCCACCCGCCCCACCGCTAGGAGCAGGCATCGGCCCATAAGGCGCGGGGGGTACGAGGTTCGGTGCCCAAGGACCTTGAGGGTGAGCAGCTTTAGACCTAGCATGTATTTCTGCAGCCTCCTTCATTGCTTGGGCGGCCCTTTCCGCAGCTAAAGCTGCTGCTTCTTGTCTTAAAACGTTAGCCGTCCAGTCGTCTATCTTCATGGCCTCTTGTTGCTCCTTCGCTACCCGAGCCATTTCCTCTGCTGCTTCTTGTTTTTTTAATTCTTTTTGTTCTGTGTCGAAAGCTTCATAATTTTTGTCTACATCGAACTGTTTTCTTATCCACTCTTTCAACTCTGGGCTAAACTGATCCATTCCCTGCGGGTGAAACCCTTGTTCATAGCCCATTCTTAAATTACTTTCTATAAGACTTCTTATAGCTTCAAAATCATCTAGTGTTGCGCCGCCCTCTTTGTCGGTATGGTGTTGATAATCTCTTCTAGACTGAGATAGATTCCCAAATATACCGGGGTTCATAGCGAGATCTCCCCCTTTGAGCGCGAACTGTTTTAATATTCTATCTGCAACTTCATCTATGTCAAATTTACCCCTTGCCATCTGCATCTCAGGCTTAACCTCTTTTGGCTCGGGCGTGGATAACAACGGTTTGCCGTCTGGACCCATTTTTTCACTAGGAGGAACAACCCCTTTGACCGGCGGGGTTTCTGGGGCATCAGGTTTTGTCCTTGCTGATTCGGGTTTTCTTTGACTTGGGGTCATTCCGCCGCCCGGCTGAGCCATGCCTTGATTCGGGACAGATTGAGCGCCACGGGTTTTTACTTGCCTTATTATTTCTTTTACCGCGTCCCTAACTATCTTAAATGTACTTTGTCCGGCAGCAGTTGTAGCGCCCATTAAATTACTTCCCATCGCGCTAAGCGACGGGGGAAGGGTGGGTTTACTAGTTCTTCCACCCTTCTGCTGCTGTGCTTGGCCCATGTTTTCGGGGCCCACCATTTCCGTTCCGGGTACGGCTCTTGCTCCGGTTCCCGGGACAACCGCTATTCCCGATCCCAAAGCGGCGCTTGCCATTTTGCTTATATTTTCAAATAAGCTGTTGTTTCCTTCGAGATATCTTCTAACTAGCTCTGCAGGGCTATCCTCCTTGAAAGTGGCCTCAAACTGCATTGCAGCGCGTTTATAGGCCGTTTCTGGGTCCAAGGACGTTCCCAGACTTTGCATAAGGCGCATCTGATTTTCGGCATTTTTCTCAATCATTCTGCTTCTCATGTCCTCTGGAATGTCGCTCTCCCCATAGCCCAGAGTTTTGAGTTGTTTGGCCATAGCCAAATCTGTTTCTGCTCGCATTTGTTGTCCAATAGCGCTACCCTCTCCAAAGTGCTGGATCATATTTTGCTTGTCTTGAATGTTCATTACATTATTAAGACTGCTGCCTAATAGATTCGCTTCGAATCCTCCGCCCCAGTTTATGTTGCGTTGGATTTTTTGGACTTCCATTTGCTCACGCATCCGATCCCCAATGCTTTGCCTTTGTAAATCGTATGAGCGTTTGTTTAGTTCGAAATTAGCTTTTCCGTTTGTAGCTATTGATCTTAACTGCAAAAGAGTTTTTTGTCTTTGAGCTATTTCTTGTTGAAGCCGCTGACCCCCCTTTGAATAATCTGCGAATTGTCCGGTCGCAGCCTCTTCGCCAGAATAAATCTTGGCCATGTGTTTGGTTTCTGATTCTAGACTCGAAATAAATTCGTTTAATCTCCCTTGCCCGACTTCAAAAGAATGATTGAATCCTTCTGTTATGTGCTGCATGTTCCCTAAAGAGTCATAAGCTTTCTTTTCTCTTTCTGTTAGCTTTTCTCTTGAGAATCCAGCTTGACCTAATCTACCATCCAGCTTTGCGAAGGTTCCCGCAAAGTCTTGCATAACCTTAGATACGCTTGTTGCAGAACCTATTCTTTCATCTAGGGCTGCCTCCTGTTGAGATCTATCTAATTCCCTTAATTGAATTTGCGCATCGAACTGAGTCATTGCCAGATCGTTTCCGAACATGCCAGCTTTTTTACTAGCAAAGCCTTCGAGCATAGAAGATCTTTCTCGCTCGTATTTTATAGCTTGCTTTAGGCCATTAATGTTTTGATTTGTTTGGTCGTTGAACGCCTGCATGGCAACTTGCATGTCATACATTCTATCAATGAAATTCATTGTGTTTGCTTTAAGTTGCTCTTGCCTTAAGTTCCACCTAGCTAATGCCTCTTTAAAATCCTCGACCTCCGATTTGCTATCTATGAGCCTCTTCTTGAGTCTTTCCATAGCTGCATATAAAATATTTGAACCGCCGCCATCTTCTCCGGCATCTGTTTGAAATTTTTCTAAGTTGGCGACGATCTCTTTAATATGCTCTGAAGTAACGCCCACGCCCGTTGTCCCAGTTCCATCCTTGCCCGCTTGAAGTGTTCGTATTAAATCATAAAACTCATTCGCCCACCTGCTTTGATCTTCTGATCCTCCGGCTTCGTCCCATTTACCGGCATCGGAAATCATCTTCATTGACGCCATTATGCCTGTCAGTTTTTTCTCAAATCTTATAAGCTGTTGCCCACTTAAGCCGCCCATTTCTCCCCAAATTGCCCGGCTCATTTCATTGCCCTGATCGTCGTGAGTTCTCCTAACTGGGGATTGCAAAATAGTATCAGCTATTAAATTAGCTTGGGTTCTTCCCTCTGCAGTTATGTCTGTTACGTTTTCCGGGTCCCCGCCGGATAAAAACCTTGTCGGGACATAGGTTTCGTCTGATATAGCGTCAGAGCCCAATACTCTTTCTGCTATTACTCTGAGGTTATTTACGTCTGCTTTAGATTTGGCCACTCTTTGCGCTCCGGCCGCCACCTGCTCTAGTTCCTTTGTATCTGCCCCGCCCCTTAATGCGTTTAAGAAATCTTTTTGGGTAGCTGGATCCATTCTGCCAATGATATCAGCTTGTCTTTGTTCAAGGTTCCGCAGCGTATCTTCATTGGGTTTTTGAAAGCCCTGCATCATAGCGCTTATGTCAGAACTGGCTTTAAAAAATTCACCAAACGTATCGCTCATTGATTGAAGATCTGAATTAGCTTGCTGTAGGGCATACTGAGCGCCCTGTATGTCGTCATTCCACCCAGCCATAACATTATTGACTTCATAAAGCAGAGTTCCTATACCGGTTGCCCAACTCAAAACGCCCCCTCCTGCTGCAGCGCCAGTAAGCACTCTCGCTCCAATACCTCCCGCTCCTCTCGCCGCAATTGCGCCGGCAGTTCTACCGCCAAGCCCAGCGGCAGTTTTTCTAGCGGTTGCTCCTGCGGCCCAGCTGCCTCCTTGACCCATTAATCTTTGACCTACCGGACCATAGCCCATGCCCCTGCCTGCGCTAGCTAACTGTCTGGCCATTGCTCCTCGACTCATACCTTCCACGCTCTTTCCGCCGAGTGCGTTGGAAATTGCGCTTCTTGCTTGATCTTTTATTGCATCGCCCACAAAATGAGCCATAATGCCAGCCTGAAGAGAGGAGGATATAGCGCCAGCTATCTCGTCGCCCCTTCTAGCATTGATACTAGGAGGCCCTCCGCCGCCCCCTCTTGCGCCCGTAATTGACCCGACCATGCCCTGAACCATAGAGGGTAACATAAATGCGGCCATCATACCCACGCCACTACTCTCTGCCCCTGCTCTAATCATTCCTCCTCGCCACCCTGCGGCTTTTCCGGATCCGCCTGCCGCTGCGGTTGCTCTGGCCGTAGTAACTGCTCCGCCTCCCGTGCTTGTCGCTCCCCCGGCTGCTCCAGATAGCCTATCCAGAGCCCTACCTGTTGCTTTGGCTGCAGTTTTATTTTCTTTTGTTACTCTAGCTTGTTCTTTTAGTTGGGTAACTGTATTTTTTAATTCCCTATGGAAGGTTTTGACCGAGCTTTCGCTCATGTTTGCTGTAGTACCGAACCTTCTAAAATTCTTATAAGCTTTATCTATAGCTTTTTCACCCTTGTCAACGGAGTTCAAAAGGTTATTAAAAGACTGGTTCATTCTTTCAAACGTTTTCGGATCAAATGAACTTACTCTCGTAGTAGCGTTTTGTCTCATCCATTTATGTAGTGGATCTTCAACAAAGTTGGGAATAAAGCCTGCGTATGCTTTGCCCTGCTTTTGAATATCGGATATAGTTTTACCTGTAGCCATATGGCTATCTATAGCTTTAGAAAGATTACCTTCAGTGCTATTGTAAACACCTATTCCTCCAGAGGCATAAAGTCTTTTATCAAAGCCAACTCTTACCTGACTTCCTGATACGCCGGGAGAGCCAGCTTCTCTTGCGACGGCTTCCGATAATGCTCCAGCAAAATTTGGAACGAACCCGGAAGAAAATGCCTTAAGGTTTCCTCTTGGTGCGGCGAACGCTTTCCCCTTGTTTGCATTAACGTTACCTGCTACGAGGTTTAGTTTTTCTTGTATAGTTGATCTTATTCCCGCAGTGCCCGTAAGCTTGCCCCTCATACTCTTTAGGGTTGCATCACTCCCCATTCCGGAAAGCTTAGAATCTATATATTTATTACGAGAAATATGAACGCCTACTCCGCCCTTTCCTTCGTTGCCTATTAATGCATTTGTGACATCAGCATTGTTACCTAAAAATTGTTTAGGGCTATGATCCCATCTTCCACTACCAGCCATATCTTTTGACCATATAGCCGTGTTGATTGCTGCTTCAAATATTCTTCCTGCAAACTGGGGATAACCAGAAGTATCCTTTCTCACAAGCTTCATTATTTTTGACACGTTTGGAAAATCCTCTTTCCCAGAAGGCTTGAGCAATTTTTGGGATATTTGACGTACGGCTCCGCCGATAGGCTTTTTAATCATATCGTCGAATCGACTATTTTTACTGGGCTTTGATAGATCTCCCCGCTTAAGTGCTTGGGGTATATACTGTCTTATACCAGTAACGTTAACTAAGCTCTTTTTAGGCCCTACTGCCGACTCCATGTCTTTTGGTACTTTTATTCCGCCTTTTCTTAGGGCTTCGGCGGTAAAGCCCAATCTTCCCATGGCTAAATCCTTAGAGGTTATAAGTGCCACACCGCCTAGAGATGCTGATGGTAAAGTTAAACTTCCTGCAACTGGTTTTTGTTTACCTTTAGGTGCGGTGAAGTTGGGGATGAACCCCTTTGATGCTTTATATGGATCATATCCATGCATCATTTCAAATGATTGTTTGTATCTATCTCCAGCCCAGCTGTCCCTTGGGGGAAGTATAGCGTCTTGGCCAAGACCTACGTCTTTCTTTTTTTCGTTTGAGTTATATACTACTTGACCTATCCCCTTTATGTGAGTCCTTCTTATTTCTCCAGCCTCGTAACCATTCATTATAGCCCCGATCTGTTCCGCTCTTTCATCAGCCTTTTTGGCAAAATTTGGAATAAAACCCGAAGACTTTGACTTACCGCCCCTAGCAGATTTTCCTACTGATTTACCCGGTAGAGCTCCTCCCCCAGTGGTTCTCGCGGCGTTCTGAAGATTAGCAGCCATTGTCGCACTCAGTCTTGATGCCTCTGCAATTTGTTTGTTGCGCTGCCTAACTACATCGAGCATTTGTTTTTCAACGGCTAATAAACTTTCGCTACTAGTGGTTGCCTTATCTCAGGATTCTTTAATAAGATGTTTTGAATTAGCGTCTGTATACTCGCTTGCTCTTGCGCGGATTTGTTTAACCCAGTAAAAGTTTGGACGGCCTTGACCGTGAATTTTAAAAAGTTAGCACCTATTTTAGCTAAGAGCGCAGCAAGTAATAATAAACCCGGTCCAGATAAAACCTTACCTATACCAGCTAAAAGCCCTTCTCCCATTTTTGCGCCCCAGCTTTCTGGATCTTTAATAGTAAAGGCAGAAATTACGGCATTGATGGTCTTAAATATTTTTTCGATAGCAGGACCAACTGTCGTTTTCCCTACTGCCGCAGCAAACTCTGTTATGTTTGCCAAAGTTTCATTTAACATCGCGGCTAGAGTTTTATTTAACTCTTGATTTCTATCCATAGCCTCGTTAGTGGTATTTATAGAAGTTTGAAGCGCTTGGTTATAAATAGAAAATTCAGAACTTAAATCCGACATAGTAGCTTTCAAAACGTTGACTTGGAATACGCCACCAAGTAACTCAGCTGTCAATGCCTTCTGTGAGTCTGTTAAATTATCATAGGTTTTAGAAAACGACTGAAGGATTTCCATAGCGGGCTTCATCTTGCCCGCAGCATCTTGAGTAACCACGCCCAAGTCCTGCATCTGTTTTATAACCCTAGGTCTTTGTAGTCTTGTAAAGATGGTTTTAAAACTGTTACCGATTACTCTACCGCCTCTAGCCGTTTTCTGCTGCGCTGCAGTAATAGTAGCTAACAAAGAATCAAAGCTTACATTAGCAGCTTGAGCCGAGCTACCAACACGCTTAATGGCTTCAGCTAAGTCTTCAGAGCTTACAGCAAACTTAGCATCAACGTTAGCAAGCTTATTTACTATTGTTGTGCTATCTAACGCTGTCTGATTAAAGGTATTCATGGCCGCAGTAAGGGCTTCTGTTGCGGCAACAACATCCATACCAGCTAACCGAGCCAAAACCATGGCATCCTTAGTTCTCCTAAGGGTTTCCTCTACTCCAAGGCCTTGTCTAGAAAACTCAGTCGCCGATTTTGCTACTTCTTTAAATGCTTGACCAGTTTGACCAGCTATATTAAATAATTCTTTGCTAAAACCCCTAAGGTCCGTAGTGGTTAACCCCAAGATTACGTTTATATCTTTGAGTTGCTTTTCGACTTCTATAGTAGTCTTGACTAATCTAGAGAAAGCCTCTTCGACGGCATAAATTGCACCCGCTGACGCACCGAACGCCAGAACACGAGCATTTGATGCTTCTAAGGATTTGGTAAATTCATCAGCGGATGCAGTTATGCGACCTAAAGGTTGGGTGTAAGCTGAACTAAGAAGTTTTCCACTGGCAGCTAGTTTTTGTACGTTACGAAAAGACCTTTCGACCTGCTTCTCCGCCCTAGAAAGTGAAGCCCGATCTACATGTACGCCAATTCTTAAATCAGTTGGTAATTCAGCCATTTCCCCTTTTTCCTATTATAATTACACTTAATTATTTAAGCATCATGTAACTTTATAAGATCTTCCATGCTTAATTTTCCGCCCTTTTTATGAGCTTCTTGAGCTAAGCTAACTGGTCTTTGATGATTTTGATCACCAGAAAGACCCATCCTCTCCATGTCTTCTTTTGTAGCGCCTACTATGCTAGTGGCTTTTCCTTCGCCCTCTTTTTTCTGTGTCTTCGAGGTTATTTTTTCTACGTTTTTACTGGCATTAAATAAATCAATTATCCTATCGGGATCATCTAGCTCTTCAGCAGTCAAGGATCTTTCCATGTTTTGAATCATAGTTTTAAAATATCTTCCATAACTAAATAAATCAACTTGGTTAAAAGTCAATTCAACGATTGGCCTACCATAGAATGTCATTGGGTTATCGTCACTTAGGGAAAAAAAGTTCATAAAATAAGTGCATAAAGAAATTCTTTTTATGTTTTCTTCTGAAAATTTTTCAGAATCTTTCACGAAAACTTCCGTTAAAGACATAATATCTTCATCTTGTAGATAATTAAAGTCCTCTTCTTCTATTAATCTTTCGTTCAACTGCTTATCCTTAAAAGACGTAGTAACTAAATAATGTTCATTTACTTTTTTGGCGGCATAAGCTTCGGCTGTATACCCTATTAGTGCCTGTTTTTCTTCTTGAAGATTTTGAAGTTTACCTGAAGACTCTTTTATGTCTTTATTGATAGAGTCTATTTCTGCTTTCAGAAGAACTTTTGATTTTGTATCCCTTAAATTAGACACGTAAGAGCGTAGGTCTCTCATCTCTGATTCTTCTTTTTCGCTCCAATCTCCATCTTTTAATATATCTTTCTCCCTTTGTTTTAGCGTGGGAAGCCCTTCCTTAGTTGCTTTATTCATTAAGTTTTCTTTTAATTCATCTAGATCTTCAGATGAACTATAATCAGTATGCTTAAGATAGAAAAACCCAAATTTTTCGCTCCTAACCATGGAATACCCACGAAGAATTTCCATATATACTTTCCTTAATTGAGATTTTTCTAGTTTCATTTATATAAAAAAAGCCCCATTGTTTGGGGCTAGGATTTAACTATGTATTTTATTTTATTCCCCCTCTTTTTTTGTTTCTTCTTCCCTTCTCTCTACTTGTTTAACTTCTTCTGGCTCTTCTTCAGGCTCTTCTTGAGCTTCCTGAATCATTTCTTCAGCGGCCTCGTCTAGCGGAACGCCACCAGATCTTTCAAATTCTGTTACTAAGTTTTTGAAATCTTCTTCTGAGCTAGCTCTCCCTACGTACCAAAAACTTATATAATATATTAACTTTTTAGAAAGAGTTACCCAGAAATCATTTTCATCCTCTTCTAATTCGTCATATTTTTCTAATCTTTGGTCGTACGTTCCCTCTCCATAAATAGAGGTATGGCTTCCGTCCTGCTCTAAAAAATAAGATAGATGAAGAACCCACCATAAGATAGTTTTATTGCGTGCCCTGTTTTCTGCCGTATTATCAAATAAAGAAGCTTGATCTAGTTCAAATGATTGAATTTCCTCTCTAACTACAGAGGCCTTTTTGATAGCATTTGAAAAAGTTTCTTTTTCTTCTTCTGTTCTATCTGACTCAGGGATCATGGTTATTTTTTCTATATCGTTTTGAGATTCGAACATAGCTAAATAAAGCTCTGCATATCTATCCTTATCTCCTTCACTTAAAACCCCGCCATCATTAGAGAACCTCTTGGATAGCATTTGTCTAGTTAATAATCCAGCTTTAATACCTTCTGAAAGCTTTATTCCAAAAAACAGATCACCCTCATCGAATAAAGATCTAGTAGGTTTCTTAAGTATAACTGTTTTGTTAATTACCTTCTCGACCTCTTTCTTGGTGGTAATTTCTTCTCCATTTTCGCCAGTTGATTTTACTTCTTCAACTTCCTTGATCGTCTGAGGTATAGTAAATTCAAATAATTTTTTCATAATTAATCTTTTAATTTTATATCGAAGCTTGACAAGTCTTCTTCTATTTCTCTTATTGTGTCGTTGCCATAATCTAGCACCCTTTTTCTACCGCGCCTATATGCTTCTGAAGATATCTTTGTCCCTTCAGATTCCTGAAGGTCCTCTAAGATGAAAAGAAAATTTTTATAAAGATTTGTTACTTTTCTTCTAACTTGAAATTGAAGAAAATTACTATCGGGATTACCCTCCCGTTCATTATCCTTTTCCATAACCTTTTACCTTCATTGTTTTTTACACCCAAAAATAACATGAGAACAAAAAAAAAGCCCCCCAAGAAGGGAGGCTTGATTGTTAAGTTTAATAATTTAAGCAGTATTGCCCGGGGAGTTAGCAAGGTTACCCTTGTCGTAGACTCCGCTCATGAACAATCCTCTATCGGTTTGTTTAGTACCACCAATTTGAGAACTGAACGTTAACGATACGGACTTGTTACTACCGATATCGGAGGTGTACTCCTGACTGTCAATTTTGCAGTTTCTAAGCTCGTACCTAGCTACTGGCAGTGCACTCGCACCGGCCTGAGGACCTCTCAAGTCTAGCATAAGATCGTAATTGATATTCGTGTCTTCGTTAACTACGTCAGACAAATTACCACTATAAAGATCTCCAACGTTTGCGTCGATCGTACAGGTAACGGTTACCGGGAACGTGATCTCTCTAGAGAACGCATATCTGCTTCCCAACTTCTGGAGCGGATCACGAGCCAAATCGAAGCTTAAGCTGTAGCTTTGAATCTTAGCGTCATCGATCATTAATCCAGTCAAGGAGGTCATCTCGGTACCTGCCGGGCCAGCACCCTTCTTAAGGATCTTAACGGTAATATCTCCCGGACGGAGAGCGCTAAGCTGGTTACCAACAGGAATGGATCCAGTGTGATTACTGATACCACTAGGCAGAACATATTGAACCGATTGGTTCTTCGCTCCATCTACAGGATTAACAGCAGGAACAAAGTTACCACTAGTACCGATATCGAACGCCATGTTTAGACCTTCGACACTACAAGAAGCCGTTGGGAAATCACCC